ACATCCTCCTTTAATTTTACGGAGTAAAATCCAAGTCCCTTTGGACGAGGGGAGGATTTTTCTCCTTTTAATTTTACGGTGTAATAAAAAAGCGTTCACGAAAGAATACACCCGCGGTGGTGTACCCCTTCATGAACGCTTTGTTCACTCTGTTTGTGATGATAACATGATACAGTGGTGAAGTCAAGGAAAATCCATGTTTCTGCCATTTTTTCATCGTTATTTGTGTATGCTATTATCATATCTTATAACTACAATATCCTATATTTTTCTATATCTTTATGATGTTTTGGTGTAAATTTGGTGTAAATCATTAATTTTTTGTGTTTCCTTTTCAAGCCTATTTCGATCAACATGATTATACACTTCCATAGTTGTGTTAATATCAGAATGTCCCATTAGATACTGCATTGTTTTTAAATCTGTTCCTGCCTCTGCTAATCTTGTACAATATGTGTGTCTTAATATATGAGGACTAATTGCAGGTAATTGAATGTCTCTCTTATCATTATATTCTCTAATAAGTTTTCTAAACACTCGTCTTATAACAGCATGTCTGACTACTTTCCCGGTTCTATAAGAAAGAAAAACAAAGTTGCTGTATCCATCCAAACTAAAGTCAGGGATTTTTTTACATGATAGCCAATTCTTTTTTTGTTCGATAATGGCTTTATAAGCAAAATCATTCATAGGGATAATTCTTGATCCGTTTGATGTTTTTGTATTGTCCTCGCAATATTGCACAAGTTTTCCATTAAGATTTCTACACAACATTTGATGATTAATATTGATGTTTTTTTCTTCCATATTAATATCATCCCACGTTAAACCAAGAGCTTCACTTATTCTTATACCACTATAAAGCATTAAACATGCGAGAGGTTTATAAAACTTTGCTTCTGTACAAATATCAAATCTTGCCAAAAACTCATTCTCTTCTTCATAGCTCATTGCATATTTTACTTCCTTTTCAACAGTATAGTCTTTAAGACATCCATTCGCTGGATTTTTCATTATACAGTCTGAGTCAACTGCCAATTGTAGCGAAGGTCTTATGATTTTTTGTAAAATAGCTATAGTACTATTAGCCATATTGTCGTCATGACATTCTTTGTAAAATTTAATAATATGAGCTTTTTTAATTTCTTTTAGCTTCATTCTACCAAGAAAGCTGTTTTTGATACTGTGGTTATAATAATAAGTATAATTTGAATAAGTTGATTTTGATATATTTGCTTTTGTTTGCAAATATATTTCAATTTGTTGATTTAATGTTATGTCTGTTCTTAATACACCATTTGATATTTCTGAAAGTAATTGTTGTTCCTGTTTTCTTAAATCATTTAATGATTTAGCATAGATACACTGTCTTTTCTTTCCTATATCAGTCCATCTATACATATATGTGCCATCTTTTCTTTGGCTTTCTCCTTTCTTAAGCACTCTACCTTTGTTATCTTTTCTGTTCGACATATAATCTTCATCTCGCTTTCTGTTTTTATGACAGAAAACCCTTTATATGACACTTCTTTTATATCATATAAAGGGTATAAATTCAATGATTACAATACTTTTATATTGTTTATATAATCTTCAAATTTCTTTCTGTTTATTAGTTTGTGTGTTCCTTTGTATATTACAAAATCACATGTATCAAAATTTGTCATTTCTGTAATTTTATCTCTGCCAATATTTGAATATGCAGATGTTTCCTCTATCGTTAGAAGGAGTTTCTGCCAAATAGGAACTTCTATTTTTTCTTTCATATTAGTTTACTCCTGTGCTTCCAATACCGCCACGATCAATATTGTCTAAATGCTCTGTTTCCACAAACTGAATCTCTGGCTGAATTTTTTCAATCCTGAACTGACAGATTCTATCATTCTTATTGATTGTAGTATCTTCCATAGCAATTACAGGCATCATCCAAACATCATTATCCCCACAATAACTATGGTCAACAACACCCATATGATTTGTCTGAATCACTTTAAAATTTTTATATGTACTACTTCTCGGTACGATATGTGCTTCATAACCGTCTGGCAATTCCATTCCAACACCTAAATTAACCAAATGAAACTCACCTTTCTTCAGATGAATTGTTTCGGCACTTCTGAGATCAATCCAGTCACCTTTGCTGATTTTCTCAATTCTATCAATTTCGTTATCAAAATATTTAATCTTAATTGTTTCCATTTTCTTTATTCTCCTTTGATTCTATTCTTTTTTTGTAATTCAATGATGCGATAATATAAATCTGTCAATAGCGAACACATAACAGTCATTGTTAAAAACATTCCTATTACTATTCCTGAAATAAGTGTAAAGAGTATAAACAAGTCATTAGCCATCTGCTCCACCGCCTTTTACGATCTCGATTATATCAGTCAGCATTCCACCACATATACTACTGCGGAAGGTTGCATGATGATTGCTTGGTTTTGTTATCTGATTCTAAAATTTAAAGGTTAGGCGAACCGAAGAAATTTTCACTATATTTTTAATAGGAACATATTTATTTAATAACACTTTTTCTATGACATCTATTCCATATTCCTATAAGTTTAGGTATCCAATCGAACTCTTCTTCTTTTATTGTTCTAACGCAATCACATTCTATATAATATTTATTTTTGTTTGATTCTATAATTTCGCCTTTTCCACACATATAACACTTGCAAATATTTTTGTTATATTCTTTTATTTTTTCTCTTTTTCTTTCTCTTTCTCTGTATTTACATATTGGGCATCCGTCATCTCTATAATTTTCTACATATTGTATTGGAGAATTACATCCATAATGACCTAAATTCCATGAATCATATCCATATACGGGGGTTAAATCATATACAGTACCGCATACCCTACACTTTCTTTGTTCTTCCATTGTTTTCCTCTCTATATATTATTTATCTTTAATCACAATATAAAACTACTTTGTTTTGAGTGAGAGATTGTTTCACGTCAATTACTCGTTGATTTTTTGAACCCCTCCACTTCAATGTAAGGTCTTTTAAATTGTCTACATACTCTCCATCAATACAGATATCTATATTAGAAATAATTTCATTTCTTCGATTCCAATTTAAAAACTCTTTTTCTTTTCCTACACCTGATGGCATTCTACTATATACAAGTTGTTCCCATGTATACCCCGTATATAACCATATTGTTTTCTCAGGAAAAGAAATACGGATTTCTTTGACTAATTTGAGGACTTCATCAAGGTTATTTTCGTATAGTGGATCTCCACCAGTCAGAGTCAACCCCGATATATAGTCTTTAGACAATTCGTCAAATATCTCTTGTTTTGCTGATTTATCAAATGGAATGCCACTGTCAGGATTCCAAGTTTGAGGATTTTGACAATTATAACAATGGTGAGAACAGCCTGAGAGCCATAAAACGACTCTCAAACCGTCACCATTACAAACATCCTCATGTGTTATTTGTAAATAGTTCATATACACCTCTATTTAAAAGTTTTGTGCGAAACTCTCATCTCTACCTCTTGTTGTTTCCCCTTATTGAATGCACTCTTGTAATCACCTGTAAGATAACCAGTCACTCTACGGAGTCGTCTAATCTCTTTACATCCACACATAGGACATTCATCGGCAATATCATCTGTATATCCACAATTGGTACACATGTCATTTGGAACATTTATTGCAAAATAAGGTACGTCTTTATCCATTGCATAATTTACGATTGTTTCAAGTGCATCAATATTATTTTTTACGCTACCATTAAGTTCTGTATAAGTAATACATCCTGCACGACTATATCCTGTAAGTTGAGATTCAATATCAATTTTTTGCGTTGGTGTAATTTCAACCCACACAGGAACATGGACACTATTAGTAAAGAAATCTTTGTCGGAAACATTAGGAATTACACCATATTTATCCTTGAACTTTTGCATTGAGGTGTAACATAAATTCTCAGCAGGACTAAAATATGTTCCAAAATTAAGCTTATATTCATTTTTGAACTCAGCACATCTATCGTAAAATAACTTTTCAATTCTTTTAGCGAGTTCCATACCTCTGTTTGTTGTGTGGTCACATCCAATAAGAATCTGAAGTGTTTCTGCTAATCCAATCTGCCCAACACCTAAAGTTCCATGTTTTAATGCAGATATAATACCTTCTTCTGGAATATAACCTTCCATAACACCATTTTCATACATGAATTTTGCTGAATCTGGCGACTGAGAACAAATCCACTCGAATCTTTCAAGTAACATATCTTTTGCTTCGTGGATTTTTTTATCAAGAATATTCATAAATTCTTCTACAATATTAGAAGTTCCATACATTTCTTGTTCTTGTGCAGCATTACTTTCAGCTTCCATTGCTAAAGTAGGCATAATAATTGTCACAGGACAGATATTACCTCTTCCATCTTTCAACTGACCGAACCCATTAATATCCCATGTGTTAGCTGTGCGGCAGCCCATTGTGCTAAAATATGTCTTCGGATCGTTTTTATCATATCCATCATTACCAGACCAATCCACATTAGCATAGTTTGGATATAATCTCTGGGCAGTTGAGCGCAATGCTAATCTGAACAAATCATAGTTTGGATCTCCTGGTTTTCTATTTACACCTTTCATACATTGGAAAATACCACATGGGAAAATTGATGTCTTATGTAACTTACCGATACCTTTAATAGAAACATCAAGTAATGCTTTAGTTACCATACGACCTTCTGGTTCTGTACATGTTCCATAATTGATTGAAGTAAATGGGAGTTGATTACCTGAACGGCTCTGAAGAGTATTAAGATTATGATAAAGACCTTCTACTGCTTGATATACTTCTTTTTCTGTCATATCCATAGCATATTGATAAGCCTTTGGTGCAGCATCTGTGTATTCGTTAATTGGTGTAGTATCATTCATTCTTTCTGTAAATTCTTTATATAAAGGATTTAAAGATTCGTTTATGTATTTTAATCCGTTTTTGTAATGTTTATAAAAACTTTTTCTTACATATGGAATCATTGTCCAATCAAGATGAGTTGCTGAGACTCCCGTCTCGTCCTATATTTCTATAGGGACTGACTATATCTTAACAAGAATAATTCTTGCAAAACCCATTTCAAACTGTGTATCAATAACAGTCTTACTCTCCCGATTCGGAGATAGTCGATACAGGTTTATAATTATTAATATCAATAACTTTTCCATTTAAAATCCATTGTTTTTTATTTTTCTTATAAAATGGCAAATATGAATATGTCCTATCCAATACTTGTCTAAAACTAACTTTTGAATTTGATTTATTACCATATTTATCATATGTTTCCTGTAATGTATGATTAACATAATACTTTCTAAATATTATTACTTCATCATCTGAATATAGTGCATTTCCATTTTTACATCCAGGATTAGATTTTTGCATATTATGTTTAGTAATATTTTCTTTAGAATAAACCCAATCCATAATTCCTTGCCATGATTGTCCATCCCATACTTTTTGAAATCCTGAATAAGACATTTTATCAGAATACATTTTCCAACAATCGGATAAACTTAATTCTCCCATAGCATATATTTCTCGAATCTGAGTTACATCTTCAATGGTCAATTTTGCACTAGGATTCCCGTCATATTGATTTGATTCGCCGCCATAAGTTAAGTTATAACCAATATTAGGATTCGTAGAGTTGAATTTACGAATATATTCTCTTTCAAGTTTTCCCAGTTCTTTAAAATCATTTGTTTCATCAATGGCTTCTATTTTAAAATTTTCAATACCATATTTTCTCATTGACTTGTACAAATGTTTCGTATTATTTATATTTTTACTCTCTGTTACATGTCTTGACCATCTGTATTCTAAAGAACAAGTTGTTAGTCCAATATATATTTTATTATTGATTTTATTTGTTATTTTATAAATTATCATTAGCCCTCCATGGCTATTGATACTAATAATTATTTTCCCACGGGATTACCATGCTCATATAAGTTTAGGCTTCCCCGTTAGCACATATAACATTTGTTTGGTATATATGTACCCTATTGATTAATAGAAAAGGTTTAACAGGCAGATAATCTACCAAACTGCTGTAAAGACTGTAGCTGAAATATAACAGCCACCAACTGAAATGCGGTACTTACTGATTGAGCAGGTCTTACATCCGTTTGTCTTGTATTAAATCCATTGGCAAGTAATTTATCAAATGGAATACTTAGACAGTTATGCATTCCAACGGCATATGAGTTAAGATCATGTATGTATATCTCATTGTTCAAATGATTATTTCTTGACATTTCTGACATGCAATTATCTAATGCATACTGTTTTAGCACAGTATCACTTGCCTCCCCAACTCTACCTCCAAATGATTTTTCATCAATATTGGCATTTTGATTTTGAACGTTTGATGCTGTAAGTTTTTCTTTGATAGACTTCATAAGATTAGTATTCTGTTCACGCACTCTCGTTCTGTCATTTCTGTAAATCACAAATGCTCTAGCAACATCTTTGCGCTTGCCATCCATAAGCATCGTTTCAATAATGTCCTGAATATCTTCAACATTCATAGACTTCTTATTTAATGATTCAATGTGATTTGTAATTACTGTAGCCTTTCTTTTTGCTTCTGGTGTAATTTCACCATCTACCTCATCGAAAGCAGCAAGAACCGCTTTTATAATTTTGTTACGGTCAAAATCAACTTTTCGACCATCTCTTTTAATTACTTTTGTCAATATGTATATCCTCCTATCTGTTTCTCATAATTCCATCCAAATTATAGTGGCTTAGAAATTCATCTAATTCGTCAGAAGTCTCAGGATTACCAGCTAAGAACTCTTCTACATCTTTGTCAATGGTTGGATTATTGTTCCATACTGTCACAATGTCACTCAACACATCGTACATACTTCTGAATTCATCATCGTTATCTGGATTTCTTGTAGCAACGCCCAATGTATTGATATACTCTTCTGCTTTTAATAAATCATTTGTCATTGTTGTTTTGACTTCATATTCTGCTTTACTAATATTCATTTTTATTTCTCCTTTAATGTAATTTAATCGGCATATCAATCCCAATCATATTTATGAATATTTTCATAAGTCTCATTACTGCCAATTTCTTTTAGAAATTTGTCAAATTGTTTCTCAGACATGTTATCATCAGGTAAAAATCCGTCATATACCATTTTAATATCTTCAGCATGTTCTAAGCTACTCAGAGCTTCTTTTCTTGCTTTCTTTAGAGCCATATGAATATATTGTTCTTTTGTAATATTCCATTTTATAGGTACATCATACATACCATCGTAGAAACAATACAATCCATTAGGTTGCTTTACTAACATTTATTTTACCTCCACTTGAAATCAACCTTTCGTATCATCCTCTTTATTTTTGTTATAATTTTGTTTCCCTTTGTTAATTTCTCGAATTATATCTTTAATACCATCACACAGCATTCTAATTGGAATCCAACCAACAAATAGAAATATTAAAATTGTCACACATGTGATTTCATATGTACTCAATTATTTTTACGCTCCTTATTGTATTTTATATATTCATCAAATCCACTGTTCTCATTACAAAAATATTCAAAGTTTGTCCAACTTTGTAACTTATCAGGTTTGGCTCTACTTCGATAACAACTACCTCTCATTGGGCAATTTTCGCTACTACACATTGTAATATCTGGCATATGATTTCCTCACATATTTTTAATTTTTACCTTTAATTTTTCAAATTCTTTATAATCATCAGATTCATATTTAGTATAATCTTTTACAATCATGTGTGTTTGTTCATTACAGATTAATCCAATAAGTAATTCTCTTTCACGGTTCGAGAAAAAATGCATTTCAAAATTTAATGTTTTGCAATTATTCATAATTTACCTCACAATATTTCCACCTAATTTATCTTCATTACACACTAAAGTTTTATGCAAAACACCATCATCAATATTGGCGTGTGTTTTGACTGATTTAGTATGACTAATACTATATTCTCTGTCTCCAACGGTTACAGTTAGGAATTCATCTTGTTTTGATAACAATTCTCTTGCTAACTGATGTGTTGTTGTAATTCCACTAAAATTAATTTCATTCACCCTCTTTCTATCTCATGTAAAAATCCTTTATGTATTCGCACATATCCATTACGCACGATTCAACTCTTGTAAAACAACATTTTAACCATGGATGGATTAAGTTATAATCCCCTCGTTCATCATAAGCAATCACAGGAATATTATTTTTCCACGCTTCATATACTTCAATCACTGATCCAATACTTGTATTTAATCCATTTGTATTTACAATAACAATGTCACTGCCACGAACTAAGTTTAGATCAAATTTCATAACCTCCTGTTCGTTTTGGTGTCTTGGTTCTTCAAAATTAAAATAATCACATGGAGAAATAACATTAGTTTTATAATTTGCCATATCTGAATATTTGTCCAATTCTGCTGCTACAAATTTTCTCCATGTTGTTTGTTCTTCTATACTTAATCCTGTCATTTTACCAGCTAAATAAATTGTTAAGCCATTATTTTTCATTTGTACGCCTTTCTATAATGAAACAATACGCTATTTACCACGTCATCAATATTCTCATCAAAGTTGTTATAAACAATCCTGTTAGCAAGACTTTCTGCATCTTTAAAATCTGATATATCAGTTTTGATACGTCTTTCAGCCTCTTCCTTTTTATCTCCACGAGCATCTAATCTCTTATTGATAGTTGAAATATTTGAATATAAATAAATAACAGTTACATCATATCCTAGTTTTTGAATATCTCTGATACCATCAGGTGTAAGAATAATTACAGAGTTTTCGTCTGCTTTTTCATAATCTTCTTTTGCTGATCCATAATACCAAATACCGTCAGCAGTGGTATATTTCTTCCATTCTGCAAAAAAACTACTTTCGATTTTCTGCAAAAAATCTTCTTCTGAAATATAATGATATGTAACATTAGGAATTTCGCATTTACGAATTGGTCTTGTAGTATAAGTTACGACACTATTAAATCCATGATTTTTTACAAGTTTGTCCCTAACTAATGTTTTGCCAGATGCAGTTCTTCCCATTAAAATAAGCATTACAAGTTCCACCTTTCATCTAAAATCTGTACAATATGTCCATCTTCAATGACAGCCGTTTTACTTTCCGTAAAATCTCCGTTTAAGAAGTCACTAATTCTAATATTGTCTAAGTCAATAACCTGCGAATAATTCATGTTTATTCCTCCACAATTTTATATTTGCTGCAAATTTCGTTGAACCTTTTAATATAATCCTCATTATCGGTATTAATTACTACCGTTACAGGATGAATAGAAATCGTGACTAATCCAAGATAAGATTTTGCATCAACAATTTGTCTTCCATATTTTGCATCTACATCACACGGAATATTTGATGATATATCTATGACAAAATTATTTAAGTCTGTAAGACTGTCTAAATTTAATACATATTCTTTATTCATATTTTTTAAAATCCCTCCACTTTATCATAAATTATTATTTCTGTTATCATACTTTCCCAATCTTCACATGTGGTTGAGATATCACCTGTGTATTTAACTGTTTTGCTTAAACTTGGTATATCGACAACAAATTCTGCCAATGATCCATCACTGGTTAAAATATTATTGGTGTCAGTATGAATATCTGCTTTACAATCTGCCAATATACATGGAATTACAGCACCGTCTTCAAGGACTAAATCAATATACTGACCAATTTGTGTAGTATATGCACTACCAACTGCAACACAAAAACGCCCATTAACTTGTCTAATTCCATACATTCCTGTATATGCAATTTGTTGAAGTCTATATTGGTCACTAGATTTACTTGTAATACACTTATAAGACATATAACTCTTAATTTTGTTATATGGAGTTTTGTGTGTATACGATACACCCTCTATTTCTGAAACCAACTCTTTCCATATAAAATACGTTTGATTATTAATAATTACATAATTCCATTTGTCGTTATAATCTTTAACGATTATTTTTTCATTAAACGATAATGTCATAACTATCTCAGAATTTATATCTGGCTGTGATCTCACATTAGATGATGTCCTTATCCATCCAAATTTAAAATCCGATATGTCATTTAGTAAAATATCATCAATTTGTTTTGTTGCGCCTGCTGTTAAATTTAATTCACTACTCTCTTGTCCCCAAATGGGGACGACAGGGAATGATACAGCAAATAAACATACTAAAATTGCTATACGTTTTTTCATTATCTCTCCTTGTTCTGTTGTATAATGGATTTTGGTTTGATTTGTTACATAGATATATTCTCTGTTTGAAATAAGAATTTTGATTAATTGAGCATTGCTAAAAATTGGTCTTCTGAGATAATGGGAACGTTCAAAGATTTTGCTTTTTGATTCTTAGATGATGTTGAGTTGATATCGTTATTAATAAGATAAGATGTTTTAGATGAAACAGATCCAGCCACCTTTCCACCATGAGCGATGATATCTGCTTTGAGTTCATCACGATTTGCATAGTGATTTACACTTCCCGTTATAACAAATGTTTTATTATCTAAACTTTTTATTAATTCAGACATAGTCGATTTTGGTGTATCGAATGTAAATTCTTTTGAAAGTTCCCAAATTTCTGAACAATGTTTGTTAAAATAATCGTCCATTGAATTGATAAGAACATCACCAACACCAGGAATATATTCAAAATATTTAGCACCTGTTAATGTCATTACTCTAATGAATTCGCAAAATTCATAATTAACCGCTTCAGCTATTATTTTGCTTGCCGATTTTCCCAACAACGGAATTGATAAGCTATAAAGAAAATGCTCAAGATTTGTGTTACGAGATTTTTCAATAGATGAAAGAAGTTTTTCAACAGACTTCTTACCAAACCCATCCAAGGTTTTCATCTCATTTTTGTGGTCTGATAAGTGGTAAATATCTTGAATTGAATTTAACCAACCAAGATTGATGAATTTTTCAATAGTTGATTCTGACAAATTCTCGATGTCCAATGTATTTCGGCTTGCTGCGTGAACCAACTTACCTAAAAGCTTACCCTTACAGTTTGGATTTTCGCACATAAGAACTTCTGAATCATTCTCTTTAACAATTCTTGTAGGTTTACCACAAATAGGGCATTTATCAAGAATTTTACAAGTATTACTTTTTGTTAAGTTTTCTCGAATTTGAGGAATGATTTGATTTGCTTTTATTACAGCAATCTCATCACCGATTCCAAGTTGCAATTTTTTCAAAATTGATACATTGTGAACGGATGCCCTACTCACAATTGTCCCATCTATTTCTACTGAATCGAATATAGCAGTAGGTGTTAAAATTCCTGTCTTTCCCATTGTCCACTCGACATGTCTTAATGTTGTAATTGTTTCTTCATCATAAAATTTAAAAGCCAGTGAATGTCTTGGATGATGCCCTGTTATACCTAATGATTTGCCGTATTCTACATCATTATAAGAAATAACCAATCCGTCAATCGGATACGATTTTTCTTCAGCAATAGCTTTTAATCGTTCAATTTTTTCTCCAATATCATCTGACGAGCTATTGTATGTAACATATGGGACTACCTCAAATCCAAGCTTTTCCGCAATTCCGAATCCTTCGGTATATGTTGATACACCAAATGGAATCTTCCATGCAACAAAATGAATGTGCCTATCTCTTGCAATTTTACTATCAAACTGTCTTACTGAACCAGAAGCATAACTTCTTGGATTTGCGAAAGAATTATTTCTTATGTAATCTGTGTATTCTTTTCCAGTTAAACCTAACTCTTCCGCTTCACGCTTTGCTTTCTCAACAAGAGGATCATTGATTGCTTTAAAGTCTCTGACTGTTACAATGGCTTCGCCTTCAACTTCAAAAGGCGTATCAATGTGTATTTGTGTTGGAAAATTTTCAAACACTCTCGCATTGTGTGTTATGACTTCTCCTATTTCGCCATTTCCTCTTGTTTCACTTTGTTTTAATGAATTGTATTCATACGTGTTTAAAACCGTTAATCCATCCATCTTCAACGAAAGAACGCAATCTCTACCATTAGAGAACTTCACTAAATCATCTGTAGATTTAGTTTTATCGAGTGATAACATCGGATGAGAATGAGTAATTTCTTCTAATTTAGACACTACATTGCATCCGACATTCTGAGTAGGACTATTTGCTAACACAATCCCTGTAATTCGTTCCCATTCTTTCAATTCATCAAATTTACAATCAAATTCATAATCACTCATAATTGGACTGTTTTTATTATAATAAGCGTCAGATGCTTTATTAAGCAGCTTCACTCTTTCTGCAATATCGCTTTTGTTCATTCAATCCCTCCTAATTATCTTTAATAAATACTGTAATTTTACACTGTCCTCGTCCTATATCTTCCATATATGTAAAGAATCCTTGGTTATTCAGATTCTTTTCTTCATCAAAAGCCTCTTCCATCGGAAGCTCTGTCGAATAACTATAAAGCAGAGGAAAGCCTTGTTTCATTTCTTCTTCTGATAATAAAAACTGCATAATTTAGTCCTTTCTCATGTAATAATTTTTAATCTTACATTTACTTTCTTTTTGATTTTCTGCCACACGACTTGCTTTCTGTACAATATCCAACTTCATCACATTTTGCATGGAAAAGATTATCTACAATCCATTTCCATTCATCTGAATATTCTCTTAATGCATTGCAAATGTCTTTGAATAACTCTCTATACTCCCAATAAGCACGACTGCACATTCTAACTCTACTCATTTCAATAAGACTTCTGAGATTACGTTTATCTACCATTTTTGTACAATAAGCTAATGGGAGTAACATTGTTGCATCTTCGACTGGTACTCCGTTATTAATGAGATGCTGAATATTAGTATTGATATAGCTCATAACACTATGCCATGTTGCAGCAACATCTTCATCGTTACTAATTGATTGTGGTGTTACATAATCAAATCCGTTTCCTTTAGAATAATCAATATACCTTGTACTTGCCTGCAATCTGCTTGCTCCAACAATATGAGTGTAATATTCTCGGATTGTTTTTGCCGAATATCCATTTATAATCATTTCAACATTTGGATATTCCATTACTCTTCCATGACCTGATTTGATACAATCAAGACCACGCTTATAATTTTTTTCATCATCTGTAATATTTGCATTCCAACAACATCCTGCCCTTCGTCCCATTAGCGTTATTGGATTCTTTGTTGTTTCTGGTAAAATTGTGATTGTCCCCATTTTGTCCTCCTATATTTTTATTCAAATTATTTTCTATAATATTTTGTGATTTCTTTAATAATTTTTACATTATTTAACAAAGGTTCTCTGTCGGCACCTTCAATGAACAATTCATCTCCCGTTACTAAATAAACGTTTTTATCACTTTCCAATAATAAAACAAAATAATCCGCTATTGCATTTTTATTGGGGTTTTCTGGGAGTATAGGATAATACAATCCATTAGACTCAACTGCTCTCCATACAGACACTCCTCCTTCCTCTCTAATAATCGCATCTCCTTTGTGTACTTTACTCGATTCATCATTTGGTATTTCTCCAAACCTTATATATAAAGGAATACTCGCCTGTTTCATTTAGTCCTCCTAATGTATTTTCATATGAAAAATCATTCTGTTATATTGTTCCAATATATTGTTTTCCTGCTCCTTTACAAGAAACACAAATATTATTTTCTTCTTTAATTCCGCAATCGAAAATTCCACTACCATTACATTCCAAACATTTTATTTGAAGTATAAAATTATTTTTATTGTAGATTGTTGTTTGATAATTGTATTTCTGTAACAACCACAATAAATATTAATATTTTTATCTTTTATATTATCCAAATTTTATAATACCGCCCTGATCGTTCTTAAAAAACTCCGAAACCATTTCTAATTGATAGTTTCATTTCTATATTTCTCTAATGAATTATCTCTATGCACTGTATAGGGATCTCTACGTCTGAGTCAATAGTCACATATAACTGTTTATCTTGACTTGTCCATATATACGAAACTATTTGTATCGTTCTCACGTATTTTTGAGCTAATATTTTACTTTCTTCTGTGTCAAATCCAGAATTACAGAGTTCTTCAAATAAATTATCTTTTATAACTGCTTTATCTCCTGCCTTCATACCTATACATCCTTTTTATGACTATGTTAAAATTTCACGAACAACATTACATGAACGATATATGACTTTATGCGTTTCTTTATTATAAATAACACACATTTTTGTGTTTCCTTCTATATATTTATCAACTATTAATCCTTCTCCAATTTCAAATCCAGGCATACAAGAATTAATATCGTATGTATACATAGATCCAACTTTGATTTCATCATATTTCATTTTATTAAATCCTTTCGTTATTTTCTAAAAATCTAATTAAATATCTTTTGTCATTTTCTTATAATTTCTGCATTTTTAAACATTGGGATATAAACGCTTTCATCATTATCCCAATCTGGAATATCAACATAATCTACAAATTCTAATGTTGGTTCAAAATGCTTTTCTATGGTTTCTTTAAATCCAACTGCATTTTTATTCCAACTCATGATAGAATCTAAATTATGCAATGAAAACCACAATGGTTGTATATATTTCTTCAGTAACGGAAGTTCATCTTCTTCTGGGAATCGACCTTCTCCAATAAATATTTCATATAACATATCTGCAAGTAATGATAATGAGTACCAAAAATCATTATCGTGTATTGTCACTCGCAAATATTTTGTTGCGCATTCTTTCAATTTTTACCTCCAATTCAAAAAGAAAGTTTAGATTCCTGTGAATTTTTATTTATTATTTTCTACTAATTCTTTAACGTATTTACAACTATCATCGTATGTAATATTAATTCCTTTCTTCATAAAAACTTTCAAGTCATTTACTCTATAATCAGCTATACGATACCAACCACTATCAGGGTTGAATCCATCACTAAAAATATGTTTTGTATTGAATCTACCTTCACAGTTATATAGTCCTTCCATACATCCATGACCATATACATTGATATCAATTAAATTATCTTCTCTTTCTTTACACATATATCTTATTCCCATATATCTATCTCTTCCTTTCACATGAAATAATAGTCTAATCTTCTTCGTTATCATCACCGTCATTGCTCGTACTAATATCAACACTAGCTTTAATACAAGCAGGAAACAATAACGCCCAGAGACACCAAATAGATCCTGTATATTTAATTGCAAAAATTACAGCTATTGCTGTTGCAATCCATGCAGATACATAAGCAATTGTCATTGCGATATTTTTCATTAATATATTCTCCCTTCATCTTCTAAAGAATCTGTCATTTAATTATCCTTTTTTACTCTTTAACTTATTGAATATTTTCGAAAGATATTTCTTCTGCCATTTTGAAAAATTAACATTGTACATTTTTTCAAATAGTTCTATGCCATCTCTTTCAAACATTCTTTGATAAGACCATAATTTATCTTTTGCGTTTACGTTCTTGTTATCTTTAAAATCATCACGCATTACTACTCCGTCTTTACGAATAATTTTTATTCTTGAATTTGGACAACTCATACAATCGTCTACATAACATAATCCAAACGAATCATATTCTGTACATTTTTTCTGGTCACAAATTTTTATAATTAACTTATATTCTGTAACTGCTCTATCGTCCATCATATACAACCTCCAAATCTGCCATAAGAAACTGTCGTTTCTCGCTTTATTATTTTAATAATTTGATTTATTAATAAAACCCTTTTTCTGAGCACATGATAAACAATAGTTATATCTTCCATATATAGTGCCACCACATTTCCTACATTTGTGAGGTCTTTCTATTGCTTTCCCAAATGGTTGCCCAAGTTCAAAATAACATCTCTTACAATATGTATAATGGTCTTGGCAATATTCACCACATCTCTGACAATATGCCATATAATTCATCTCCTTTTCGAAATCAGTCAATTCAACTTTTACAAAACTTCATCTACAATTCCATACTTAACTGCCTCATCGGAATGAATATAAAAATCTATCCTCTTTTCACGAATTTCCTTAATATCATCTTTTGTGAGATTGGTTCTGTCGATTACATACTCTTCAATCTTTGTGTTTTGATTACCCACCTCTTTTCTATCTTCTTCAACGTCCTGAAGTTTTCCTGATAACCTACAATGCATCTGATGATACATAAATGTTGAATGCTTATAACAATATCTCTTATGACCTGCTAAGAAAATCTTAAAAGCTGCACTCATTGCATATCCTGTACAATATGTATATATTGGAGTTTTGCTATTGAGAATAATATCAATTAATCCCCACATATCATAAACAGATCCACCATACGAGTTGATGTATAGTTTAATTGGTTCACGCTTATAATCTTTCTCTTTTTCATCTTTCTCATCGTCTTCTCGAATCTGTTGTAAAATGCTCCATGTTAATTTACCAATAGATTCGTTGTCTACATTATCAGATAAAAACAATGTCTTTTTGTCTGTATTTGCATATGAATTGTCTTTCGAACTCATAAATCCTCCTGTTTTGTTATTTTTATTGTTCCAATGCACAACATGTAGTATGTTTTTATGTTATATATACGCTATATATTGTGCGCAAATGAAATCCGTCTTTCCTTGGTTTTTTGAGTCTCTGAAACGCCCTATTTATGGGCATTCCAGAAATCCTCTATTGTATTATTCTCTCTATCTAAGATAATTCTTTAAGAAATATTCAAAATACTCCCTAATAAATAATCCTGAGTATTGATTGTTTGGCATGAACATAACTGGAATATTATATTTGAACCAAAAGCTGTGTATTGATGCAATGAATGATTTCCGATTATACTTTGTATCATAATTTCCTGTTGCAATATCTTCATAAGAAGCGTTTTCAATCAACAGAACTTTAGTTTTTGGTGCAAGACATAATTCTTTTTCAAATCTTTCACGCTCTTTTGTCAGATTATTACTTATCTCTTCAAGACTAGCTTTTCTCTCAATGACACATGTTGTATTAAAATACAAATCACGAGGTATGGATAACTTCTCATTTGCAGGAATCATGAACGAATAATCTCCATAACCGAGTGCTTTCTTTTTATATGAAATTCCTTTTCGATCAAAGTAATCTGTAATGTGGGAATTGACTTTCTCCCTTGTGTCAATAAGGATTGTAATGGAAGATATTAACTCTTCCATTTCATTATCTGTATACTTATATTTGTTAAAAATCGTCTTCGTCCTCCTCAATATCATTTTTTATTACAAATTTGCTTAACCAAAATTCAAATTTATCAGGTACTTCTTTATAAATTTTCTTACCTGTAACTGGATTTATTTCACCAGTTGGCTCTTTTTTATTCTTCTTTTCAAGAGAAATAATATATAGAATTGCTCCTAGATCAAATGGATTTCGATTATACTGACTTGTCCACATTTTTACTTCTCGTGTTTTACCACTATAGATTTCAAAAAGATGAACATTTACAATAGATTTTTTAATATCAAGTTCAGAAACATAATATAGACGTTTACTTACTTTTGAATCCGAGTCACTGACAATACCAAGAACTTCTCTCTGATTATCAAGCCTTTCCTTTAAAGTTAATTCTCTATAAGGAATATTAGAAATCAATTCCTTAATAATTTGTTCTGAGTCAAGTTTATTAAATTGTTTGGATGTCTCATTTCCATGTTTCTCAAGTATATCAAATGGAATATTATTCTTTTCAGCTTTATCTTTAGAAATCTGTTTCGCACCATTCAACAAATCATATAATCTTGTAATCTCAAGTAAAGTATTTACATCACCATATTTCTTAAAATAATTGATTCTAATAAGTTTATTAACAATGGTCTTATTAATTGAATTTGAAAATAGTGCAGTTAATACATCGGTAAATGTTTTATACTCCGATTGCCCTAATTCATAAAGAGCATCAACAACCCCCTCACCAAAGCCTTTTACACTTGACAAATTTGGATATATTAATTTATTCTCTTCATTAATCGTCACTTTTCTGTTATCTGCACCAAATTCATAATCACCTAATTTATATCCCCAAAATTTAATTGCTTCTTTAACAAGAGCATCTATCTTATCCTTTTTATTCTTTTCCTGATAATGATTGATTGCTACTTCATAAAATGTTTTAGTATGATGTGCTTTAAACCATGCTTGATAGGCAGAATCTCCACCCATTGAATAGGCATGTGGAGAATTAAATGCGTATGATCCAGAAGACTCTATTACATTCCAAACATTATTAAAATTATCTGTCTTGCCGATTTCTGCTTTCCAACCTTCTATTAATCGTTCCTGTAATTCTTTTAACATTTCAGGATGTAATTTATATTTCTTTTTTGAAATATTTTTAATAACTCCATATGTTTCAGCCATTTTCAATTCCAAGAATGACAATACTTTCATAATAGATTCCTGATAAATCATGAAATGTGCAGTATCAGATAATAAATCATCAATTTTTTTCTCGCCTGTAGTATATGGCTCACGATTCAAGAATGTGCTAAGTAATGACGCAAAACCTGGTCGAATTGCTGCAATGAAACTACTTAACTCTGCTAGATTTTGCGGTTTATACTTCTTCACTCGATTAGTGGTCGCTTCTTTCTCACACTGATTAACACAACATGTAATACCATTTGCATAAATATCCCATGTTTTTTTATCACCATCAATCATATGTCTTAGTTCATCAAATGTCGGAACTTCCATGCCAATACTATGAAAAAATTTATATGTAAGATAAACACTATCTACAATAAGAAAATCCTCTTTTACATATCCGAATTCATCAAGATAACCACCTTCAATAGCTGCACATACTGTTCTTTTGCCAGTTGATTCAGAAACAGCACTTATTAATCCTACTTCTCTACGAATATCGCCATCAAAGATAAAATGACCACAAGCATGTACTTTCAAATTGATTGTGATCCCCTGGTATTCATTACTCTGTTTGAATAATTCTGTATACTCTTCAGGGATATAATCTTCTACATGAATATCATCCTTTTCATCTTCATCCGCATATTTTAATGCCTTATTATACTCATCAAGATACTTTGAAATCTGATTCGCATCCTCTGGTTTAACTTCGTTTGCACCTGCATATAACTGCCAAGCTGCCTTTTCTTTAAGTTTTTCTATTGCCATTAATGGGTAACAGCCATGTTCCCCCAATAATTTTCTTGCTGCTTTAACAAATGGTTCTTGTGTAGCAACATTCAAATCAATATCTGGCATCTGACCAGCCAATACACGTTCCTTAGTTAAGAAACGTTCAGGATAAATAGGAATGTCAGCGTTGAATCTATCAACAGTTGTAAGACCTAAAAGCTTATTTGTTATAAATGATGCAGCACTACCTCTTGAAGTAGTTGTTAAAATACCACCTTCATTTTTTATTGCATCATCTACAATAGCCTTACTTGTTAAGAAATAATCCACAACACCAGCTTCCATAACTTGTTTTGCTTCATATCGAATACCATCGGCTTTTTCTTTTGACTTTTCTTTTTCTTTTGCATAAGCTTTATTAAGAACATCTTTGTAAATTTTACATTTTTCTTTATAGGTTTTTCCTTTGTAAACACTCGGAATTTTAAATTTTCTATCAAGAACAATTTCTTCACATTCTGCCACAAAAACATTTGTATTCATAATTGCTCTATATATTTCTTCTCTATTTAAAACACCTTGTTCTTCAAATCTTTTAATTACTGTTTGAGTATCAGGATAATCAAGATACCAACCTTCCTCATCTGGATAATTAATGTTTTTATATTTCAGAATCTGGTCACGCTTAACTGCATTTTCTTCTTTAACATAATGACTATCAAGACCACATATAATCTGGATATTATGTTCTTTTGCAATTCTTAAAATCTTTTTATTAAGTTCTTTCTGTTTATCAGTGTTATGATACTGAACTTCTAAAAAGAAATTATTTCCGAAATATTTGTGTATTTTAAGCCATATATCTTCTGCATCTTTATAATTCCAACCTGCAACACAAGCTGACGTTACAATCACATTGTCCTTTGGAATATTAAATAATAATTCCAAGTCAATACGTGGCTTATAATAATATCCATCAATATTTGCCATAGATAAAGCAAAATTAATGTCTCCACGACCTTCAGCATTTTTAGCTGCTACAATCATATGACAATTTGCTCTATCTTTTTCTTTTCTATCTTTTACCCAATATACTTCAGATGAATGTATATATTTAAGATGTTCACTCTCAGCAACTTTATATACTTGGAACTGATTGCCTTGTGAACCATGTTCGCCAGAATATAAACATTTTGTTCCAAACTCATGTACTCTATCAGCGTATGCATTAATTGATTCAGCACAATCTGGGGTAGATGTATTACTAAAATCTTTATGGCAATGATAATTTTCAAGATATAAATTTTTCACATAATCTTCTGCGGAATAAGGAAATTTAAACGTTAATGTTGGAATAATTTTTTTAACTAATTCAATATCAGAAATATCAAGCCACCTCCTTAATCTCATCACATATTGCTTTTAATACAAATTTTCTACCAAAAAATCCCGAATCAAGTGTACATACAATTTCCAACTCATCATTCATCATCGAATGATCCTCCATCTCGTCAAATGAACCATCAAAATTCCATTTGATAATTTGTAAATAATCATTTGGTTTTATTACAAGATGTTTATAGTCACTCATTTGACCGATTTCATATTCATCAATACCATCAATAAATACTTTTACAGGCTTAAAATTTGTACCAGATATTTTATCTATCTTCTTTATATTCTCTACAAGTTTGCGAGTAACATCTGAAATATTAATCTGAATATCTACATTTATAGAAGTGTCAGATTCCAATTCTGGAAGAGTTCCTTCTATATATAATGCAAACTTATCAATGTCAGATTTTTTTATAGTAATACCACTTGCTAATTCATGTCCATCTGCTTTTGCAAAACCACTGTCGTTACAAATCTGGCGAAAATCATCTACCCCAATTGCTCTCATTGAACCAGAAAATGTATCCTTAATGTCTTTTAGAACAAGAATAGGTTTTTGATACCTTTCCAATAACTTATTTCCAAGTAATCCACTAACACCATAAGGTGTATCTATATATGTAATAATCATCTTCTTGTTTACTTGAGTATCGCATTGTTTCAACACATCGGGTAATAATCTATCTACTTCTTTGTTTTGTTCTTCCTTGCATTTTTTTAATTCTTTCACGTAAGCCAAAACCTGTTTATTTTCGTCTTCCAAAAATGCTTTCATAGCAATTTCATTTTTACCCATGCGATTACTTGCATTGACAATTGGTGCAATGCTGAATGCAATAGCGGTACTATTAAACTCAAAGCCACCAACAATTTTCTTAACTGCTGGATTATATATCTTCTCTAATCCCTTAGATACAATATATCTATTCTCCATAACAGTCATATCCATCATATCTCCAACAAGACCACATGCAGCTAAATCAACAAGTTCATCTGCATAATCTGTAAGATATTGTTCATCAAGATATTTACAAAACTTCCACACAACACCTGCACCTGATAGTTGGGCATTTTCATAATTCCTCTGGGAAGATACAAGAATTACATAATCATCATATGATTCTTTCTCCTTAATTGCATGATGATCAAGTACAATTACATCTACTCCCATTTCTTTTAATAACTTATATTGAGATATATCTTTATCCAAACTATCTACAATAATAAGTAAATCAATGCCTTCAAACTGAGATAAATCTTGCCCAATCAAACCATGCATTTTACCCTCATCAATATAAGTTTTAATGTTATCAGTAGAATGCCTGAAATACCTGGTCATTATTGTTCCTGATGTAATTCCATCTAAATCTGTATCAAATAAAATTCCAATACGCTCATTATTTACAATTGCTCTATCTACTCTTTGATATGCTTCGTCAATACGAAGTAATGAATCTAGGGGAAGCAAATCATCTTCTGTAGGAGTCAAAAAATGTTCAACATCATTAATTCCTCTTTGACTTAAAATCGTATCAAATACTTCATCCTCATACATTCCACGACAATCATTTAGTATTCTATAATTCGTCTTCGTCATCCTCATCTCCAATCATTGTTATTTCATTCTGCAAAATATTTTCTAAACATTCTTTTCCTAAATCAGATGGCGAAACTTTATCCTTATATCCTCGTCCAAAATAACTCCAATATCCAAGTTCTATCTCTGTGAACCTAGAATAATTCTTTACCATGTCAATGTTTCTCATAATATTCTCTAATCCATATCCTACGTCATGCAGGAAAATTATCTTTTTGGGATTTAATTCGAGTAACATTTTGACTTGTTGAATAGAAATAGATCCGCTTCCAAGAGATATACAATTTCTTATCCCATAAGAAAAGCATTGCATACAACTCTTTTCCGCTTCAAAGATGTAGATAGTATTATCTACTAAGAATTCATAATTTTGAGAATAACCAAATAATGTTTGACTCATACTGCAAGGTACAGCATAAAAATATTTCATTTCACCATCAGCAACATCATAATTAAATCGTTCCTTGACACCCATAAGCTGTCCAAACTGATTTCTTATAGGGATAACGATACCTTGTGATTCTATGTCATATCTTATATCAAAAAATTTTTGTGAAAGAAGTGATATATTATCAGCAAGAAACTTCGTATTCCCACAATTAACATAGCAATTTAAGATGGAATCATCATATGTATTGACTTTATTTGTTCTTCGTTTTCTAATCTTCTCATAAAATCCTCCAAAAATTCCTCTATTATCAAAGAAATCATAGTAATCTGTAATACCTAATGCATGTCTTACTTCATTAAGGACATCTATGAATTCAACTTTTCTTTGTTCAATAATATATGAAAAAATATCCTTTCTGATATTTCTTGCATAATCTATAATGTACAGGTATTCATTGTTTTCAAGATTGATTACTATACTTTTCTTTGAAGATTTCTCATCTCGCCCAAATGAAATATATTTGGGACGAATTACTATGTTACAATAGCCAAAATGTTCAAGAACATCTTTTAGCTTATCTGGGTGATTTATCAGTTCTTTTTTAACATCAGCTAACATATATCACTCCATAATTTGTTATTTTATTTCACCGTGTCGAGGACGGCATTGTGCCACTTCACGGAAAATGCAATGATCACCATCATATTTCAGTAAATATGCAATGCCATTATCGCTTGAATTAGCACCACTACGGCATTTCTCTGTAAAACACATTCGCCATACTGCATTAGGATCTGGTTTATATTCTTCTTCTATCCATTTATCATTAACTTTTTTGAGCCTAAACGGACGACAATAGTATTTACTTTTTTCGTCCAATTCTTCCGCATATACAGTTCGCATTAAGAATAGATTTTCCAAAATTTCCTTAATTTGCTTTGCATTACTCAAACAACTTGCGTCAAGAAACAGTTTGCCCTTCATGTATTCCGCTAACTGAACAGAAGCGAGCATAATCAAATTATATTTTTTTGCTAATTTATCAAGTTCTCGGCTATCTCTTACAAGTGATAAGTCTTGCCTAGCAGATGAAAAATCTCCTTCTTGAATTTTGAACGTGTCATATAACACCGTATCATATCCATGTCTCAAAACATTTTCACGAATTTTCTTTTTAACCACTCTCATATCTGCGTCATTGATAGAGATAAATTTGACTCTTCCTTTATAATTCTCTCTCCAAAACTTCTGAACATCCGTTAATTGCTCTCTACTCTCTGCATTTATATCGCCAGATGTCATTTTCTTTTTTGTAAGTTTGAAATATCTATTGCGTTTTCCAAGTAACCAGACCATGAATTTTATCTTGAATTTTTTGATATTCTCCTCATTGGAGATAATAAGAATTTTTCGATCATAATGTAGAAGTGCCATCAGAACTGTAATCCACCAAGTAGACTTACCTGCACTAGAGAAACCACCCATCATAGTAAGTGTCCCTTCAAGTAACCCCATTATCTGTCGTGATAGAAAAGGAAAACAATTCATTTCCTCCCCATTTTTATCATATCCTGCTATATCAAATGGAACACCATTCTCTTCACCATCTTTACAAGATTCAATAAATTCATCATCAAAATCTATTTCTTCCTCTTCAAGAATCTTGCTACTATATCCTGTACCATAACTGGATATACGAGCTTCATACCAATCTGTGACTTCTTCAGCAGTCATTTTTCTAAATAACTTTAGCGGAATTACTTTCTTATCTCCTATTGTTATTTCTTGAAGAAGATTAAAACCATCCTTATACATGTTCATCATAATATTCTCTCTATAAAGAATATCTATGTATGTATCAAAATTCTGAGTATTGATAATATCAATCTGGTGTTGAATCGTTTCCCAACCACCTTTATCCTCAAATTTTTCAACAACTTCTTGACTCATATTAGACAGAATAGTAATTTCATCAAGAGAATAAAATCCCTTCTTTCGTAAATTTTTCAATAACGAAAAATAAAAAAGACCATCTACTGTGACAAAATCTTTCTGCTCAAATGTTGTATCATCAAGTAGAAGCATATCTTTGAAGAAACAACTAATGACATTACCCTCTATTTCAATCCTACCTTTTAATAATTGAGCAGGATACTTTTCTTTAACACCTGTAATAAATTCACTTATGTCAATCACCTACACTTTCTTCAATTTCAGATAAACTTCTACGTTTATTTCTTCTCTTATATTTCATAGCTGGCATATCTACATCCACCTCTTTAGGCTTTTCAGGTTCTTTCATTTTAAAATCAGCAATATTATTTTTTAGTATTGCAGCGAAGTATCGAATCTTTGCATATTCACTTACAAAATCCTTTTCAAGAACTTTTGTTATATACTTTTTATTCTCTGTTAGATATGCCAAAATATGTTCATAAGAATATACCTCCAATAAAAGATTTATCTCTTTGAACAGTGCAGAATTTAGAACTTTATATCCAAATATCTGATTAATGCACTCATATGTATTATCTTTTACTTCTCTCTCATGCAATACTTTTTGATATTCAGCTTCATTGCAATAGTAGGTGTTTTTACCACCTACTACTACCTTGAATGCTTCATTTCTATCTACCTTAGTACCGCACAATCTGCATTTTACCAGCATGTGCTATACCTCACTAATTCATCATGTTGTAGATTCTCTTTAATCCATCATCATCAACATCGTTGAGCTTACCATACTCGGCAATTACATTCTTGACTGATGCCTTGAGTTCTGCGTCTTTGCACTCCTTATACATCTTACGGATAACAGCATCTAAATCATCTGGATATGTAGGTGTCTCCGTTGTCTCCTCAACTGTTGTCTCAACTGGTGTATCAATATCGTCAATATCATCCTCAATCGGATCTGACTCTACTGGCTTTTCTTCTTTAATTGGAGCAGTCTTCTTTGATGTTGTCTTCTTTGATCCAACTGAATCATTTTTCTTTGAATTTTTAATTGCATCCTTGAGAGCTTTAATTAATTCATCAGCATCAAGCGGAATTTCGTTTACAATTCCCGCAAATCTTGATTTGCTATCTACAGAGTAAGAATCATCTCTAAAAACAATTTTTCTCTTTTCATCTTTAACCTTATTTACAGTAATCTCTTTGTGACTAATAATATTAGTACGTCCTGTTCCTTCTGCTTCAATTGAACGATCAACACAAGCTACTCCAACAACATGAACTTTAGTTTTAAAATCATTAAAATATCTCTGAGCCATATTTGATGTCAGAGTTGTGTAAGCTGCACTTGAAACTGGATCAATAATATCTTTTGTCTTAGAATGACATGTGTACCAAACCTTAACTCCAGCTTTTCCTAATGCTCTTACTTTGTCATAAATCATATTGAATACAACATCATATCCTGCACCAAATCCACCCTGTACACTGTTTAATGTTTTTGCTGGTTTAAAATTCTTATTGCTCATATTTTCTCTATTCCAATCATCAATCGCCTGTTTTTCAGTACAATCAATGAGCTGATCAAGAGTATCAATAATAACAACCTTTAAATTTGGATAATCGGTATCCTTATTCTTGATAATATCATTACTAATTTCCACAAATTTCTTATATGTAGGTACATCTTCATAAGTGACTCCTTCAATTGCAGATACGCCTTCCTCATCGCCTGTATTAAGTAATAGATATCCATCTTCACCAAACTCTTTTTCGCAAAGTTCACTGATTACTGTTGTTTTACCAACACCAGATTCACCACAAATCATAATTGAATAATCGTATAAATTGTCACTAATTGTACTTCTTTTACCAAATGCCATTTAAAATTCCTCCTAAAATCTGTTTATTATTATTTGAGAGAGGGCAAATGCCCTCATCTCTTTTAAAGTTCATCATCGTCATCTTCAAATAAGTCTTCTGTTCCTTCAGGAACTTCCTCTTCGAGTGGCTTGATAACCATATCGTCCTCAGCGTAGACTGTATCCTGTCTACCCTTAGTAAAGCCCTTTGCTGGTTTTAAGAACTGATACTCTCTAATTCTTTCACCGTATACACTTCCCCCAAGTTCGGCACGAATATCATCCATAGTAATAAGACCACACTCTAAATCATCCTTCTGTTCATCAGTAAGCATATCTTCTGTAATTTCTGTCTTCTGTGCTCCATTCAGCATATTAACAACAGCCCCATATTCCTTAAATGTGTCATCATCAACCATAAATTTATGCTTAATTGATTCTGCTCTCTTCTTGGCTTTTTCATCTGCATCATCAGAAGGAACTGGAATTGTAATTGTAACTGGTACAGGAATATTACCCTTACGATTATTGTCATATTCCATCATGTAACCATTTATATAATATTTGCCCTTCTCTTCAACACACATATCATCTAAACTCTCAGAGTTAAACAAAATATTGATTGTTGCTGTAGATACCTCTTCTGAGTCATCTGCCGCAAGATAAATACGATTAGGGACATAAGATTCATATACTCTCTCGTTTTTATCTGAATACTGGTATTCACCGTTTCCACGAATAAAGAATTTCTTATCAGAATACTCTCCACTTTCAATTACCTTTTTGATAAAATCAATAAAATCCCACTCGGAAATAAACTCATGTCTTCTCTTATTACTATTTTCAAGTTCGGCATTTACATCTGTTTCGCTCTCAAGACCAATCTCTTTTAACTCTTTGTCTGTAAGACTTGTACCTTCCTTAACCTTTTCAGCAGCTTTTTCAAGCTTATATCTACGACCAGGCTTCTCAAGATCAAAGATAAACTTCTTGAATTCAGCAACCTCTGCTAATTTTGGAGAAGTAAGTCTCTCTTTGAATGGAATCTTTAATGACTCTCCCTTAACCTTATTACCATCTTCATTTACACCACTCTTAGAAAATGTGTACACATCACCATGTCCATCTGCGAAAGCACCAGATGTAACAGTAAGCATATGTCTGTTGTCACCACAAGCAACATTGAACATTAACTGCTTACGAATCCAACCAGAGTCAAACTGTTTCTCCTGATAAGGATGAAACTTGTCACTCTCCTTACTAATGCTTAACTTTCCTGTCATTTCAAAATTCATTAAATGAATCCTCCTTATAATATGTAATAAAATTTTTTGATAACTATATTTGAACAGTCTTGCGACTGGAACACAGAAAATAAATTTATGTAAAAATCTATCTTCAACAGTGATTTTTGAGCGTAAAAACCCAAGGGTATGCTGTTCTTCCACCCATACAAATGCTTTCCGCATTTATTTATTCTCTTGTTTTGTCTCGATTTTTATATAATTTTCGAGACACTTTGTTTTGGAATTTTTGAACTGAATTGTTCAAGACTAATTAGATATTCTCTAAACTATCTAAGAATTGTTTCATCCACATATTTTTATCAGCAGTTCTCTTCAATTCTTCCTGCCATCTTTTATATGCTCTAGCAACATCATTTTCATAAAACTCATTAATATCATTCATATACGAATAAACTGCTTCATCGCTAATGTCCAAATCTTTGCTTAATTCCTTATTACAATATTCTCTCATATCCGTATTTAGCGATATATCAATTTGATTTAATGCAAACTTCTTAACATTTTCATGCTCAGATGTTGGTGGAATCCACTTTTCAATTTCATCTCTAACTTTCATATATCGCTCATCTTCTGCAATGTATTTATCAAGAGACTTTTTTGTTGATTCCATATCTTTTTTATGCTTTTCAATAAGCTCTTTCTTCGCTTCCTCAAAAGTCATTTGTCTATATTTGTTACGAACCTCAACCGTTTCCTCGTAATCTTTCTTGTAATAAGGATCAGGCTCAAACTGAGTTGGAACTGGTTTTGATAATGGTTCATCTCTCATATTAATAGCTATACCAAAATTTCTAAGACAAAGCTTTAGGAAGTCTTTTCCTGTTGTAATATCTCCATCTTGTATATACGCTGTGTAACCTGTAGGCACTTTCTCACCTCCACTTGTACATTCTTTTCTTATTTTTTACTTGCTTCCCATAAACATTTCAATATATTTGTTTTACTTTCGTCCTGTAACTTATAACTCATTTCATAATCTGTGAAACTAATTGTTGCTTTTTTCTTATGTTCTATTTTCCCAGTTATAGGATTTCTTTCGTTCCAACAATTAATTTCTATCATTGCATTATTTAAATCTGAAATATCAATTCCAATATTTATACTTCCAAGTTCGCCAAGAATTGCTCCTTTTGCATCTATATGTATATTCTCTAAATCATCAAGAATAATATCCGATAAGTTTACAGTTTTATCTATTTGTACCACCTCCTCAAAAATCCACATGAAACAGTGATTTCCACTGAACTACTTCACTTACTTATTATCTGTTTTACTCTTATTATCCAACTCTTTTAATGTTTCCGTTATTTTCAAAACTTCTCCATTAATACATTCATTCAATTCCTTTTGATATTGCTCAATACTTTTCTTATATTTTTTTAATATCATTGAAATTACCAGATTCACCTCATCTTCTGATAATATATTCTCCGTATTTGAGCATTTTGAATGAATAAATAATTTTGCTGATGAATCAGTATCATTGTTATAAGATTTAATGTTATCAATAACAATTTTTGCATTACTGCTTATTGAATCAATATTACTAATAAAACACCGGCAAGCGTTATATGTTTGATTATTCATATCCACCTCTTACTTATTCTCTATTTGATTTTCATTTTTATTGGGAATTGTGATTCGAATGAATCATAGATTATAAAACAATTCTATATGCAAGTTTCTTTGTAATAAAACCTGATGGACGTAAAACCATACAAGATAGATGAATGTCATCATATATTAAATCTGTCATTGTGCAATTCGATAAGATACTGTTGCCAGGCATAGTCTTTGACTGAAAATAAACGGCTTCACCATTATATTTTTCAAAATGCTTTGCAATATGTATCCCAATCTTCAACTTCAACAATTCGTGACTGATGATCTCTTATGATATTATCTTTATCAATACTCAAATTTGTTTCAATTACTTGAATCACATTTCTCACCTCTTACTCTTATTCTCTTATTTTTGAAAATTTTTAGCTGAATCGCTAAGACTAATTATTCAAGATTTTTCATCTTGCAAATAACATTATTATTCCTGATTGTTTCTGCTAACTTATTCAAACCAAGCTGAGTATCTATATGATATGTATCAACAAATCTTGGCTGACTCTTATCATCATGAATTACATCTTTGTATGTTTTAATAAATTTTTCTAGCCCAACTTCATCACAATATTGACTCATTTCTTTCTCATAGATCGGATTATAAGATTGAGTAATTGGAGGTTCGTTTCCACAATGACCACCTGCTCTAATATTTAGCTCTTTATATTTCTCATATATTTTGTTTGCTATATCCAACGGCATATCTCCATTGCAAACCCAATATGTCCAAGCTCTATAAAATACAAAACCATTTAATATGCCAATATATCTTGTTTTTACTTCTGTATTCATATAATACGGTAATCTAAATACTGGAATATTTGCTAACCAAAGTTCTTCTTTTACTTTGTCATCAATTTTTCCATCATATTCATGTCTTGCAAAATTATCCATTTTCTCACTCCCACTATATATTCTCTTATTTTCTTCTCTCTTTTCTATCAACTACATGCTTATGACCTTTAGGACAAACACTATATAAAATATCAGCATATCCATCTACATAATCGTTACCGCCTGAATTAATCGGATCTTCATACACACAAATCTTTGTAGGAACAGTTTCTTTTTCAGAAAAGAAAGATTTTGTAAGATAATAGTCCTTGCACTCCTCACAATATGTAAGTTTGCCATTGATAATATCTTTCGCTGTTTTTATATCATCTTCATATTGCTTCAAAGCCTCTAATTTTTCACTATCTCTCGCCTTTGAAATAATGATGTCTTCAATATTCTTTAGCATTTTCTCACCTTCTCTAACTATATATTCTCTGTTACTTCCCATATAAAACATTAAAAGTTCCAATAACCTGTTCTCTAACTTCATCCATACTTTTTGCTTTAACTACAAGAACAATTGAATTATGATAAAAATCAGAAGCATTTACTTTATCATAAAAATTCTCAATCATTTCTTGAGTTGGCTTTGGTTCAAAAGCTAAAGACAGAACTCTTCCTATTCTTGTTGTTAGTGGCTCATACTGTACTAAAAACATATTATCCATAATAATATTCTCCAATCTGCACCAAGAAATGTCAGTTTCCTTTGGTTTTGATTTTCATACCATATATAGTATTTATTGTCTTTTTCAATCACTATATATAGTATATCATTTACTCTTCACCAACAAAAACTAATCTATCAATATATTCTCTACCTTCACCTTTGAAAATAGGAATATCTGTATCAATAATCCACTCATTTTCAGACTTAGAAGCGTCTCTTAACTGTACAGTTTCCATAACTCCATCAGATTCAATAACAATTTTATTTCTTACACAGCGGCTTCCTCTCTTCTGATAAGTCGGTAAATCATTCCAGTTAATACCTTTTTGAATCATAAGCATATCCTGAATATCATTACATGACTTATTCTGTAATTCTTTGTGTGAAAAATTGGCTTGACCTACCATCTGAATTGAATTACGAGAAGCGTCAAGTTGTCGCCAATATACGAGATTTGTTACTTCTTCTTTTGGAATATTGAAACAACGGGCATCAAACATTGCACCTTTATTTACTGCTTTTGTATAAATTTGACACATTCCATATTCTGGTGTACCTTTCCCGTACCACCCATAAATTTCATATTCTGTTGCATAATACTGTTTAAAATCCTCTACATTCTTAGCAAAAGCTCTATTAAAAGCCATCGTAGCCATACTCGCTGCAATACTACAAATCTTCTGTACTTCATAATCAAACCAAGCTGAAGATGTAAGTTTTTTATAATCAACAAGAATCAATGTAATCTCGTCTGACTGCGTGTAACCAAGAACACAGCCCTGAATATTCTCACATAAGTATTTCATTGTTTCCTGCATTGACTTGATTAATACTTCATCAAATGGCTTCTGGAATCCTCTTGTAAATGTGTGAAACGCTTTTCCATCAATGCGAATAGCAACTGGACACCTTATCATTAGTTTTGTCTTAGGAATCTGCTCATAAAATGTCTTCATCCTAACGCCTAAATCATCATGTACTGGCATATATGTACCTCTCTTTCAATATGTTATTCTCTTACTAATATAATTTCATACTTAATTCAGAAACTTGTTTTTTAATTTCATCCACTTCTGTTAAACCATTTATAGGTTCTAACTTGTGATTAATATCATTTATATCAGATTCAATCATGTCAATTATTTGAATGACAATACTTTTGGAAATAAATTCTTCCCTATCATCAAATTCATAATCAGCTAAATCACCATACTGATATGCTTCCTTGTCTATTTGTTCTCTATAATTTGTATTTTTATATGCCATTATCTTTACCTCCTCATAAGAAATCGAAAATTCTTGTGCTATTCTTCGTTATAATACTGAGATAGTGATTCTCCATACCACTCCCAGTTATCAACTCCACCTGCTTCTAATGCACTTAATTTTCTATCTCTATCAAGTAAATCCTCATACTCTTCTTTGCTAATAGTCTTATTAGAGTCTTTAACCTTGACAGAATTGTTACCAATTAAATTACATAACTGTGTTGTTGCATCCTTAACCTGTCCAATTACTTCATTTCTTATAGAACTATACAAATCTTCATATAGATTCTCACTCACTTCTCTTTTAATAATATTTTGTAATGAGCTGAGACGTTCTGGATTTTTAGATAACTGATTTTCTACATAATCATTAAATTCATCAGCGTATTTATCACCGACTTCTTTGATAATCGAATCATAAACTCTTTCCTTGATTTCATTTTTTATCTCGTCTTTTAATTCTCTTTCATCACTGTATGTAAGTTTTATCTTTGATTTAATTTCACTCTTTATCTGATTGATAACATTATCTTTTACAGCATCGAAATTCATTTCTTCCAATTCTCTAATAACACCTTGTTTAATTCCTTCAAACACTTCATCAAAATCGAATTCAAATTTTAGTGGTGTACTCATCAATATCCTCCTTATTCGTAAGTATTACTTTACTTGCATATTTCACAACATTTTCACTTGTTTCGTTATCATCTAAATATTCTCTGTAAGCATCTTCACAATACGCACCTTCGCACCAATAATATCCATTTGGTGTACTGTACGATTTATGCTCTCCATAATCGGTTGCTGAACAATATTTACACAAACTTTCTTCTTCAGATAATTCATCAAAAGTCTTTAACATATACACCTCCTAGACTCACAATTTATATCTTCGTTGTCTAAATCAGTTCCAAAAGAAACCGATAATTCTTCTTAATCATGAATATCAAGCACTGTAATAAATCCATCCATATTATCTGTTATAGCCTGTTTATATTTTTCATCGAATTTTTCATCTTTGATAATATCTTTACCATTCCATGAATCTCTTGCAATAGCTGAACCGTCAGGAAGAATACATATGTAACATCCAAGCTTGTTAATATTTAAAACATCGCTTTGTTTTGCTCCATCAACAAGAATATATCCATCGCCAAAACCCATATTCATAAACCAATCTTCCTCATGATACATCCATTCGGGTGTAATATTCTCTTTCAATGTTGATAAAAGACTTGACCAAAACAATCTGCCGTTTCTATATTGTCTGTCATAGTAATCCCAATTATAATATTCTCTGTTTGCAGATCCTTCTTCATCTACTTTTAGTTTTAATTCAGCCTTGTACCTGCCACCAATTCGATAGTAATCCCATGTAAAAACTGGATAATCAATCTGTTTGTCTTCTTCATCATCTGAACCATATACAAGTTCTGAATTATATGGCTTCATAATTTCTGCAATTTTATTCTCACTTGGTAATTCTTTTGTGAGTAAATGAACACAATAATGCATTTAATTTTACCTCCTACTCTTATATTTTCCTTTCAAATTCCACAAGATCTACTCTTCCTCATCAAAACCACAGATTTTACTAATATCTTCGAGAAAATCTTTTTCGTCAGGAAGACTACCAAGACTATATTCTGTAACAAATTTAACAGGATAATATTCTTTGGGATTTTCTCGATACTCTTTCTCTGCAATCGGTGTTAAAAAATAAAACCTTTCAGATTCATCTAGTGGCTCTTTATTAAAACCTTTATATACTTCATAAGTATTCTTATCCAAATCAATAACATAAGCCCACTCACAGAAAAGGCTATCAGCTGCAAAGTTTAATGAGTTTTGCAACTTTGTTTTATTCTTAAACATAATTAGATCTAAAATATCTCCACCTGTATCTCTTGATAATTCTGGATAAAACTTCTGCCAAGAAAATCTTGGATTATCCTTCATTACTTCATCAATATTCTTATTTATCTCATCAAGATCTTCCTTAGACAAATATGTACAATCATTTACTACATTTCTTAATTCGTTAATATTTATTCCTTTAAGATATTTAAGCAACTGTACGCCTAAACCTTCAGGATATCCATCCCACTGTCCATACTGTGCAACTTTATATTCGCCATTACTATGTACAATTGTTAAATTTCGTGTTCCCATTTGTACCTCCTGTTCTTATATTCTCTGTAAAATTTTTCAAAGGAAACGAATCTTTACTTCGATTCTTCCTCTTCCTTAAATCTATTGAATACTTTGTTATGAATATAATTTTTAATATCTACATAACATTCAGAACACAAATCTCGTACTTCCACCTTTTTCTTATCATGATATCCTCTATCAACGAAGTCTGATAGAAAGATATCAAACGTATCGTCTTTAATTTCATAACAGTCTTCACAATACTTACCACAAACATCACATTTATATGCTCTCATCTACTCACCTCACAAATACTTATTCTCTTATTGGCTCAACCCTATATCGTTCATTCCAATCTGCTCTCTTCTTTAATAATGGAATCCAAGGACAGTGTAGGTTTTCAGATTCAGTTCCTATCAAGTCATCTTGATCGCAACCAAGATATTCTTCATGACCACAATTAGGACAAGTTACTCCATATTCAGGAACTTTATATTTAAAACTACAATAGTTAGGAAATATCATCTGAACATTCCAATCATCCTTTGATTCAACTTCATATACACAGTTGCAGCATCTACATACAAACTGAATATTTTTACCGAAATAATTACCTGCTACAATCTTCATATTCACTCCAATCAATTTCTACATACTGCTTATAACATGGATAATATGTAGTAGCTCCTGTCTGATCTTTACACCATGTATCTAACAAATTTTGCAGACCACCAATATCACACTGTTTATAAGCATCTTCATGTAACTCTTCGCAAGCATTGTCAACTACATTATCAGCATCAATATGAATCTTCTCCACGCTGCACACCCATAATCTCTCAGGTCTGCCATCATTATTAAATTCTTCATCTGTATAACGCCCAAAATAATCGTCAAAGAAATCATCAACAGTATCGTAATACTCGTCAAACTCTTCACAGTACAGCATTGTATCTACATCTTTTTCATCAACAGCTACTGCATTTGCTACTTTCTCATTCCACTTCTTTATTCTCTCTTCTTCGTCAGCTTTCTTCTGTCCTTCACAATCACAATGCATATATCCCTGATTCTTATAAGACTGTCCACAATAAGGACATAATTGCTGTACTCCATTAAAACAACTCTGACAAAATGAAAGTGCTTGATGCTTGTATGGAAAATGATATTTTCTACCAGCTTCAGAACTATCGCCTTTGATTCCATAAATATTGTCTTCTATTTTCATTCCAAGACCATTGCAGACAGGACAAATTCTTTCATGCTCTGTAAGATCCTTGATAAGAATTCTAGGGAATGATTTTTGAATTGCTTCATGAAGATTTACTTCTTCTCTGCGTGTTAAATTATCCATATTTTTATCTCCTATCCTATTATTCTCTCAATCCATCCAACACTTTCATCAAAGCGTGTCTTGTAAGATTCTTAACATCACCACTGTACAATCCGCATTCAATATCACAAGTCTTTAGAACTTCATCAAGTGTTTTATTTCTCTCTTCACTTATCAAGCTCTCTATCTTCTCAGCCACTTTTGCTTCACATATTCCACAAATACAGCCATTTTTCTCATCGTATTTTTTAAGTTTACTAATAAGATTGCTACAACACCAACTTGATTCATTAAGATGAAATTCAATCATGTCATCATCCCACTCTGAAGGAAAGTCCATTGGAAGATTTATTGTCCACTGTATAGTTTTGGTTTGTCTGTCTGCCATATAGTTATTCTCCCATTTCTATCTTCTGACCAACGAATTTCTGAAGCTGTTCATTTACATCATCAGGATAAGTTTTTACAACATAATCAGTACAAACATGAATTTTAGTAATAACACTATTCTCGTCATATTCAATACTTCCAAGTGTTCCACCTGGAATTCTGATAGGCAAACAACCATCCTCATAATCACAAAGCACATAATGTTTCCAATGCCCATTCGGATCAAGTCCAGCAAGTTTATCCAACTCTGTTGTGATTTCACAATAATATTCATTCATTTTTGAATATCTTGAATTCGCATATTTGTTAATCAGCTTCATGATACAGTTCTCCTATTTCTTTTATGCTCTTTATATAAAGTATTTAATTCCTGCTCTAATTTCTTTTTCTCCATAGGATTCTTACAATACTTTATTCTCTTCTTAAGAGTAGGTATATCTTGTTTTGGAGGTTCAAGGCATTCAATAGGAAAATTATCACCAAAATGCATTTCATTAATTGTTTCAAGAAGCTTTGCAACTGGATCTTCTTGTACCTGTATGCCTAAGTCTTTATATTTTTGTTCAAGTTCATTTTGTATTTGAGCTTCTGCCATTGCACTTATCATTTTTCCTATGGCATCTATCTGTTTACCAACTATTAAGACTTTTGTAGCATCACTTATTTTTTCAAAAGTATCATGTAACTCTGAAATATCAATCACCTCGTTCTACTCTATGTCGCAACCTCTATATTTCCCTTCATATCGTTATTCCTCTAAATTTTTACCACATAACGGACAAAATTTTATTTTTAACATTGCCGATGCATATTCACCACCTGAACTATCAGCAAATAATGTGTTATTATAATAATGTCTGTCAATAGAAAAATTTCCTATTTGACAAATATCTCTATTACTTTCCCAGCTAATCTTTTGTCCCTCTTCACAAAATTCACACATCACTTACACCTCCAATCTGTCCAAAAGAAAGAAAAATTTCTTGCTATGATTCAAACTGATAATTTTTGTTACTTACAAATTTGTCAATTTTTCCATCTTTGAAAAATACAAATTCTGCATAAAAATCATCTGTATTTTCTGACATTGCACATGAAACATACTCATCAGATTCTTCATCATATTTTTCAAACCATCTCTCAACGCCATCATCAACTGTTGTATTTTTAAAAACAAAATATGGAAATTCATTTTCGTCAATTGACAAAATATCATTTGCTATTTTGGTAAATCTTTCAATAATATGTTCTCTTTTTAAAACTGGGATATTATCTTCTTCCGATACATCATAAGTATCATTTTGTTTTAAGAATTGCATAATAGAATTTGAAATAATCTGTTTATCACAAGTATGAAAAATCTGTTGATTTGACATCTCCCAACAAACCCTATCAGGTGTGTTATCGCACTCATTAATGAATTTGTTAGTTCTTGTCCATACATCGTTTCCGTCCATTCCAATAATTCCCTTTTTAAAACCAAATGGTGTTTGAATGTAATCATGAATATATTTATCTGGTAAGACGCCCCAAATTATAGGAGAAAACCACCATGAGTTTTTATATTCAAATATTTCTTCTCCTGTATAATCTTTTCTTATTCCATAAATACTACTACTGCTCATTTATTCTCTCCTTTAAATCAAAATCCACCTCGAAGACCACTCCAATCAGTATTACATCTGCTAAATTCTTCATGCTCTGCTTTCGTAATAGCCTCGTTCACGAAGTTCTTTTTCAAAATATTCTACAAATGCCCAATTACAATCTATGCCATCTCCATCCGTAGAACATTCATTTCCACATTCTTCACAAATGTTACAATCATATCCATAAGGATAATTTTTATTAACTATCGGAGATGTTCTGACAATATCTGCAATTAGCCACAAAATATCATGACGCCAAGGAATTGTATCAAGAATAAAACATTTTGGATTTTCTATATTATCTTGGTTCAACGCCTTATTTATAATTGATAATTTGTACTCTAAATTTTCTTTTTCTTTTAATAATTGTTTCTTTGTCATTATATCCTCTAACCTCACTTGAAAGAAAAATCCTAATTTAAAATCTCCTTTATATGTAATATTTTTATATTTTGAGGTTCTAAAAGCCTTATTTTTCAAGGCTTTCGTAACCTCTCAATTTGTTATTCTCTACTTTTTATTCATATTCTTTACAAATTCACGATACTTCCTTGTATATTCGTAAGAATCTCCAAAAATATTATTAACAGCCTTATAAAGTTTCGGTTCATACTTTTGAATTACTTCTAATTCGTATTCAAAATCTCTACCAAATGGGCAACCTGCACAACCAGTTCTTTTCAGTCCATATTCTGTATAACACTTGCTGTGCTCAATGTCATAAGAATTTTCATAGTCTATTTTGTCTGAGTCTTTATACCAAAATAAAGGTCTATAATTATCACAACCAGAATCATTTTCATCAAAACAACTTTTATATGCAGTTGCTCTTGCTCCACCTTCGGCTTTTCTTACACCTACAATATTTAGGTCAAATGGTATTTTTCCATCGCCATATACACCTTCTCTTAAAAGCTTATGTGAGACATCTTTCTTCGCATATTGACAGCATTTGTTAGAAATTTTAAATGTTGGTGGGTTTTCAATCATAAATTCTTTTAGCCATTTATTATGAGTGATATTAAATTGACTACCATTACCTTTTATTCCACACCACCATTCCAATGCAGATTTGCACTTCGGATACTTCTTATATAGCGTATCAAAATCCTCGTCTTCCCATTGGAAGTTATGTTTTTGTAATCTTTGGATAAATTCACTGACTTGCTTAGATAGAAATGGTTGTCCATATCGTTTACACGATAGTGGAATTGGCTTAATTGCTTTATATGAATCAATTGTTATATCATATTTATTTTCTAAATATTTGAGATGCTCTTTTGTTGCAGAATATTCTAATCCAGTATCAAACCAGACATACTTCACTTTATTGCTTTTATCGCATCTATAAACAATATCCAACATATCATCACTATCTGATCCACCTGAAATAGAACATAGTATATATAAATATTTGTGGCTGTTAATTTTTGACCACGCTCTTATTAAATTGTCTCCTATTATTGAGTTTACAGGACAATCCTGTAATAATTCTTCAATTGTATTAGCTTTCTGTACCAATATGTACTTTCCTCACTGAAATTAATTTCATTTCAATGAGGTAAAGCCATACTTAGTGAGTGTCTTTTTACGTCACTATCACATTACTTTTTCGATTCATATAAACCAATGATCCGTTTTATGAATCATTGTGACAACCTTTGCTAATCAAAGGCATTAAATACATATAGTGAAAAGCTAACCAAGTGGCAGCACAGCCTCGCAGATTCGTTCAATACTGTTGACTTCGCATTTTGTCATTTTATGATTTGGATTATCTTTGTTATAATCCTGAATAAACATATCTATCCAAAAATCTACATACTCATCATCTGACTCCGAATCCATTACAGTATATCTATCAACTGTCTTGTAATTTCCTTTTTCTGTCACATAAGATAGATTTATCTTATAAACTGGTAGGGTAATTTTTGTTTTTAAGAAATTTTTAGGATGAATACTTTTTAATTTTTGTTTCAAATCTTCATCAAAAATTTCAAATGTATCAATTCCAGTCCTCAATGAGCAATTTTCAAAAAAATCACTTGGATGCACTACTTTTCACCACCTTTCTGATATTTTATTCTCTTATTTACTGGGATTCCCATAGCAGAATGGCTTAGATATGATTAAAAATTTTCCAATGAAAGATTGGTTTCTTGTGTTTTTAACCTTTAATGTTTAAACAAAATGATTAATATTCAATTTTTTTACTTTGTAAATTGCTTTTAAACGAAATAAATATGATGGATTCCTGCTCAGAAAATCTTTCACTTCATCTTCTGTATTAAAATCATATTTTACATTGTCCCAACTATCAGGATCGGCAGATTCTCCTAACCCATTATATTTATGTCCAATTACAATATAATTCTTATAATCATCCATGTTTTCACCTCCAAGATATTATTCTCCAAACTCACAAGTGTCACATGTCGAGAAATACTTATCGTGGTCTATGCAGCATTGTGGTCTGTTGTCGTCTTCATTGATTTCAGTAACATCTTTGGCAGTCCCTTTATCGAGAACTTCATTAAAGAAATCTATAACTTCTTCTTCGCCATTAAATGCGTACTCTTCATTCCAATATCTGATGTGTTTCTCTAAGAATTTAATCAAATTCTTACTGAAAATATCTGTTGGATATTCATATGTAATTTCATGTACCTTGCCATTTAATGTCTGCTTTACATTCATCTGCGAAGTAGAAAAACCAAAAAATTCAAACTCAACCTCCAATACTCCCATTTCTTCTGTCTTAAAACGAGTAGACAGATTATAATTCATCCAATCATAATCATTCAGTGTTAGGTATGTATTTGTTCTATCATCTTCAATTTCATTGCTAAAAATCAAATCTTCACTTCTAATCTTTTTCAAATTCATTTGTGCTTGTCCTTTCTAAAGTTGTGAAATGTTGCTTTCTTGCGAAGTTACAGTAACTTATAGTGAATACGATTACCATAATCTAAAGTAATTTCGGCATAAGTATAATGAAGATTTTTGTACATATCTCTCAACTTTTCATCAATGTAATATTCATCATAATCGACCTTAAATTTATCATTTGGCAAAACAAAAGAATTTGATTTATTATTAAATGCTGCACTATTACCACGGAATTTAATATAAACACCATTGTCTGCCGAGTCCTCAATCCAAATATTATTGCTTTCTCCACTGAATAAATCAATTTTTACATTATTTGAACTGAATACAACACCTTCCTCTGTGAACAATGTAAGTTTGTATGTATTCTGTCTTTCGGATGTATTAACAATGTTCAAATCCTTAATAGCATCTTCAAATGTTTCACCATCATTTAATTCAAGTGCGATAGCTGATAAACAATCGTAATTAAGCTTAATCTTTCTTGAGAATGAAGCTACTTTGTTGATTTCAGAATGGTATTTCTCATCAAGCTTATCTCTCAAATAATCCTTTACTTCATCTGCCGTTGGATACTCAAATCTGAAATGGAAATGGAATCTTCCTGGTCTATTAATAAGATACTCGTTCAAATCCCTATAATTATTGCATGTAACAACAAATAACTTCTTACCTGAACTTGTACCATCAAATAAGGAAAGCATTTTTGACTGTGGATCGTTGTCTTTACTTCTAGCGAAAGTTTTATCAAATTCATCAAATAACACGAGCACTTCATTCTTAATATCATTTAAGAAATCATCAATGCCAGGAATAAAATCATCGACTAAGATAACAGGAATACCATTCTGAATTGCTTTCTGTGCCAATAATCTTGCAAACAATGACTTTCCAATCCCTTTATCTCCACTGAGAATTACACCTAAATTTTTGCGTGACTTCTCAAATCTGTTCAATACTTTATTTGCTCTTTCTTCGTGAACTCCGTAGATTTTATCCTCTTTAATCTCTAAATCATGCTGCTTCTCTAAAAAGAAACCTGTGAATTGACCAAATCCGACTTTATATGTCTGAGCTGGCAGATTGTCTAATACGACTAAATCTTCACCATACACCTTATATGTAGTTCCTGTTTCAATAATTTTCATAATTTTATTCCTTTCTATATCGTTCATCTATAATTCATTCTTCTCTCAACTTCCTGATCATTTTCTTTATCGTTGAAATATTTGTAAGCAAGAGTCATAGGATAATTAGAATCTTTTGCTCTATCCCACATCATAAATTCACACCAGTTCGGCTCTTTATATCCATCTTTGTTGTCATTACACCAACTTGGATCTTCAAACAAATCATCAAAAACGCTCTTAAATGAATACTTTTTTCTCTGAATATTCCTATCTTTGATAACAGTTGACTTATCATATCCTTTGATTTCTACAAGAACATCTTCACAGCCTACTCTTTTACAAAGTCGCACAAACCATTTCATAAATTCTCTGTAAGTCTGTTCAAATTCTCTGTCTCTTAAAGCTGCATTTACAACAAGGATATATTCGTCTTGCGTTCTCAATGCTCCTCTAGTATGACTTTTATTACCGTACCAATCAGTTAAATTATTTGTCACTTCGCCAAATTCATCACATGAACACGAACTGTTATAACCATTTTTCTGAATGATATATGTATTCATGTCACCTTCAGAACCTGTTACTCTTGGCAGATGATTTAGCACTGTTTCAAGAATATATCTCTTCTCAGGCTGTGTTCTACCCATAGGACGAACTGTTATTGTACCGTTGATATAAGTCCAATACGACATTTTTTCTTACCTCCTTGCTTTAATATTCTCTCTTTGTTACCAAAGGAAACATGAATTTACTTACAATTCCCAAGTCCAACTTTGTAATCGTCTTTCACATCAATAGTTACTTCTCTCTGAAATTTTCCTTCCTTATCATAGAGGGATAAATAATATCTGTTACCACGCTGCTCTAAAACGACATCTTCATTCTCGAATAGTTCAACTCGTTTCTGTTTCTGTACTGGTTTAATTTCTACCTTTAAGCTGTCTATTGCTTCTTTTGAACCAACTAATACGACAGGATTTACTTCTTCAAGAATACAGCTAATATCATCATCTAACTGACTATCATCATTCGTATGTTTATCAACTGCTTTTATTACGTCTTTCTCAAATAATAATCTATTTGCCATTTTAATATTCTCCATTTCTACATATATAAATGATATTTTCTTCCAATCTGATCAACAACCTCACTGTCCATTGGTCTAAAACCAATTACAGTAAGTGTCCTACCATCTTCTTCGGATTCTAATTCAGTGCGACAGTTATCGTATATTCGCCAAAAATCTTTACCTTCAACCATTCCTAATTCTTCTGCCATAGTCTTAGCTTTTAGCAACTGATTCTTATTCTTGGCTTGAAGAACACATTTTGTAAATTCGCCCTCAATCCAATTGTGAAGAATATCTTCGTCAATATAGCCATCGACATGACCATCTAAATCGGCATTATTTCTAATAAACCAACTGAGAAATGCCATAGAGCCGTGACTGACTTGAGCTGCGAGCTTGCCATGACTCATGTTTAAATCTTTTCTAGCAATAATAATTTGTTTATACATATACATCCTCTTTCCACTCATCTAACAAATAGAAACCATTAATCTGATTATCAAGCTTTCTAACCTGTTCTATTAGTTCAGCTTCTTTCTTCTTACTATCTGTTCTTTGACACTTCTTCCATAAATCCTCACGCTGCTTAGATAATTCATTATACTTATCAGATACATCTATCTCATCTACGACTGAAATCTCAATCTTCTCTCCGCAGTGAGGGCAAAATTGAATTGGATAATTATCTGTCTGCTCATACTCATCACCCCAAGAGCTAAATGTTTCTGTGTATGAATTACAAAATTGAGGAATTATATTGTCATCTGAATCTCTTACTAATAATCCAAATGTATCGTTGCATACCAAATCTTCACCTGTAAATACAATAGCTTTATCATTTTGAATTTCATCACAGCAATAAGTGAATGGCTTATGCTTATATGCACAAGTATCATTGAATTTTAATTTGATTAACTCTATTTTCATATCTTTATTCTCCTAAACATCTTCCACATAAACAGTAATGCAACTTCCAATCTCACCACTCACTTTTGGGAATACTATTGTAATGCTATCTATGTAATATTCTTCTCCGTCTGTATCAATGACATCATTAGTATTGATTATTAATGGAATTTCGTTCTTTCTCATATAATCTAGCGTCTTAAAAACTTCTGATATATTCTCTACTTCTGTATATCCAAGAAGTTTATAATCATCATATCTGTCGCTAAAACCAACAATTCTTATATGCAAGTCCTATACCTCTTTATATTTAGTTATTCTCTCTTTTATTTTGGAAAACCGTGTGTAGAAATGCTTTTAGACAAAATTAACAGGAAATGCTTCTTTCTTACTTCTCATTTTCAATCTTCTCACCTACCTACATAACTTCTAAATGATATTCTTCAACATATTTTCTTCTCTTCCAAAATTTCCACCAAGGAAATTTCACATATTGTATTTCTATAACTCGAAATATCTTGTCCTCATTTTTATTTCTATCTAACCTTAAAGCAGGTGAACCAAACATTGCTTCAGCTAGTTCATCAATAGAGATGTGTTCTCCAAGTTTATATTTCTGTTTGTGTGGTTGTGGAGGATAATAAGAAATTATGTCATGCTGTCGCAATTTATATGCTCTCATACTGTTATTCTCCTTCGAATATTACTCTTATTGGCTTTATAGCTTCGTCATTTGTTGGTATAAGAAACACTTTGTCATTTCCAACCTGACCTTTGAATGTTTTGGGAACTTCAACAAATGTAACTCTTTTTGACCTATCACTATCCAGCCACTCTTTAAACCTTTCAAGATTTTCTTTTTCAGAAATTGCAGCACATGGACTTACTTTATCTATTAACTCTAAAAATTTTTGTCTTTCATCTTGTGATAACTCCATACTGTTATTCTCCTATTTGCTCATTCTAAAACACCTTCGCATCGCCAGCCGCTATATCTTTTACTTCTACAAAAGAATTTAGATTATCCTCCATAGTTGTAATCAATATCTCATCAAATAAATCTTCCATCATACAAAAGAAACGTACAGATGGAAAGAATCCTGGATATTCTTTCAAACGGCATTTATTAACGTTACCTCTTAATACAGGAAGTCCATGTCTTCTACGCTTGTTGTTATTCCAATGGATAGGATTGTCATAAAAAGCTTTCTTCTTTCGTCTGTACTCTTCTAATTCTTCTCTTGCAAGTTTGTCAATCTCTTTTTCTCGCTCAGTCTTCGGAGAATTACCATGAATAATGTTGTCAAATTGCTTTCTGATGTTATCATTTGCTTCTGCTTTTTCTGAATCACTCATCTTATCAAAGTTTTGAGCTACATCTAATAGTGTATTTTTCAATTTCTCACCTACTTTCATGACCGCAAGAAACGTGGTTTTACTTTGTTTTAGCATTGTAATTACATTGTTATATTTTCTGTTTTACTATGAAATTTTTTACTTGCTTCTGAAAATATATCATACATGCTTCTATATTCACCATTGCTATTTTGTATATCTGTATCAAATAATTCTTTAAAGAATACTTTAAATGCTTCTAATTGTTCTGATTCTGACGCATTTTCATCAATATCATAATTTATGATTCTTATTGCTCTGTCTAACTCCAATAGACCACCTCCTCAAGAAACCAAAATTTCTTGCTAAATCAAATAATCATAAATATCTCTTGAATCAATAAATGTCTTACCGAGATTAATATCAAAGAAAGTTATTTCATAGCCAATACCTAACACATTGGTTATTTCACCTTCTTTGTCACTAATTTTTACTTCTCTTCCAATTAATTCAGCCATACAATAAACACCTCCGAGTATTTATTTTTCAACTACAAACAACTTTTCTACTGCTTTCTCACCTGTTACTCTATCTGATTTCTGTAACACTTTACGTTCTTTCTGCCAGATACACTTAAAATCATCAGGCATATTATATTCACTTATTAACACTATATTATTCTCTGAAAGTTTACGAAGAAAATCGTAAAAAGAATCGTAGTCAATTGACTGTTTAGAATACTGTTTTGTATCTTTGTAGGGTGGATCAAAATAGAATACACAGTTTTTATAATCTGAGAAATTCTGATAATCACAACACATAAATTCAATATCATTTAAATTTGGTGCTTGTTCCTTGAAATTATTTAATCTCTCATTATAAATACTTCTACCACCCTTTGAATCTCTACCATAACCACCATCAAAATATCTACCACCATAGCTTGCCATATATCCAATCAATGCAATATATTCTGGTAAATACTTATGAGTTCCAAGTTTTCTATCTTCTCTAACCTCTGCGTAATGTTCAAATGTACATACTTCAGGTGCGATAGATAAGCTGTTGTCTGTCTGAGCATATTTTAACAAAGCAATCAACTCTTCATTAATATCTGCTCCAATTCTCTTATCACATTTAATCTTGTCAATAAGATTAGCTCCACCACACATAGGCTCTATGTAAGTTTTAATATTATTATCATCAATATACTTCTGAATAATCGGCACTAAAAATTTTGCCAATCTGTTTTTACTTCCTTGATATACCATTTAATTACTTGGAGTAAGGAATTCCTTCTTGTGTACACGAACCTCGTCTCCTTTCATTATTTATTTGAACTCTATCTTATTCCTTTTTAATACCTTAACCGCCTTATCATAATCAGCTTCAACTACTTTGATATTTTTCATCTTAGTCGGTTTTGGCTTAATCCAATAACGACACTCTGTAATATCTTCGTCATACCACATCAAACCGCCTTCGCAATACTTGTGCCATTGACAGTCATTATTGCCACAGTTACTCATTTATGTATTCTCCCAATCTAATGCCTGACCGCATTGATCACAATATTTAATGTCGGTATCTTTGTAGCCATCGTCACACAATAATTCTCCGCAAGTAGGGCAATACCATTCAAACGGAACTCTCTCTCCGCTATTTTTTACTTTCTTTGGTATCTGTTTTTCAAGCGCTTGTATTGCCATTCCATAAGCATTTTCAAAAGAACATCCCCATGAAGTATCACATGGAATTGCTTTGCCAAGTTCATTATAATCATATTTTAGTTCTTCAATAGCTTCATTCTCTGTCATTTACTTCTCCTTTATAATCAGCTACTCTCTTACTTCCAACCTCAAAAATATCCTTGTCCTTCTCAAAACATATGTAATTCCTATTCGTATTCAAAGCTGCGATTGCAGTTGTACAACTTCCTGCACATGAATCAAGAACTAAATCTCCTGGATTAGTGTAGGTCTTGATCATATACTCACACGCTTCGACAGGCTTTTGACACTGATGTAAGCTACTTTTCTGAGTGTCCCACTTGAACTGTAGAACATCTCTTGGATATCTTTGTGTGCTACCACCACCTGAAATACCAGTCTTTGTAGCACCATAACAGCTACCATCTGTCGTATGCTTTGTATAAGAATGAACAGGCGTATGTCCTTCTGTCATTTGTGGATTGTAAGTAGGGAGTTTTTTATAGAAAATCAAGACATTTTCGTGTGCCTTCATAGGCATTTTCTTAGCATTTAGATGACCAGTTGCTTTGGTCTTTTCGATAATCCATTCATAGCGATATAACTTTTCATTGCTACAAGCGAGCCTCTTATCGAATGGTGACTGCGCCCATAGTGCAATACAACCATCATCTTTGATGATTCTCTCGTATTGTTCCCATAATGGCTCGAATGGAATTAGCACATCCCATGAATTCTGGGTTGTTGAAAACGGCAGATCCGTGAAGATGAAATCGACTGATTTATCATCAATCTTTTTCATACCTTCAAGGCAATCTTCATTGTATATTTTATTAATCTCTAACATTTCTTACTCAGAGCAAATCCAGATTTAATGCTGCAGCAAATCTCTTGCTCCTTTCATTATTCTTATTCTCTTAATAGATCTCTGTCCATTCACTAATTTCTACTTTATTATCAGGATAGCCAGATAAGCTCCATTCATTGTCGTTATATACTACTTTCCACATAGCATTTTCTCCATGTGGATTACCTTTAATTTTGCCATAATATAATCCTGAACATTGTGGTAATTCTTCCTCTGTTTTTCTCCAAATTGGCTTCTCATATACTTTATTAATATCGTCTACTGCTTTTGCCAAACCTGTCATCGTATTATCAAAATAATTCTTCATAATGTCTAATAGATTTTTTGTAAACTTTTCAGATGCATCATTCATTCCAAGTATATAATCATGATTGATTTTAAAAGCAATTCCAAGCCCAATAAGTGCTCCTATACAAATTCCCATTAATCCAATTAATACTGTTAAACAAATATCCATATCTTACCTCTCTTTCTTATCGTCCAAAGGAAACTTCGGTTTCTTGTGCTTACTTTTTATCTGTAATCTCGAATGGTACAATTGATTCAGGAATATAATTAACCTCGTACTTGTACTTATTAACTTCAGCACCACCTAAATCCTCAATGACATACATTGTGTCTTCATTTAGTCCAATAATATGTCTCTTATATGTACCATCTTCCATCTCTACAACAAGAGTCACCTGATCATCTGTTGCATCTTCTCTACTGAATGCACCAATCATTTCAAACTCAACTTTATCAGTACGAGTGTTGATTACTGCAAATCTTCTAAGAATATTAAAATTCTCAGCTTCCTGTTTCATATTATATGTAACCTTGCTCGATTCAGTCTCAAATGCACATCCAGTTAATGATGTTACTACCATTCCAACGGCTAACATTACTGCTAAAATTTTCTTTTTCATATAATTTACTCCTTACTATCTCAAAATCTTACTAAATCTCTTCATAACTTCTTCGCAAAATCTATACAAACAAGTTTTCTTAAATGCTATTCTCAAATCATCAACAGCTTGTCTATATTGCTGACGTAATTCGTTGTCTATCATACTATTCCTTCTTCTCAATAATAGTTACAGTACCCTCAAATACTCCAAAATTTGATGACTGTTGAAATGTATGTGTCTCCGCAATGTCGTCATCTGTCATAGGTCTTGTAAGATACCATAATGAATCATCTTTCCATGTAATCTCTTCAAGTTTCTGGTTTGGTTCAAGCTCAATTGTTGTTGATCCACCAAAATCTTTTGTGACAGACTGGCATCCAGTCATTCCAAAACACAATGTTAATCCTAATGCAACAGCTATAATTTTCTTCTTCATATAATTTATTCTCCTAAATCTGAAACTTCTTCGTAAGTCTTTTCAAAAATATTAGGCTTACAAGGATATACTTCACCATCGACACCTAAAATTATGTAATCACCATATTCCGATTTCATTGTTCCTTCCAGTGTTTTAATATGACATGTACCATCTTCGTGAATTACAATAGTATTATTTGATACTCTATCCATAAACCAATCTGGTAAAGAATTGTCAATCATATATCTAACTGCTTCGATCACTACTGGTTTCTTTCTGTATTTCATGTTGCTTACCTCCTGTTATTTTATTCTCCTTTAAATTTGACGTTATTGCTTTTCATTGTACTTAATAATTCTTCTAACGATCTTCTTCCAATATCTTTCCAACGAATGATGTCATCAGATGTGTAATTACTCATATCTTCAATGTTTTCAATTCCGTGCTTATGTAAAATTGTGTACAATCTAACCGAAATATCCATTTCTGCAATTTTCAAAATATCAATTCTCCTTCCCAATTAAGATATTATTCAAATCGTCTATAATGTCATCACATATTACAATTTTTCCACGCAGATACCCCTTATCCCAAAATCCATACTCTGATAGTTCACTATCATCTGACATTTGAGAAAGTTGCTTCTCATATCTTAGTTTTCTTTTTTCATATTTTTCAATTAATCCCATTCCAACCTCCAAAGGAAATCTATGTTTCTTGGTAAAAATATTACTATATATAGTATCTATATTTTCTGCAAACACTATATATAGTATTCCATTTACGCCTGATACACAAAACTTGGCATTGGCTGTAATTTAAACAGATTTTTCTCATGCATTGAATCAATCTTAGCTTTTACTTCCTCACTTGGCTCAATTCCATCTCTGATATATGCATCTAGTTCAGCATAAGTAAATCCAAGGTTGTCTTCATCTGTCTTTCCACAAAGACCATCAGTAGGTGTCTTATCAACCAATTCTGATGGAAGCCCTAATTCACGACCAATAGCTTTAACCTCTGTTACTGTAAGCTGAGATAATGGACTAAAATCACCAGCAGCGTCACCATATCTTGTGGCGTAACCCACCCAATCTTCGGAAAGATTGCACGTATTAGCGACACGACCATTTACCGTCTGTGATACTGCATAAAGTGTAGCCATACGAATACGAGCAGGAAGATTTGTTTTTGTCTGAATTGATAACTCTTCATCTAATGATGTTTTAATTTCATATTCAGCAACATTCACAATTGTTCCGACTGGAATAATAGTACGTGGAATGTCTAAAAAACTGCAAAGTTTACGACTATATTCAATATCTCTTTGTCTTCCCTGTGGCATCATCACACCAAAAACTCTATCCTTACCAAGAGCTTCTACACATAATGCTGCCACAACGCTTGAATCCTTGCCGCCTGAGATACCCACAACTGCCATACAGTCTTTACCGTTCTTCTCGAAGAAATTCTTAATCCACTGAACGCAATCATTAGTTACTTTTTTTACATCAAAATTACTCATGTTTAATCTCCTCTCTAACTCTCATAAGAATTTTTCCTAAATTGTTTTCTCCAACACCATTCACAGTTCCCCAAATTTTATCACCCCAAGTATTACCTTCTTCGAGATGCTGATTATCAGTCTCAAGTAACTTTGCTTTGAGCTTTAAATTTTGAGTAAATTTTGCTTTTACAATTTCGTACATAACGTTGTACTTCACATCTTCCCAATCAGATCGAAGCTGAACTCTTCTACCAAGTTTCTTTGCAGATGATGGATCTAAATTCGTGAAACATTCTCTATCTGAAAAAGTTTTTGCTGATTGAAAAGCGGCTTCATTATTCAAATATGTAAGTCCTTCATATGTAACAGGAGAAGAATAAAAGTTGCTTAAAAAATAATATTTACCTCTAAATTCATTTATCATCCTTTGTCAAGCCTCCATAATTCAACATTGCAATCATAAAAAATATTCTCTATCATTTGATGTACTTCCTCCCAATTTGCACCGCCACGAACACATCCAATCTTATATGGCATTGCAATACTCATATTTTCCAAAACTGCATATGATTTCAAATTTTCAAAACATTTTCTTAAAGCATTGATATCTGTATACTGTTTTCCGTCATAACCATATGATTTTTGTGCAAATAAATTTGCATATATTCTTGCATCAATATTAGACTGAAAGTATCTAACAGAACCCAATAATTGTTCAGGTGTATTAATCGAACAAAAACTATGATAATCTTTATATACTTGCACATCATAATCACGGATCGCTTTTGCAACACCAGAATTAAAAGCACCTTTGCAATTAACCTGGTGTGCAATAATATCAGTGTTCGAAGTAAGCAAGTCTCCATCAATTATTTTAATCATTACTTACCTCCGTACATTCTGTTTCTGATATCCGCAAATGTGTCTTCTCTTACTAATTCTCCATCTTTAAATACAGTAGTAAGTAAACTGTTATCACTCATTTCAAGTAACTGATCTTGGCACTTTAATTCACCGTTATCATCGTACACTCTACAACATCCTTTATGAGATTTCTTTAAGTGACTTGTATCTGTCTTAGGATCTTTGAAAATCATTAACTTCTTGCCATCAATTACTCCATATGTAGCTTTCATTGCAATACCAAAAGTATCTCTTGTAACAACAATCATCTTGCCATTTTCAACGATTGCAGTGAAGCAAAAAGCTCCTACACCATAAGCAATATTATTAGCTGCGAAACCACGCTTTTCTAATTCTTTCCAAATAGTTTCTATATTAGAAAGTGTGCAGCCATCACCATAAATAATACCGATATGCGGATTTAATACCTTATAACCTTTACCATTTACAGAACCACCAAAAATCTCCCATAACCTTTCAACTGTCTTAACTGAAATCTCTACAATATCACCACTATCAGGACGAACCAAGAGCTTTCCATTATGATTCATAATCTCTTCTTTACACTGTGGAAGAATATTATTTACCATATTCCAATAATCATAAGTATCTGAAACCATACTAAATGATGTATTTGGATATAACTCTGTTAAAAGTCTCTTAACGAACGTAATCTCATCTCCATCAATTGAGAAATTAGCACCCATTACAGAATGCTCAGTTGAGACAGCACCGAGTCCAATACCATTATTCTTACAATCGGCATTATAATATCTATCAATATAATTAATTGCTGGAATTGTAGAAGTCTTATTAAATGAAAGTAACCATGATGCTGAACATCTTGTAGCTTCATCCATACAAGACATTCCTCTCATGCCAAAATCTGCGCAAGCCATATTTCCAGGCAATCCGTCTGTTGTCTTGTTATACCAATAATCTGCAATCTCACGATACATATGACCAATAGTTGCATGACAACAAGGTTTCCATAATTCTACCTGAAGAATACATTCAATCCACTGAACAAGCCATGCAAACTTGTCATCCGTATTAGTAATTTCAATACAAGGAACTCCCATTGGTACAAGTGTTCCTTCTGGTAAAGCTCTAATTTCAAGTGGCAGATAACCAAGTCTGTGAAGCTCTACAATTTTGTCTAAATCATAGTTGTCTCTACCAATCTGTACATCCATCGAATCTGTATAAAGAGTTAGCATCTCATCTTCCGATAAATCGAAGAAATTTTTCTGAAAATATCCCATTAAATATTCTTTGATAAATGCCTGTAATCCAAAGAAAACCATTTCATTCTGATTCTCTAACATTGATTTTCGAGGCACCCAATACGATACTAACTTAGTTAATCCCTTCGGATACATACGATCATGGCACTGTTTATAAGTATCTGATAATAATAAAGCCATTGTGTTATCCATAATTCTAAACCTCCATAACTGTAATTTTTTCATGACTACCATTAAACAAACTGTTTGTAGTAAATAATCTGTTCACTGTATTATTCTCCAAAGACTTGATCAATGTTCCTTTTTCTTTATCAAGAATTGAATTCTCTGTATGAGTGGCATACGCATAAATCTCAGTTACACCATGTTTCTTCAATTCTTCTGCACTATAATAAAGTGAACCGCCATATGCGATAATATCATCAATCATTAACACAGCTTTATCCTTCAAATCAATACCATTTGTTCTAATGTCTAATCCAAGGATTTTACCAGTCTTCCAATCTCTCTTCTTTTCACCATAACAATACGGTAACTCAGGGAATAAATCTGAATATCTCTTAGCTGCACCTGCATCTGGGAAATAAAGTACAAGATTTCTCATACCAATCTTTGAAATAGCTTTATCAACATACTCTTTTGGATTTTCTTTTACACAGTTATTAAGTAATGCAGTAGAAACATCACTGTGAGCATCCAAAACATAAACTGATGAAAATTCTAACCAATTGATAAAATCGCAAAAATACTTCAATGTGAATACTTCATCATCATTTTTTACTCTATCCATTCGTGCATTAGGAATATATGGAAGAGACAAATAATAATTCACATTAGTAAAAAATCTTTCAAGATGCTTCCTTACTAACATCAAATAAAACATCTCATCGTTGCTCTCATAAATCCATTCAATCCAAATACAAGGAGAGCCATCATAAGAGTCTTCCTCAATGTTGTTTGTATCAATATTTACTCTTGGTGTTCCATCTGGGAACTTATTGATTGTTACAATGTCGCCATTAATTTTAATCATATTCTACTCTCCAATCACTTCGATCTGACACATCTTCATTGTTTCTAATGCAGCTTTATGAGTTTCAGGAGTAACACCTGCACAGCAACTTGCATCGACTGTAATATCTGCATTAGGGAACGTTGCTTTTAAGATTAAAGCATTTGACACTACACAAATGTCTGTACAGAGTCCAACAAGTTCTATCTCGTCTTCAAAAATTAAATCATTCCAATGCGTCCATCCAAATGTAGGCTTATCAACATAATAACAATTCTCTACTTCTAATCCGTCTGCAATTTCCCAACCATGAGTACCATAGATACAATGTTCTACTGGAAGTTTCTTTCCTTCTGGTGTATTGAGATAATTTGTATCATGTGTATCTCTAGTGAAGATGATTTTATCTCCACGATCCTTATACTCCTTAATTTTCTTTGCTACATTTGGAACAATTGCCTGTGCTTCCTTTGTACCGAGTGTTCCATCAATAAAATCATTCTGCATGTCTATAACAATTAATGTTTCTCTCATTTTGTTACCTCTCTTCTTTGTTCTTTCATTACCAAATGGGTAAGATTATTCACTTTTCCCTTTAATTCTTTATTCTCTTTTTCAAGTGCAGCTATTTTATTTTTCAATATATCTTTTGTTGAAAACTTCTGCGTCCCAATCTGCTTATAATCAGACGAAACAGTTTTAACAGAATAATTGCTAATATAATCTGTTGTTCCATCGGAATATGTAATTGTTGGTTCAAAGAATCCACGCTTCTTGCACTCATCACAATGACAAATGGATGAAATATATCCAATTTTGCCATCACTACTTTCTACATAATCACCTTCATGGAATTGAATATCTGTTATAGGATCTCTGAATGTAAGAGTTACAATATCCATACATTGATTACTTCCAATGTATAAGTAGCCCAGATTTTCATACTCTTTAATCGTTTTGTGAGCATCGTTTAAACTTACTTTAACTATCATTTACTTATCCTCCTCATCTTCGCCTAAAATTTTCTTTCTTAATGAGTTCCAACCATCATCATAACCATCGCAATATTCGTCCATATACTCATTATTGTGTGTCTCTTCTGGCAATTCTTTTAATGGACACCATCTTTGTCTAAAATCTTTCGGATAAGGATAATTAATTGTACGGTTATTTAAAGCCATGCAACACATATCAGAATAATGACCACAAAAACATGGACATTTATCACAACTATTTGGCATATCCATCACTAAAACAGCTTTACTCATTGTTCTATCCTCCTATCGTCTTAACAACTTATCTTTCTTCAATAAAATTATCTGGGATTATATCTTTATTGACAGTTACATATGGAGCTTCACTTCTGTCAAAAAAGTTACAAGTTAAACATAAATTAGCAATATATTTTTCTTCTCCAAGGATTGTTTCGGAGTTGTCCACTATATATTGTCCACAATATTTAATTCTCTGAATAAGTTCATTACGAATAGACTGCTTTACGTCTTTTACATCTCTAGTTATTCCTTCCATATTCTCTCCTATCTTCAGCCGCAGCAATCAATATATGTCCCATCTTATCAGCTCGATCGTTACCGTAATCATATATAATTGCCTTTGATATGTTTAAATCTTCATTCTTAAAATACAAATAAGTTTCATCATCTTTTTCTAATGGCTCAGATTTATATATCAAATTACATTCTTTGTAAATATGGTCAAAAAGATGTGGTCTTGTTTTCATGAAAATTTCCAACATCTGATCCGCTGACATGCTATTATTATCTTTATCCTTGTTCATACCTCTTCTCCTTTCACCACATATCAATTCCATGTTTAAGAGCATATTCGTATAACTGAATTGCCTTATAAAATGTAACATACGTCTTTACTGATTCATTTGTCATTTTACATTCAGCCTCACTTGTTTGAGTGTCGTATGTTATAACTTGAAAATCTAAAGTTATATGGTCAACTTTAACACCATAGCGTTTTAACCACTTTTTAAATATTCTCTTTTTCTTATGTGATTTCACTGGAATTGCATATGAAAGTTCAGATGAAAATAATGTATTTTGATATGTAGGGCGAAAATACTGATTGAATAAATTTTCGTTTATTTCACAGTTCTCTAATGTGATTTCTCCACTTAAACCATTATGAAATGTATTAACAACCTTTAGTTCTTCTTTATCTAAAGATTCATATCTAACATCCATAGATTCAATTCCCTGTATATCCATAAATTTTGTTCCATCAGATAGAAATAAACCTCCACCTGTAATCTCTTTTATTGGCATTTATTTACCTCCTTTCTCCATAAGAAATTCCGCTTTTCTGCGAACTTCATATTATGTTATTCTCTACTCAATCTTCTTCTCAACCACAACAATCGTGTCATTGTGCCAACCGCCATGAGGAACAAGTAGAATTTCCTGAATTTCAAACCCATACTTCTTACCAATACCACCGCTATTCCAGCTACAAGTAATTACAATGCCATTTTTCTTTACAATTCTTCCTATCTGTTCCTTCTGTTTAGACCAATATGAAGCTTGTGTTGTCTGCATATTTACTGTCTGTCCAAGATTTTTGTAACATTCGCTCACCTGTCGTGGTGAGTATGGTGGATCGTATAACACAGTATCTACTGAGTTATCTTCAAATATCTTCAAAAAATCCAGTGCATCCATATGATAATCAGTGTCATACTGTGTATCTAGGTCATTTGTTACTGTCGCTAATTTATTGCTATTTGCAAATGGATCAACAATTTTACCTATTGCATATTTCTCAATCAGCTCTTTGATTGGCTTAATTGAAAATGTGTTACTATTTGGCATCTGCCAGACTCTATTTATTATCATTATGTATCAGGAGTAAACGCTGCGTTTTCGGTATACCAAACCTCTTACTCCTTCCTGTTATGTTATTCTCTGTTACAACTTCATAAAACTGAAAATATGTGCTATAACATCAACAGTCCATCCGTTGCCGACTGCTTCAAATCTTCTTGTTTTAGGCATTGCTTTTACATTGCCACTCTCATCCATTCCAAATTCTGTATAATTGTCTGGAAGTGTTTGAAGTCGTTCAATCTCTAATGGACATGTCTTTTTATATTTTTCTCCACCAAGCCAAACATTGAATTTTGTTTCTGTTCTGCAACGTGGCACTGTTGGAGCTTTCTTATCTAAAAAGTACAGCCTGTCCTGCTGCGAATAATGACCTTTACCACCAAGATCATATTTTATGTAATTCTCACACTTAATCATTGTGTTCCTGATTCTGTCATCAAAGTATTTGACTAAATCTGGATCATCACAGATAACATCTTTCACTAATAATCCTTTATCATCAGGAAGTGTAATATTTGGTATGTTCGTCCAATACAGACGTTTTCTCCTCTGAGCTGATAATAACTGACTATCAATCATAATTGGTTGTACACCCAATTCCTCACTAATAGCGTCTTGAATCTCATCAGCCATTCCATAGTTATTTTCATATAGGAAATATTTTGGATTTGTATTATTCTTTGCTTCCACAAATTTCTGAAAAAGTTTCCAACCTTCGCCTTCTGTATCAATTTCTCTCTTCAATTTTGCTGTTTTACTACACTTGGCTTTCGACCAAAACTGGCAAGGTGAACCACCTATTAATAGATTGACTCCATTAAAATCCTTGAAGTCGGTAGAAAATACGTCACCGTATCTTTTGATATCAGGATAATTATATCTACTGATTTTGATTGCATTCTCTTCAATTTCAAATGCGTTATACTCACTGACTGGAATATTGGCTTTATCTAATGCAACTCTTCCACAAGAGATTCCATCAAATAAACTTAACACTCGTAGCCCTTGAGAATTATTTTTTTCTTTATTCTCTGTCAAAATACACTATTTTACAGAGGTTACGTAACCATAATTACCTAGGAGTTACTGTTTAATTCCTTTCTTCTTAATTATTTTGTTGTAAAATCCTATGAAATTTACACGTCTGCAAAAATCATAAGAAAAAAATATTTCTTGTTACTTTTTTGGAAAATTTGGCTGAATCGCCAAGATAGAAATTTCTATATACGATTATTCTCTATCGAATTGCTATAAACATAATCCATGTCATAACAATTTGAAGAATATGTATTAACTGATCCTGAATAAGATTTATATTTTTCTTATTTGCTTTACAATCATCTATAATACAATGGATTACCCAGTTAAAACAAAATACAAAAACATACATCTTATATATTAACTCGTTTGGGTTAAAATATGTATAAATTGTTGGAATTAGCATAATCATAAAAGTCCAACTAAAGGCATGTTCACATAATGCCATAATATAATCGTTTTTATATAATTTATCAGGTGCATTTTTCTTCCACCATGACTTTTGTTTTGCTGATGCTAACCAACCTTGTAGATAATAATCGTCTACAATATGACAGAATAACATAGCTAATAACAAAATAGTTTTTAAAAACATTCATTTCACCTCACTTCTCAAGAAAATTTGGCTGATCAGCCATGAATAGAATTACTTCTATATTAGATTATTCTTTACATACTTTCTAATAAAACTGTTTCCAGTTCGATAGAACCCCAATTATTATTTGGTTTAATATAAGCGATTGATAAAACAGAACACTCATAACCAGGAGAATCAAATGCGTCTGTAACATCCAACTTAAAAGAAATGTTCTTCTTAGTTAATTCCTTCTTTAACTCGTCAACGACATCATAATAATTTTCTTCATCTTCTCTGTAACGATGATAATATTCATGTTCTTCATCAAAATACTTGTCCAAAATTTCTTCTATAATATCCATTCATCTTACCTCACTCTATTGGAATCATCTTTACCACATTATCACCAATATGTTCAACCGCATGATAATCTACAATCGACTTTAAAAAATCACATCTATTAGGTTCACATCCTCTTCCTTTGTATAAATTACATACATAATTACCATGTAACTGATTTGTACATTCAGAAAAGATACATTCTTTTGGTTCATCTGGCATTTTATCTACAATAATTTTCATATTCTCACATCACTATTCAAAGACTTCCTCAATAACTTTCAACTTAATACTCTGACTAAATTCTGAACCAGCAGCTTTTGGATGACCACCGCCACCAAATAAACTTGCTACATCTTTACCAAGATCAATATCTTCTTTAACGGTTCTATAAGATACCGTGCAACCATCAATATCAATCATTGCCACAAAATCAATTTCAGGATGCATTTTACAAAGTCTATTACCTAATTCGCTAACGAACCTATCTGCAAATACAAAGCCACAAACCTTACCGCACATAGGACTGGTAAACATGGTTTCATTCTTCTCTTCGATGTATCTATCAATTTCATCCTGCTTAATCTTTAGAACAACCTCATCTTTGGCAGATAATAATGGGAATATTTCACCACGTATCTCCGAAATACACCAATGAATAAAATCATCTCGACCATACAGATAAAGTAAGTCATTTACCTGCTTACAAATAACACCATCTTCACCGAGTTCTGACCATCTCCAAGTGTCATAATCTCTCACAAGTTCAGCAAATCTCTCTAATGCTTTATTATTCTCTAACTCTTCACTCAGGCTACCATTCATACCTAACCAATGATAAAACAACATAGTTCCCGATGTTTTAATTCCTTTGGAATCTTCGATAACTACATCACACCAATCATACTTATTTAATCCAAGAGCTGTTGGATGATGATCTAATAACTGAACATTGTCTCTTTTATTTAGCAACTCAGCAGTTTCTTCATTGACACGAATATCGGTAATATAAATTGGGATTGTGTCGTCCTGTTCTGTTTCCAAATATTCCTTTACAGTTGAATCAATATTGTCGTAATCACAGTATGAAATATCTACATATTTACCAAATGCAAGTTTTGCCAAAACTGCACAACCTATACCATCAAGATCTGTGTGTGTGAATAATTTAACCATGTAATCTCCTCTCTGCTATTTCTAATAATTTTTCTTTCTCATTTTTATATTCTCCACTAATGACTAAATCCAACAGATTATTTAATACCTCACCAATTTCTTTTCCTGGTTTATATCCAATAGTAATTAAATCCTTACCATTGACTGCTAAATCCTTTAGAGAAAAACATTCATCGTCTTGTAAGACTTCTTCTAAAATGTATTCAATGTTATCAATCTTTTGCAATCTAGTTTCCTGATTCATGTCTGCTTGTGCTTTAATATCAGCTCTGCGAACATTTAGTAATCTTCTGAACTGTTCCTCTCCGATTTTATTAAGCCATCTCTTGATATATTTCTTTCCCACCTCAAAAGTAGCATCATGATAATAGACTAATTCAACGACCTTTTCTCTTGTATCATTGTCAAATCTTAATCGCTTCATTATTTCATTGGTCATATCAGCACTGACTCTTCCATGACCTTTAAAATGTCTAATACCATCCTCGCCATCTTGATAACAATGTGGCTTTCCTATATCATGAAAGAATACAGCTAAAGATGTAATCAAATCTCTTGAATTCAAGTCGGGTTCACAATCACATTCATAAGCTTGTACTGCATGTACTGTATGATTCCATACATCATAAATATGATATGGATTATTCTGTTGAAAGCCAAACATATCTTTAATTTCAGGAATGAATAACGAGAATACTTCACGGAATAATCCTATCTGTATATAAAATTCGCTTGATAATGCAATTTTACAGAACTCACTATTAATTCTCTCAATAGATATATTCTCTAAATTCTTATACATTTTATGAATATTCAAACTTACATCAGAATCAACCACAAATCCCAGTTGTGAAGCAAACCGAATAGCACGTAAAATCCTTAAAGCATCTTCTGAAAATCTATCCTCTGCTCTACCAACACATCTGATTTTATAATGCTCAATATCTTCCATACCATTAAACGGATCTATAAGACCAATTTCATCATTGTATGCCATCGCATTGATTGTAAAATCTCTACGCTTTAGATCTTCTTTAAGACTTCGTGTAAATGTTACGCTATCAGGTCTACGGCTATCTGAGTAATTACCGTCAATTCTGTAAGTGGTACATTCATATCCCTCACCGTCAATTACAATGGTAATAGTTCCATGTTGCAAACCAGTTTCAATAATTCTCTTGTCCTTGAATACTTCTATCATTTCATCTGGCGTGGCAGAAGTTGTAATGTCATAATCGTGAATTGATCTGCCAAGAATACTATCTCTCACGCATCCTCCTACCAGGAAAGCTTCATATCCATTATTCTGTAAAGTATGAATAATTTCATTTGCACCAGATGGAATTTCAATTTTCAATCTTTTCATCAAAATTCACCTCAATTTTCGGTTCATCAATAAACTTTGCCAATAGTCCTTCATGGTAGAATACCTTGTCACTTTCAGTAATTTCTTCTCCCAAGAAATATCTAAGTACGAATGGCATCATATAGTTGTCTAAACATTTGAACTCAATACTATATTCTCCATTTTCTTTGTAGATTTTTTTACAGTATCCGTCAGTACCATTGATTTTGTGGAGCGAAAATAATTCAACTCTGAATGGGATATTAGATTTTGTACTTAATCTTTCTTCAACACAATTTCTCACAAGATTTAACATGTGCAAATTACTTACTGTTGTCATATCATAAACAATCTCATCATTTGAAAAGAATACAATTCTCTCTTCACCAATGATGTCATATAATAACGATAATGTCTGATCCATAAGGTACTTTTCATATGTGATGTGTCTTTTGGGATTGCAATTACCCAAAATTACCTGACAAATATATTTACTATTTATAATATGTTCGTTATCTGTGAATTGAGAAATAAAATCTTCCCATGTATCAGTTCCAAGAAATATATTTTTATCATATTCGTGTAAAGATGAAAAATTAGCCTTTCTCATATCAATACTGATAAAAACTCTTCCAGTATTAGTTGGCTTAAATATATCTTTATTAGATAAATTTTTATGAATCACAGTGAATTTGTTCATATCTTCCGCATTAAATCTCTGATATGCCTCTGACTCTTTGATACTTGTAATAGCTGCATCCTTTACATGATTATATTCTTCAAAATAATCCTGCTCACAATTATACCCCTGTAATTCGCTTGCAAATCTAATCCACTTGTCAACAGTTCCATAGAACTCATCAAAAAGCTTAATTCTATCTAAAAAGTATGGCTCTTGGAATAATCTAATTGGTATATTGCAATCCTTACAGAATCTTTCTTTCGCTCTATTTGATATTTCCATCAGATATCTCCTTTCACAATTCTCTCATTTACATACATCTTAAATTCATTGATTTTCTTATAATCAGGTTTATCAGGCAAAGATGTATTTTCTTTTGCGTATTCAAAACGTTTTTCATATTCATTCAATAAATCATAGAACTCAGAAATAGGTTGTCTATTTTCATCTAAATATTCTCCATTTCTAATACTCATGAGTAAATCGTGCTCATCTGATCTATAAGTGATAATCTCTTCCTTTTCCAGAATATCAATACACATCATATATAATCGAATCAAATGAGCCATATGTTTTCCTAATTTATCATGGGCTACAGCCTTTTCATTTCTTTTACCAAATTTGCTATAACTACTAACAATGGACTTCATTTCGTTCCACATGCCAGCCCAATCTCTTAACGGATAATGTTGCAAGTTTACATCCATAAAAATCTCACTATCATATCATTCTTGAACAGCCTTATCAATATATAGTTTCACATCACTATTTTCATAAGGATAATATCTGTTTTTAAATTCATATCTTGCATTGTTGATGCTTTTTAAAATGTAGGCTTCATTTTCTGCCTGACCAACCAATCTCGCAGCCTTATTTTCCATACGTCTTAGCTGAGAACCTGCATATCCTCCAAAGGTATGAACACAAATCTGCGAAAGAAACATTTTTCTATTGTCCAATAATTTTTTACCAATTTCAGATAAATGTAAGTAATGTTCTGGTAGACAACCAAATTGTTCAATTGTATTAGGGTTGCTTGACGTTAAAAGTTGAATCATTTTATTAAACGAATACATAGTTGTATCTGTATCAACATCTACCACCTGTTCAAAGTCTGTCCCAAGTAAAATATCTGATTTGCTGTTGAGTGCAATACCTCTTACATCTAAATCAGATCCTTCTTTATCCATTCCATATGCATGACTTCCACCAAGAGTTAAGATAATGATATTGTTACCCAAATTCTTATCTGTTCTCAGGAAGTCATACTCTTTTGATTTTAATTTGTCCTTAATCTGTTCAATTGTCATTGTCTTAACCTCCAAAATTTCATAAGAAATGTGCGTTTATTGTGATAGTTTTTCTTTCTCCAATAATCTAGCCACTCTACTCATAATCATCTGTCTTTTATGATTATCAAAATCATTTTCCTCACCAGTAAAGTTATAATCAGGCAGCCAGCCTCTTGCAATTTCACGAACAGCTTCCGCTAACTCTGTATATGTCATATTGTCAATTTTATCTCTTTGAATGTCATAGTCATCCATATCATATTCTCTGACGGTATATTCTCTCATAATATTTCCTTTCTAAATTCCACATGAAACGAAGTTTTACTGTGGTTTCTGTTCTTTGTCTATAAAATATGTATTTCCATATTCATTGACTTTCTCTGTCAAATTCATTCTTGCGTAATCAAGAACGTCCGATGCGAAATTTGCCATACATGAATAACATAGATAATGTTTAGTTTTTCCTACACTCATTTCTACTAACCCAACTTCTATTCTTCCGCAAATCTCACATGACTTATTTCTAATACATTGACTCATATAATACCTCTTCTAATTTACCAAATTCCATTTACTGTCTTATCAATAGCTTCTCTCATTACACCACCTGTCATTTTATTCATTGTATCTGCAACAAGACCTTTAAATTCTGCTCTTATTCGTCTATTATGACGAGTACATGGTTTTGAACAATAATTATTTCTTCTACATTTTTTACAGTTGCCATTCAATTTCCACTGTTCATTTTCCTGAATCTGTTCCATAATATTTGTATGCTCCTTTCAAAGTTATATATTCTGACTAATATTCCTCTGCTATATCATCATATTCTCTTGAAAGATATCCAACTAAATCCTTATAAATATCTAACTGATGTTCATGTAAATAATTACATAGTTCAATATCTGTATTGAAAAACTTTTCAACAGCAGTTGAATTAGCCCATCTGTCAAAAGCACTTTCTGTTGTAACTCTAAGTAACCATCTGTTTCTAGTTCCGCTATGAGGCTCTACTATCATAAAAATAACTGTATCTGTTCTTGCTTCTAAATGACCTTCGTATTCATAAATCTCGTAATCCTGACCATTGTTTACTTTGTCATTCTCAAACCATCTTCTTATATTTTCCATTTTTACCGATCTCCTTGTTTTGTGATTAGAAAAATAGCTCATCAATCGACAAGTCCATATGTTCGTATAAGTCAACAATTCTTGAATCATTTTCATCTAACCCAAGTAAGAAAAAACCACCTTCTCCTTGCTCAATTTTTACAATCTCATTCTTATGAAATTGTTCTATATCTATTTTTAATCTTCTAATACCGTAATATTTATATAAATCTTCTATTGCTGAGTTCAAACCATCCATCATTTTTTTATATTGGGAACTCAAGTCAAAATCGTATAAACTATTAATACTGTTTTCAATTTCATTATAAATATCTATTAAATTCGTCATACTTTATACCTCCACATGAAATCGAACTTTATTTGTCTTTTGCTTATGATGGAAGAAATCACATCTTGCCTCTTTGTGAAAATCTTCCTCCGTTAAATCATATTCACTCTTACAATCTTCTGATTCAGGATAGCATTTCATTTTATCGTGATCCGCATGTTTACACTCACCACACCCTGAACATTTACGACCTTTAAAATCGCTTTTTAACATATTTTCACCTCACAGTCCAAAGAACTTTACTTCGATATTTCTATTTTAATTTCTGTTCCCTCATAGTTACCTGTTATATGCCTTTTGGCTACAGATATTCCCTCTTGATATTCATTAATGACATTCTCTAAAGATTTCATAATGTCATAAAAATCTTTAAGTAGCCAAGGATGCGTATAAGATATATGAATTCCATCACATAAAAATCTCCAAAGAAAATTTTTCGCTTCACTTTTACAACGCCACTCTTCTTCATATTTAAATTCCATAGAGCCAACATAATCATAATATTCAAAATCATTAACTACTACATCTCTATTAGTACAACCAAAATCTTCGGCATTCCTTAAACTGTAATCCCCGTCTGTATATAATGTATAACTAATATTTATTTGCATATTTTCACCTCGCAATCCAAAGAAAAGCACACACTCCTATAATCTCCTGATTGTCTCACAAGCAACCAGTAGCTCAAGTTCTGTATCGCAATAAATACATCCATCAATTGCTCCATATTTATTAAGAATATCCCAATCGAAGTATCCATTGTAATCACACATTGCAACAGAATAGTTCTTATCCGACTTAAATTCTTTTATGTGTTCTCCGTTTGGCTTATATGTATCAACACCATTATTTTCTACAATAGAAGCAACCCATCCATTCGGAAATACAATGCTTCTTTCTCGTGTCTGACGATGCTCTCCATAATCATTTACCACTTCTATTAATCCGTATTTTTCTGAATATTCTTTTAACATTTCCATCTGTAAACCTCCTAATTTTCCAAAGAAAGAGAATTTTCATGTTCTCACCTTCAACTCAACCTCGTTTCAAAAAGCTATCAAAACTGTTTTTCATATATGTATAATTCTCTTTCTGATCATTACTAAAACCAGAGCTATTTTTCTGATACTTCTGAATCCATCGTTCAAAATCCATGTCTTTTTCATTTTTACAAGCATAAGCCATAAGCGCAACTAATGCTATTTTACACTGCTTGTACACTTCCGAATCGACTCTTACGCAATCATCAATCATACCCTCATAACATTCAATGTCTTCTTCAATTACATTTGAATTTACATTTTTCTGAACAAATGAAAGTGTAGTTTCTTCTTCGACATCTTTTTCTTTAATATTCTTTGTTTCTTTTGTAGTCATTGTTTCATTGGCTAAAAAATCTTTTAAAAGTGTTTCTAAAATATGTAATTTGTCTGTAATCATTCCTTTATCCTTTGTAGAATTGCATGTATCAATTTCCGCAAATGATAAATTGTTTGTTTCTTCAGTTCCTTTTGGTTTTCTAGTATGCTCTACAACAACTTTTACGTTCTTCAACTGTTCGAAATTGTTTAAGAATTCTCCAAATTTTTCATCGGGATATCCTGTTTTTTCAAACTTGTCAAAGAGCATAAACCATATAAGTGCATTTTTCTCACTAAACAATTTCCCTGTTGTCGGTGTTACAATATTGTACAATCTATCAAGATATTCCTTGAACTTATTAAACATCTCCTTGGTTGCATTCTCGTTTAAAAACTTTCCAAGCTGCATTGCATTTCTTTTCCACTGATCAAAAAAGTTAAGCCCCATAATTGTTTCATTTACAATCTTATCAATAGTTCCATTTCTATCTTTAACATCGGAAAATTTTGCACAATCGCTAAAGAAATCATGTCCAGATAATTCTTTAACATCTTTTGCAACATTGCACATATAGGTGATTGTTTTTTGGGCAACGTTCATTTTCGCTCCACTGTTATATCTAACAATATGTCGCCCCACTTCTTCATCACTACAATCAAGATGTTTTACTACCTCTACTGGACAATTATTAAAATCTTCCTTTAATCTTTCTGGTAATTGAGCATAACTTTTTCCTTTTAAGTCAAAAGAAACGATTTCATATACTGTATTACCATCTTCATCTTTAACAATTTTTCCATTTTCATCTTTTTTTACTTCTTGATACTCAATCACTGATGGATTTATTTTTTTCCCAAGTGCAAATTTACCTGCTTTATAATTTTCTATTGTGGTACATCTCTGTAATCCATCAATCAGCCACAAGATAACACCATTATCTGTAAGCTGTTCACAAATTTTAATTGGATCAAAATCTTCATTCTGAATAACGGTTACTATAAAATTATCTCTAACTTCTTCTTCCCATTGACCAGATTTTCTCTGCTGTGGATGATCATTTCTCAGATCTTCTCTTTCAATCATTCCACATATTTTAGATGCCATGCAGGTATCTTTTTTTACCTTATCTCTTATTAATTTCATAGAATTTTTCCTCCCATCAAACTCTTCAAAGGTTTAGTTTTTTCATCAGAAGTAATCTTTTTTAAAAGATTATCATAATGAAATGGTTCAATATGTAAGATTTCACAAATCTCTTCTTTTGTGTATTTATCAGCAAGCATCATGATTATCTTGTATTGCAAAGGAGACAAACTATTTAAGTAATCATTAACTTCTTGATGCCATTCAGATTTTGTTTCTCTTATAAAAATATTCTCAACACGAAAATCTGAAGCTATCGTATCTCTAATTTCCTTTCCTTCCTCTGTCGTTACATCTAATGTTAATGGTTTAAGAATTACTTTTCTTTTTTTCTTCTCTCCATTCTCTTCGTAGTACTCATAAATAATATTTCCATTTCTATCCCTTGCATAATTGACACGTTTATCTCGCATCCTATCTCTTGTCCAATCCAAATACGAGCGTTTAATATTTGTTGTCAAATATGCTCCGAAATTATCATTCCTTGAGCAATCATAATTTTCAACCGTTTCAAGTAGTACCTTCATCGCATCACTTAACAAATCATCAATTTCCATATCTGCAACACCCTTCATTGATATTAGCGGCAGACAAATTTTCTTTAATTCTCGTAAATCATTGCGGCAATATCTATCAACTATTGCCAACTGATCGGGTGATAAATTTATTTTTTTTACTGTCACTTTCGCATGTCTCCAATCATTTTTGTCTCTAATATCTCTTTAAAATCCAGTTCATCATCTTTGATTTGACTATGTTTTGTCTCTGAATAACACTTTGGGCATCTACAAAACTTTTCATGCTTGTTCTTTGAGAACGACATAACTCTAGTCATCGGAATATAACAATTTTTGCATACTACCATATATCAATCCTCCAATATATCATTAGCAATTTTCCAGTATTGTGTTCTACCTTTATATTCTCCATCAGAAACTTTGCTTAGTTCTAATTTAATTTTGTCGATTGTATATACTCTATCAATTGCATCCAACATAACCGTTACATATCTGATACATTGCTTAATTCTACGATGCTTGTCTCTTATGTCATCAAGTAGATAACCTATTTTTGCTACTTTATGTGCTTGTGGTTTCTTTCCACTATGTATTCTCTTGTATTTTTCAAGAGCATGAGTTATGTCGCTTTCTGCACTGTCACATTTAGATAACTCTATATTAAGCAAATTTTTATATGTAATAAGCTGTGTTTTATTCCATCCAGCCAATCCAAGAATTGAATTAGATTCTTCAAAAATCTTATCCAACAAAGAATAATCGAAATCTTTATCATTCATATGAATGCCACCATTCCCTTTATAATAAAGAGAGTTTTCGCATTCATCTCCAGAATCTATATCTATGAGATGATAATTCCTTATCCAAGAATATTTCTTTCCACCCTTCTGCACTAACGATCTAGCCTGTTTATAAGTAAATTCTTTTGCTTGTACAGGTGACGTTGTTGCCAGATATTCTCCAATTTTCATTGGGTTTTCCATTACATAATTTTTCCCGTCTGTTAAAATATACATATGTTCTCCCTTCTATTTAATTAATAGTGGATCATGTCTGACTCGAACAGACGACTTCTCGGTTATGAGCCGAGCGTTCTAACCAACTGAACTAATGATCCAGACCGACATATGGAAGGTATATATCAAATAACGAAACAAAAGTATATGTCGGTTATGTAACTCGTTAGTGAGTTATTCTCTATAAGAACTTATGCAGCTTATAGACTGCACTTACAGAAAAAATATCTGCGTTCTGAGGACTTACTGGGTAGAAAATCCCCATAACAGGGCATACTGGATTCGAACCAGTGAATACATGAGTCAAAGTCATGTGCCTTACCTCTTGGCGAATGCCCTATAATATTATTCTCCATATTTAATTGTGCAAATTAGGAATTTTAATTGCAGAAAACGCTTGAAACTTGACTTTCTTTCGAAATATATGTAAAATAAGTACAAGCGATATTTCGCTTCTGCAATGGCTTAATGCTGTTGTATGTATTTGGTTGATAGAGTCAAGTAGAAAGCTGTTGGCGCAGCGTTTGAATCGCTTGGCTCTATCTTTTTTGTCGCTTACAAAAATTATAATACTCCAAACAAATGTTCTTGTCAATCATTATTTCGAACAGGTGTTTGTATCATGTTCGGTTTTTGTTCGATATTTTTATTATATCATATTTTGAGTCCTATAATCAGGACTCTATCTGGGGAAATTTAATATTGTGTACCATAAATTCCTGTACTCCCTCTAATGAAAGCAATCCAAAGAAATCATTATTCTGATAGTCAACTGTATTCGCCTTGTTAATTATTCTTTTCCCCTCATCAATAGTAATTTGTCTTGGTCTTGTATGAATAAAAGTCATTCCATTAAAAGAATCAATCCATATCATACCAGGAGCTTCATCAATTATCTGTTTTGCCTTTTCTTTACTTACATACATTACGCCCTCGCCTCCTCTAATCTATATTCAGTTCCAAAAAACAAGCCGTTGAAACAAGCTTTATCTATAAGTTTTCGTTCATAAGCATCAGTAATATTTCCAAGTCTTTCAATAACTTCGTCCTTGGATATTGTTATAATTTGTTCTCCGAGCACCATAGAATACTCTGTTAAACCATTATCATCATCTGCATTAATGCAACTATGAACAGGCATGTTTATTTTTTTTAGCTTAGTTGTCAAAGGCATCACTGTAATTATAGAAGCATGTTTTGTTCCTATTGGATTGCTTATGATAACATATGGACGTTCTTTAGTCTGGACTGATCCTTCGCCTTGATATTTGATTTTCGCTTTTATAACATCGTATCTCTGTAAATCCATATGTACGTCCTCCTCTCTTTGTTATTTATGTACTTGGATTACCTTTGATACTTTGCATTATAGTCCATATATCTTAAATAGTCAATATATATCTTAATTTTTCAAGATATAATAATGTATAAACTTTTTACTTATATCTTGTATATTTTGTATATATCTTATATAATTAAGATGTATCTTAATCATTTGAAACATAGAGGGACAAAAATGGAAGTAGCTAACACTAAACAAATTCTTCTTAAACTTAAGACCATAATGCTTGAAAAAGATATAAAGAAAAAAGAACTTGCCGAAAAATTAAATATCTCACAGGCTGCATTAACGTCACGATTTAAGCAAGAAAATATTTCAATCAATAATTTACTCGAATTATGCGATGCATTAAATATCTATTTAGATATTAATTTCATTGATAAGGACGAAATCACATAAGTATGTCCTATTTTTTTATTTTATTACATTGGCAATCCTACATTTTGTTAACTAACATTTGCCAGTTCAACATTGATTTTAAACTTTGGGGTACAATTTTTTTGATAAATTGCACTCGTTGAAAAATATTTGCTCCCCGCAAAATCTCGCAATCTTGCTCTTTCACTTAATCCACCATCTACCGGCGAATACCCAACTTGTTTCATGATGAATTTAATCATCCATCCTATACTCCGCCTATTTGGAGCATTGTGATCGGGAGCGTCATGATTCAAAGGAAAACCTTTGCAATTTGCAAATTTCTCTTCGAGATCTTTCACAACTCCCGTAAGCGCGGGTAATCCCAAATCCGACACCACTATCATCTTATTGATGGAATCTGCCGAGGATAAAAAATCCACAATTGCCACAATGTCACTGTTATTCACGTCTAACTTTGTTTTACTTAAGAAAGCCCTACCTATTTGATTCATATTAATCCTCCAATCTTATGTCGTTTATTGTCATTAACTAATAGTTATTATATTCATAAGATTCATAAAAGTCAATAGAATATCACAAACATATTTATAGGATATCGCAAACATATTTATAAAATTCTCAGTTCATTTGCCATATTAATTGCAGCTTGATATTTATCAACATCATCAGTAAGCATTCTTATAATCTTTCCAAAATCATCAGACTTTAATGAGACAACTGGCATATTTTTAACTATCTCATCTCCCTTACCAGCAAGCACGTTATGAATGAATTCTCCATGGTCATTAATCAACTGTCTATTTTTCTCTTCTGTTAATCCAATATAATTCATTGTCATTTGTAAATCAGTATGATTGAACAATTTCTGCAATGACAAAAGACAATCAGGATCAAACGGGTGTGTCTTATGAATCCAATACCCGAAGCTTTTACGAAGGCTGTGACTTGATATAGGATATCGAATACCAACATCCTCAACCGCTTTTTTTAGTTTCTTTCTATAATCATCTGTTTGCCACTTTACAACATCATTGTATTCTATAATATAATATAAATAATCTCCAAGACTCTTGTATTCTTTTTGCTTATGAAAGTCATCCAAAATTTTCTGCTTTCTCTTATCAGAAAAATCTTTATTTAAATAACCACACCATGTTTCAATATTCATATAAAAAGGTGTATTAGGATGTCTTAACAGCCATAATGTTTTAGGTATATAACTGAATATATATTCATTATAATGTTCCATTGGGTCAATTTTTACGTGTGACAAATAATTGTCAACCGCCTCCCAAACCATATTACTTACAGGAAGATTAGTGATCTTTCCAGTTTTCTGTTCCTCGATGGTATCAATTTCACTCTTACGATTTCCGTTCTCGTAATACAGATCCGACCATTTCATCATAACTGTATCACCAATTCGTCTACCAAGAAGCAATTCTAATAATGTAATAAGATATCCGTCCCATTCTTCATTTTTTTCAAACCACTCAATAACATTCTTGATATCTTCCATGTTCCAAAATGGCTGCACCTCTGTTTTACCTTTTTTCTTAGTCGCATAATCTCTTGTCTGTGCCATATTAAATAACCTCTCTTTCTATATGTATTATTCTCCGTTTTTATAGTATCTATCTCTAATTTGTTCGGCTCTATCATATGCCTCCAATAAATCGTCACACCATCTAATTTCTATATTCTTAGTTTGTTTTCCGCAACAAGGTTTATTAAAACAAGCTAGATCCTTTATATGCCATTTTTCACGCTGATGACCTCCACGCTGAATTCCAGATCCAAGTTCATTTATTTTCATACAATTTAAACATAAAAATTTTGAACTTCTCTTTGGATTTCCCATATTCATTTTTCGTCACCTCTTTTCTGTAATAAAAAAAGAAGCAGTTGATTCCTGCCTCTAATATTATTATACTGTAGTTCTATTTTATTATTTTTTCAAATCTATCATCTATAATCATGTGTTCTGGTTCATCGTTCCATACGTTTAAGATAACAGTTTTATCTTTTTCTTGAGTTAATTCGTACCAATGACAATGATTATCATCAGGATAATCATCTTTATCGGTTACTATATAAATATCTCCAATATTTATTATAAAATCTGGATTACTCATCTCAAGACATTGTGAATTAACTTCACGTTTACATTTTAATTTATCACCAATATTATATAACATATCTACCTCCACTTGAAAGCAATTTTTCATTTGATTAATGTATCTACATCAATATTTGTTTTGAAAATAACAAACGATCCTGACTTCATTAATTCATCCGTTTTCTTAGTAGCTTCTCTCCAATCTAATCCTTCATAATCTCTTTTTGAAATTTCGATAAAATCAGTTTCGTAAATTTTCTTATGAGTCTTTTTTATATCAACACATCCACTACTATTCAGTTCAGGTCTTCGTATTTTTACAACATACATATCATATTTTGTGTCGATTATAAGCACACTTGCCATTTCACAGATTCTTTTATCTGGCAATCTACTTATAAGTTTTGTTCTAATATCTCCAATATCCTCTTTATATAAATGTGGCTCATAAACACAATCTACAAAGCTTCCAAGTATCTTCATATTATTACCTCCAAATTTCCATAAGAAATCGTCATTTCTTTTTCCGCACCTCTTCATGACTACCTGCTATATCTAAATAATAATCAGTGCATTCCGTAACTTCAAAATCATTAGTTCCCGGATTGTCCCATTCACTTTTTTGAAGCCATCCACGTCCTTTACAGCTATTTAGATCATCATTTTCAGATAACCATATTATATCTCCAACTTCAAATGTTCTATCCGAACTGGCTTTTGTAACTGTATATAATTTCAACTTTTCCATCTATATCACCTCTTCCAATCTTCCAAGTAAATCATTCTTTCTTATCTTTAATACCGCTATGTTTAATTTTATTAGAGCTTCCATTTATTTTTTATATAACATTCCATTTGTAAATCGTCTTTCGTTCCATCTTTCCATTCTACAGTATATCCTATACCAACACTACTAATAATGGCACCCGTTTTTTCCCTAAAAAATCTGTAACTTCATCTCCTTTTTTTTAAAGAAGACCACTCTTTGTAATCTTTCATTTTACTCACCTCAATCTTTTACCTCTTCTCTTTGCCTACCATCAATATACCACTTAATTTTAAAATCAAAATCACTTTCTATTACATGATCAATGTATGACTCTAACTTGTTCAGCTTAATTATAGATACATTATCTATATCTATAATAACAGGATTGCCAGATTTTGTATTAACACTCATACCATTTTCATTATTTGTAATTGGTAAATAATTTATATATCCATTCGAATCAGTTTCATTGCTTAAAAGAACTAAAGATTTCCCATCATTAGTTTTATAAATATCAAGTCTTTCCATTTACTTCACCTCCAAAGGAAAGTTAAATTTCTTTGCTTTTACTCACAAAAATTTTTAGCCCATAAGATAGTTCCATCATTATTGCAAGTTAATTCAATACCATATTTTGTTTTAAACCATATGTCAAGCCATTCAAGGAAGTCTTTTGTAACATTAATAATGCAGCTACTAACACAATTCATATTTGGCAATGCAATTTCCATCTGTGGAATACGTGAATATTCTGTTGCCCCCTCATATTCATATCTGAATGGACAACCCTTAACCGCTAATTCGTTATTCAATTCCATCACCATTTCTCTTGTTATCTTCATACTATTACCTCCATTCTTAAACCCATAGTAAACTTAGATTTCCTTACTTATGCAATTTCTTCAAAATATTCTTTTGCCATCTCTGAATCGACATCACATATGAATTTATCTTTATAACATATAGTATCTGAACCTTCCCAATATTTTACATTACAAACAGTATTAACTGGAATTGTTTCGTGTTCATCCCAACATTCAACAGTAGAAGGTAAATCTTTTATCGTTTTATATTTTGTTTCTTTCATTTATTATATTCTCCTTTCCAAAAGAAAACTTGGTTTCTTATGCTAATTTTCTACCAGTTTTTGCTTGATATTCAGCCCAACATTTATTAAATCTCCTTGGATTTTCATTTTTACTTCTAAGGAATCTTGCATATTTTCTTTTTAATGGCTGCATTTCATTTTTATAAACATCTTCATTAATCCAATTCCAAATATCCATATATGCCATATCATATTTAACACCACGTTCAGGTTTCCATTCAAAAACATCAGCACATACAATATTGACTTTATCATTAAGTTCAAGTTGTGTTGCAACAATATCAATAACTTCTTTGTTCTTCTCTATTACTGTAATACTTTTTACTTCTGGCTTATCTTGAATTGCCATAATAATCATTCCAATGCCAAGTCCACCAATGATAATATCTCCACATGCATTTTCGCAAAAATCTAAATTAGTCATTCTCTCCATATCTGTATCAGACATAACACATGCACCATTATGAAGCAATCTTATATATTTACCAGGCATAATACCATCAAACATTGCTCTAGTATTGTCGTTTTTTATTTCAAATTTCTGTAATTTCCATCCATTTAACTCTCTTTCTTCTAATAATTCTGACATATTTTTATATATCTCACTCATATAAATACCTCTAATTTTCCAATAAAACTATTATTTACTTTGTTCTCTTTATTGACCATCAATCTCAAAATTAGATTGTTCTTCCATGATAATTCCAATACTTTTCATATAGTCCTCTTCTAACGTAAGCACTGTCTCAATTGTATCTTTGTCAATATTACATCTTTCTGCAATAAAATTTATTGCATCTTCCCATTCATATACTGGCGTATCATTCATAATACTATTCTCCTTTCTACATTCTACACAATATCATTTAACAACTCAATCGCTTCATCAAGTTTTTCACTCGCTTCTTCCATACTATCAATTGCATCTTCAGAACACATTCCTCTATAACTGCTTTGTAATCCTTCTGGCATGTTGTCAAATGCGTCCTGTTCTTCACTTAATATAGAAGATAACTCACTTGATATCTGTTTTAGTTCAGATTGTACACTTTGAAGTTTTGCTTTGAGTATATTTATCTTTTCTCTTCTATTCTTATTCATTTTGCTACTCCAATCTAAAAACAATCAACACCCCATACTTTATTTAATACTTTCGGATCATTTGGTATTTCGCCACATGTTTTTGTCGGGATATTTAACTTATTATACTCATCCTCACTGATTTCAATTCCATAATCACCAGGAGCAGATTTATTAAAATCATCTCTATAGTGTGGCGATTTCTCTTTATAATAAAATTTATAATAACGCCCACTTGCTCTGTTGTTGTCATATCCCTCACATAATGTAGCGATTACTTTTCCTGTGCTAATTTCTGTTGTTACATTTCTTCGAAATCGTGGATCGTACTTATTATAAGCAAGATATCCATGACTTAAGCTCCATTGTTTATTTTTTTCATCATTAGCTGACATTCGTTTTACTTCATCGTCAAAATTATCCCGGTAAACCTTGCCGGAATTTACACCTATTGTAAGATCATGTCGATTTCCATATTTGTCTTCTTGTGTCCATCTATATGTTTCTTCTCCATTGACATAATACTTACCTGTTCTACCTATACAAGTTACATTTCCATTTGAATCTAAGGCTGTCGTATTTCTTTTCGTTTTTGCATCATCAACTGCACGTCCTACGCTTGTAATACCTTTTAATCCTAATAATGCTAACATTTCTACTAACATATTCATCAACCACCTTCCTATTTATTATACTTATCTGCCTTATTGTCAACATAATCTTTAAAGTCGTAACGGTTTTTTCCGTCTCCAAATTTCTTATTATTTTGATTTTCTCCGCTAAACACACCTGAAAGCCATAAATAAATCAATATTGCTAATACAAACCCAATCAACTCTGCCATAATAATTACCTCCGTTTTTTTTCAATTATATCATGTCTTGTGTCCTATTAAAAGAATTTGAAGTTTCTGATTTATCGGTTAAACATAATTGTAATAGTATATTCATGTTCACTTTCAATCATTGCCATTTCAACTCTAGTGTCTTTTTTAATTTCGTCACACAACATTCTTAATTGTTCTCCATTTAGGTTTTCTTCTGTTTCCATTATGGTCGTCATACCTTTATATGTATCAAATTCACTTTCAAGCCATTCAATTCCATATTTAATATATTTTTGTGCTAACAATTTATAATCCATAAAATTAACCTCACTTTCTAAACCAAGTAAATCATCGTTTCATTGAATTTTATTTTTGTGAACTAATTCACTTAAAATCCAAAATGTTTCCGATTTATATTCATTCCACATATTAAAAAATTTTAGCATTGTTGGAATTGTTTCTCCGTTTTCTGTAATATTGCCTGTAATATTAATAAGACTCTGAATAAAGTCGTACATTTCTTCTGCTTTTGGATAAAACTCCTCAACATATTTTTCTTTTTTTAAAATTTTCCATACTGGATGTTCCATAATTCAAACCTACCTTTCTAAAAAATAATCGTTCCTATGCTTTCTTCTTAAAATAATACTTAACAATCTTTTTAAAATCCTTGCTACTTGCATAAGCAACTCTAGGTTTACTTCCATCAATGTTAAATTCCGTTACACTTAAAATTGCATAGCCTTGTACCGTTAATGTAGCAAGATATACAAGTAAATTCAATTTGTATCCAAGACTATCGAACTGAATTTCTTTTCTTAGTTTCTGTACTTCTTCATCATAATTGTCATCTATTTCAACAATGTGTGCAGAAGCATATGTATTGATTTTATATAATCTGTTGTTCATCTTTCTTACCATATTATTCGCCTCTCTTTCCTAGTAGATCCTCATTTTATTTGTCTTACCAAATTTGCATAGTATCTACCTATGCCACGCCCATTGTCAAATTTCTGATATTTATGAAACTTAATTGGATTATCTTTAATCAATTTAAGTACATCATCAGGGAAATTATTTTTATTGGCAATTTCTATCATCTTTTTGTTCGCAAATTCCTCTGTATATGAACCGAAAGGACTACCAATAGAATTTACTCCCCATGATTTTTCTATAATGTTAATAATTTCTGTAATATTCTGCATTCTTATTTTCTCCATTCTTCCAAAAAAACTCTTGTTTACTTGCCTATTTCACATCCCATTTCACTTCATAACCAGTAATTTTCTTTCCAAAATCGCAAGCATGTACAACTACAGCCCCGCAATTATCGCACCATAAAGCAAAACTATTAACTCCTGCACCCATCCTATTAGCACCACAACGCCGCATTTTTGATCCACACCAGATACAAGTACATTCGTTCGGAATATGCACTCCATTATTTACAACATTTTTAATTTCCATTATCATCACTCCATTCCTTTAATACTTCCACCATCTTATCAATAAGTTTCTGTCTCCATCTATTGTCATTCCAATCAATCTCGTAATGCACATATCTGTTCGAGTCTGTATGCCATTCTTCCTTATTATCTTCATACATAAAGTAGATAGCACACATGTTTTCGTTTCCTTCAATACAGTAGTTATATTCTGCACCGATTTCCCCATTCCATATGTAAGCACATCCCCATTCATCTACTGGGTTGATGTCTTTATATGTTTTATTCATATTTACTTCATATTTCATAACAAAACCACCCCTTTAATCTACTTGAATAGTTAATCTAATCTGCTTACCACCAACACAATCAATTATAATTCCGTTGTCTACTGTAACTAAGTTATCTTTGAATACTCTAACTCTTTCAATTTCAGGTGCATCGCCAGTTTCCATTTTGTCATTGAAGAAATCAAACAATTCGTTCTCAACAGATTGTCTTGTGATTTCCATTACAACTTCGAATCCATCATGACAAAATCCTGTCTCGTCTGATAACAAATCTGAAATCTCTTCAAGTGCATATTCTCTGTCTTTCTTGTACAGTTCTTCTAATTCATCAGGGATAATCATTTCCGTTGGAAGTTCATTTAATACTTCCATATCTCCATCTGTGTCCCATTTAATATTTATTGCTTTTAACATATAAATCAACCATCCTTCCTAAATAACAAATCTAATAATTCCGTTCCCATTAGGTAAATTCATAAATTCACCTATACCACCATGATATAATTTCCGTGCTTCTGTTCTTGTATAGCCACATCCATCACACCAATCTGAACAAAAATCTTCCCAACCTGAATACCATGCACATATTTCTGCTCTGATATTGTATCTATTTGCATGGGATTCTATTTTCTGTTTGATTTTATCGGTAAGTTTTATGTACTGACTTAAATATTCTTCACTTTTCTTGTCCATAAAATCACTCTCCAACCTCAAATAATTCGTTACCAGAAAAATCAGTCATATCTTGTAAAACTGCATGAGCAAATTTTTCTGCATAGTCATACCACAATGTATCTTGCAATGTTTCAGGATCGTCCATGTTTTCAAGTCCGTAATCTTTAACAAATTTCTTCATAATGTTTTTCATTCTGTATTCATAATTCTCTTCTATTGTTGGAATATGCATATCTTATACCTCCATTCTTATAATTTTATCTTTCCATAATTAGGAATCATCTGAATAAATTCATCTGCATTTGTAAACTGTTCATTGATTTCAACCCAATACTGTTCGTTATTTGTATCTGTACAACAAGCTTCTAGTTTGAAATCATGCTGTGCATAAATCGTTAAGCATAGTTCTATTTTCTGAACAGATACACCTTCTGGAACTTCTTCAATAGTTGCATATTCTTCCAGAAAGTTTTCAATTTCACTTTCCTTTAAGTCATAATTGTAAAATGCCTGTAATGGTTTGTCTGTGTCATCTAACTCATTAAATGTAATTTTTGTATAATCTAACATATTCTGTTCCTCCAATCTTAAAAAGAAATTGCTATTTCTTATGCTTCTAAATATGACAATCTACTACAGATACCATTATATTTTCATCCAGACTATCAATAAATTCCTTAAATTCTGTTTCCCAATCTTTATTTTCCTTTTCGTTAGTAACAATAGCCCACCAGCCCATTTCGCCTTTCTCATGCCATTCTCCGTTAGGAGTAATAAATGCAAACGGTGTACTATCTTTCCAATCCACTTCATCAACATAAGCTTCATTTACCTGTTATCCGTCTAATGTCTTAATACACTTATTCCATCTTCCACCAACACTATACCAATCCCATTTTGAATTTGGGTTGTATGTAGAAAGTAAATCTCCGTTTGTCTTAATCATATCTTCACTGAATCGTTCTTTCATATCTTCATAACATTCATCGTCTGTCCAATTCATTTTCTTTGGAAATGTATTTTTAAGATAATTGATATGACCTTCGTTGCTACAATTATCTTCATATGCCTTTGGATCAGCTAAATATCTTGCATACAATCCATTTTTATAATCTTCAATCTCTTTTCTAATTTCAGCTATTGCCTGTTCTCTTGTATACTTAACATATGGAGCGTATTCAATATTTTCATCAAATGGAGCAAGCAACTCCTCAACTGATTTTCCATTCTCTTTCGTAAATACTAATGTAATAAAATGTGACATAACTTGTACCTCGCTTTCTTTTTAACTACAATATATAGTATACATACATTCATTCAACCACTATATATAGTCTACAATCTACCATGAAACAGTTCTTCCTTTGGTTTTTATCTAACATATTCTTCTTTAAAAGTTTTCCGTGAATGAATACCTGTATATGACAAATACACACTCATTGTTGTATATTGCATTTCATTTTTACCTGTAATATCATTGTAAAAAGTTTGCAATAACAACTTACTATTTCCGTGATAGCACTTTTTCGCTTGCTCAAAAGTATATGGTTTTATATTGTTAGGAAATATAAATCCTTTATCTAACATTTCAGTAACTCGCTTATCATGTTTTATTTTTGTGTTTACATCGTATAACATATGACCACTCCTTTCAAAGCAAGGTGGCTTATGCCACCTCACCTCTAATTCTCTTTGTAAATTCTGCACTACAATCTTCATTTTCAATATTCACAGGTAATATTAAAATCTTATATTCATTTCCATTAATAAGTAATGGTGCTTTGTTACTTGTACCAAAACATAAAGGTTTATCAGAATCCACAATGTTAAATGCATCTGCAAGGAACTGTGGATTAAGCCCAACATAGAAGTTATCCTTCATGTTATTTTCGCTAGTCTCAAATTCATCAAATGCTTCATATTTACCGGCTGCAATGTATGAATATAAATTTCCATTCTCACTATGTAATACGACTGGTACTTTATCTGCACCAGATGTTTTTCTTAATTCTGCATCATACTTCATTGCTTCAAGAATCTGTTCTCTATCAGGCACAAATCTATAATCATCAGACATATCAAGCATTGAATCCACTTTGAAATACTCTCCGTCAATTCTACGGATAATGTATGTAAAATCATTTCCTTCAACCTTGATATATTTCTTATCCTGATAGATTTCAATTTCCTTTTCAGATTTCTTATCCATCAGCTTTTTAAATACAGAAACACATTTATTGTGAATTTTTACTGTATCAAATGGATTTGTCTCATAAATGGTCTGATTGTCAAGTGTTCTCATTCCAATTCTGTAACCATCAAGAGCCTCAATTCTCTTTGACTTTGTATTAAAATTAAATACCTGCATCATCGTCATATTGTCATTATCACTTGTATATGTAGCAAGGTTTACGATTGTATCAAGTAACCAATTCTCTTTTAAAGACATAATTTTCTTTTCGCTTTCATCCATTGACGGAAGGAAAATGTCGATGTTCTGATAACGTGGAATTGTAACAATTTTCTTTCCACACTTGATATTGATTTTACCTACTTCCATATCCTCTGTGGTTACATCTTCTAATGTAATTTCACCACTCATTTTTGATATGATTTTAATATCATCTACATCAATTCCAAGAACTCCTGGTTGGGTGTCATAGACATTATCTGTTCTAACTTCTGCCCAATGCTCCATATCAGTTCCCCAAACTTTGAGGATTCCATTTTCATCTATCTGAAAATATAATTTTGTAAGTGTTGAGAGTGTTGCCTTCTTACTAATTGCAGTCATTCCCTTTTCCATCATTGTCTTTAAATTCTTTGCATTCATTGTAAATTTCATCATAATTATCTACTAACCTTTCTTTTTATGCTTCTTCCTAATAAATAAGACAGACACATATGTTTGCGTCTGCCTTATTATTCTCTGTATTAAACTTCAAATCGTTCCAATATCACTTTAATCGCTTCATCTGCCGTAATCAGTTCTCTATCCCTTAGCTTTACAGCCTTATTGATTTTTGCAATTGCCTTATTTTTTATATTACTCCCCATTATATTATTTTCTTCAATTTTTCTCTTACAATCATTTGCGTACTCTTTTATATATCTTTCTACCATGTTTATCACCTCTTGAAATTACAATTTCCTGCTAATCTTCAAGTGTCCAATTACCAACTTTATTTCCGTTAATGTCCATTATGTAGCCTTCATCATATCCATTTGTAATCTTTCTGCAAATGTCCATGAGGTTTCTCTGCAACTCATATCTGCCTTCAGTTGTAAGTACATCATCTTCACTATAAGCTGCACCACCTGTTTTAATTTCAATTTTCAACATAACACTCTACCTTCCTTTCGATCCTAAATCTCATATTTTCTGAATATGCTTCATAAATTCGTTTACACCAATTTTCATCCTTAATACATTCAGTTAGATATTTGTTATCAGGCGTGAAATAATATGCCTTGTGTCCTTCTTCTGACGAATCCTCTGTTGTATTTTTCCATTTTGTGATAATAACCATCTCATATTTCTTATTTCCGTCATATGAAATTCCAGCTAAATGAGCTGTATATAATTTACATTGACTCATAGCATTACCTCCTCATAAAATTTAATTGTTCTTTCCTTTTCAGCTTCATATTTAACTTTATCAGTAAACAATGTAAGATAAATATCACCCTCTGTATATGTAAACACTGCCATCTGTTCATCTGAATAAGCATAAGAACTATATCCGTCTACCTGAACTAAATCGAATTTGCATTTCTTTGCGAACTGGTAACTTAAATCGGACATCCAATGTCCACCTAACATGTAATTACCATTTCTATCTTCTGTCTCTTCCATGAAGTTTACATTTGCAATCCGTTTTGTATCTTCATTTAGTGAATATGCAGATAAATCTAAGTCTGCAATTTCATATTCGCTCTCTACTTTCTTTACTCCAAGTTTTCCAATCAATTCAAAATATTCATTTCTCGGAACATATTTCATATTAATCACACTCCTTCCATCAATAACATTCTCTTATATTCTGGATTTCTTTTATGATTAGCAAAAAATGGTTTTCCATTATCAATGGTTACAGCTCCACAAGGATCTGTCATAAATGGATTTTTTCTCCAACCTTTAGGCATTTCAGATACAACCTCAAGACCACTTTCTTTTGCAAATTCCATTACATGTTCAATTTTCTTTTCAGTTGCACTCTTGCCTGTAGCAGCTTCAAACAACTCAATACAAGCTTCAATAATTTTCTTTCTGTTTTCTTCTGTATCTTCAAGCAACCAATCAAAGTTAATTACATTTCGCTTTCCGTCAAATTTTTCTGTTACATTATATCCACCATAACAACCATTTTCCGAATCATGTACATAAGTATGGCAACCAATGTAGGTTTCCATTACTTTATCAGTCCAACCTTCTTTATACCATAAGTAAGGTAATGAATTTTTACCTCCTGGATTTTCACAATGTACAATCTCTATTGTCATTGTTTCCTGTTTTGCATTTTTACCTATTACTTTTATCCATGTACTTCCAAAACCCTTTGGTTCTTTTATTTCGTACTGCATCATACTAATCCACCTGCCTTTCTAATTAATCCAACTTTTTGTAACTGTGTCATAAGTAGCTCCATTTGCATCCTGATATTCATCGTCTTCTGAATATGTGAATACATAACATTTATGACTATTGATATTTTTTGTTTTTCTTTCACCATGCATAATTGCATATCTTTCTCTGAAACTTGCATTATCACACATTGTACGCATTTCTTCATCTCGCTTTGGATTTCCGCAAGCTGTTTGCACACATCCGTATAACCATCCATTCAGATAATCAATGTTATAACAATACTGTCTCCATGAATCTGAATCATCGGTGAACACATAGAAACTCTCTCCACTATCTCCACGTTCAATCTGTGGCTTGCCAAAGTTTGCAATAAATGCCATCAGGTTGTCTTTAATAATTTCCATTTCATTTTTTGTGAAATCATACATAATCGTTTCCTCACTTTCTTGTAATAAAATAGGCAGCTAGTAGATTATTCTCCTAACTGCCTTTGCGGTTACTATAAATTGTATTCTTTCCAATGTTCTTCCCACTCTTTCCCATACAAGTCTTGACATCTGTATTTTAAGAAATCGAGTGTTGTTTGCTTATCAAGTTCTTCTCCACTTGGTATAAATGGATCATACAAGCACCCATCATTTGCTTTAAAAATCTCAATTAAATCATACTCCAAAGCTCTCTTATAAGCTTCTCTTTCGTCAATTCCATTCTGTCTTGTCCAAAACTTTACACAGTCTGCATGATATTTTTCAAGTTTTATCTGTGAATCATTTGCGTTTAACATTAGATCAGCCTCCTATAAATTTATTGCGTTTCCATCTTCGTTATATTTAATCGGTGCAATGTGAACTACATAACCGATTTCTTTTTCTTTGTCGTAAATCTCCATTGTGCCACCTGCACAAAATTCAAATGAGAACCGCTTGTCATCCGATTCAAGTAATTTAATCAAATGATCCGTGAGTTCATTTAAGTTCCGTGCGTCCTCTTTTGACTTTTCAATACTTGTCATTTCTGCTCACTCCTTTTCATAAATTTCTAACTTGTGTAACAAATCAAACATTGCTACATATCTACCCTGATTCCGTTCTTTGAGTTTATCATTGTCGTTCTGCATTGCATCATCATAATCTTTATTTACTTTTCCAAATTCCTCTGCAATAATTTCAAGAATTTCATCCTTTGTCTTGCTACATGTATATTTTGCCATTTCTCTTCACTCCTTCCTAAGAAATCTTAGATTCATCAGTTATCTTCTCTTGCACACAATGTATAGATTTCTGCATCAAGGACTACCTCTCCACAATCTTCACATTCTAAACATACATTTGCCGGATTGTCCCAATCACCATATGATACAATGTTTACTTTGTGCCCTCTGTGTTTCTTCAGTTCATTCCACAAAATCATATTCATATCATCGGATTTCTCTTTGTTACTTGCATACTTTTCTTCCAAAAATGCTTTATAATATTCAACTTCATCAAATTCATTCTTTTCCATATCCTGCAATGTTGAATAAATCATTTCCGTAAGCTGCTCTTTGGTATATGATTCATATACTTCATCAGGTGTTAAATTTTCATCTTCACTTCCAATAAAGTAAAACCAAAATTCTCCAATCTGACAAGCAATGCAATCATCATTTGGATTACTGATGATCTTTACTGTTCCATCACATAAGCCTTTAAAAATCATCTCTTTAAATGTCATAATCTTTCCTCCAATCTTCTAAAGAAATGCGAATTTCAAATACTACTTCTATTCTTACATATATTCGTTCATTTCACGTTCCATATCTTTTTCATATTGTTCATCCCACCATGCAGCATCTTCTTCCTCTTCCCATTTCCATTCCTTTTCTCTTGTTTCCTTTTCCTGTTCAAGATTTTTAATCTTACCTTTTATAAAATCTGGAATATAAATGTGCTTATATATCGTAAGTGGATTATCAAATCTCGTATAATCATCATCTGTCCATATAATGAAACCACCAAAAGGAAAAAACTGCACCTTATCTCCTTCACTAATTACTAAAGCACACGAAGCTGATAAATCAAGGTGAATCAAACTCTTCATTTTAGGATACATATATTTTGCATTATATGATTCCTTATCAGTTTCATAATCTCTTCTAAAAGGATGTTTTGTAACACAGACATACTTGCTATACATAAAGAATTTCTTTTTTACCTTGTACTTATATTCTCCATTCTTGTCTCTCCATTCTTTATCAAGCTCACTTCGTAATCCCATTGAATTAGTCTTACATTTTACTTCTGTAAGATCTTCCGATAAAGCTCTGTAGAATTCAAGCATTTTGTATTTATCGCACATTTTCCGTAATTTTTCTAAGACTTTTTCAAAATTGTCTTCTGTTACCGTAATTTTTCTCATATCCGTTACCTCCGTTTTTTCTAATGAAACACGCATTTCACGAGTTGAATAAAGGAATACATTTTCCCATCAACTCAGAATTGTAGCAACCGTAATTTCCATCTTGTCCACTGCATAATATTTCACTATGTTTATCACAAAATCCAGCAATCACTTTCTTATCTATATAATTACCTAAAGCCATTTTGTCTTTTGCAATCACATAACCATGCCACATTTTTGCCGTACTTCCACATATAATACACTTTTCCGTTTTTAAATGCTGCATAATATCACTCTACCTTTCCTAATGAAATATCCATTTACTTACCTTTACCACCATTCTTCTTCGTCATCATCATCATCAGATGTTTCCCAACCTTGATTCGGATCTCCCAATGATGGAGCAACTTTTTCATATTCCATTTCTCTTGTGGTAATCTTGATTGAATATTTAAGTGCTTCATTATCTTCATCATAACAAGCCATTATAATTCCAAGCCAACGAAGTTCACAAGCAATTTCTTTCCCTTCATAATATGCTTGTAAATTTGCAACATCGTTTTCGCTTGTACTGCAATGCCAATTTCCATTCTTGATTCTACGAATGATTTCAGGAATCATTTCTTTGTTCCATTCTGGAATCAAATCGTATACATCGTATCTTCCGAAATTTCCGTATCCACCATAGTAACCTTCATAAATTGCCTTTCCGTATTTCTCTTGAAATGGTTTTGGCACAAGCAAATATGTATCTGCTATCTTATTATCTACAAGCTGTTTATTTGTATCTGAATATATCCAACTGAACTGTCCCATATTTATTCCTCACTTTCTTAAACTCTCTTTATCCACAATACAATAACAACCAAAAGCGTCTCCAACCATGTCGTTATCTAAATCAAGTGACTGTAAAATTTCATTGAATGCGCCTTCGCTATAGTCTTCTCTGTAGATTTCAAGGTACTTTTGACTTTGGTTACACAGTTCTCTTCCGTTTTGCCTCTGAAACAGTCCAATGCATTTTGTAAATAAGTCTAGTGCATTTTGTAAACAAATTGCTTTCCGTTCCGTATTATTCCAATAAGTGAAATATGTTCCACTTGCCCACTGCTGATCTTCTGGCTGCGTAGGATCATATCCACTTGCTACACAATACTGTGTATCACTTTCGCTTTGCAATAATGCATATTTGTCTTTCCGTAAAATCTCTTTCCATTTCATGCTAATCAACTCCTAACTTTTTAATTTGCCTATAACAGTCATACCACCGACAATACTGTGTTTCCGTACTTCTCTTTGCCACAACATCCTGTTAATTGATTTCGGCACACTAATTACTTCTCCGTTTGCATTCACAAATTTCGTATGGCTTCCGTTACAATTATGCCCATTATTTAAAGCAAAATATCCGTTCGCTTCAAGAATAGGCTTGACAATCCGTGTATCATTTGTCCATCTTCTCTTTCCCATATTGACTCACTTCCTTTCCTTATTATAATGTGTTTGCCCGTATAGTCTGATAGCGCATCTTATTTTCGCTTTTACCGATGTTTCATATTGATCACTCGCTTTCTAATTGTTTATTCTCTGTTTACTTGTTGATTTCTGCTGAAAGAATATCATATAACTCTGCATTACTCTTTACAGGTACGACTTTACTCTCATAAAATGCTGCACCCTTGCAATTATCAAGAAGTTTTTCTTTTACTTCATCGCCATAATTCGCATACAGCTTCTTAATAATCGAAAAGTTTCTTAGTGTGAATGCATTCTTTTCGCTTCCACACCATTCAAGCTGCTTAATCAATTCGATTGCTTTTATTAACATCTCCTTATCTCTATTAGCCCACCTAAGAGCTATAGCAGATGGTGTAATAGTTCCAATAGGATTGTCAATCTTCTCTTTCTCTGCTGTAATCTGAATTTTTTCGTTTGTAAAGACATCTCTAAACTCAAGATATTCAGGCACATTTCCCTTAATTGCAGCTCTATATGTATCTTTGACTGTCATTGGTTTTCTACCAGACTGCTGACCTAAGAAAGTTAACGCTGCCTCAATTTCATTACAATTAAGTACATCTATAATTGCCTTTAACTTCTCATCTTCCTTTTTATCTTTGTTGTAGATAATCAGCGCAATAATTCTATGCATTCCATCAGCAATATCCAGTTTTCCATTTGCATTTATATATCCCTTAATTGGATCAAATTTATCTTCTTTGAAATTTTCTGCAATTTCCATTGCTTTTGCAATATCTGTATCTCTCTGCCATGTAGGAACATGAACAAAAGTTGGATCAATCTGTATGTATTTCTTTCTGTCTCCTATTCCAACAGATACATTAAAAGCACTTTTAATTTCGCTTTTTACTTTTTCGTCACTCTCTTTACGTTCACCAGAAATTAATTTTTCTGTTTCTTCTGGTGTAGAGTAACGATGAAAACCTTTCTGCATTCTGTATTTATCTACTGTTTTGCTTCGCTGATCCATAAAGTTATATCCAACATCGTGTATCTCAATCTCACCACGATTTACCTTTAAAATCATACAAATTTTATCTGCTACCTTATCGCTTGGATTCGCTACACCTGTTTCATATTTCACTACCGAAGATTTAGACATGCCAATTTTATTAGCAAGGTCTGACCGTGATAATCCTCTTTCCATTCTGATTTCAGTTAATTTCTTTCCATTGATTTTGCACATAATTTTTACCTTTTTAACCTTTCTTGTTTTAATTTTTTTTGCATAAAAATAACGGCTTGCTTTCGCTTGCCGTTTAGTTGCTAAACTTCTTTAAATACACCAGACTTAAGCATATCTGTTTTCCAACATTCAAAATCGGGATATTCTGTTCTGTCTGCTAAGTCTCTGTAGACTTCATGCATCTGCTTTTCTGTAAATGTTTTACCTTTTAGTGGTTCTTCATAAGTGATATATTTCATTTTACTTCACTTCCCTTCGCAATATATTCATTTGCATCTTTGCAACTTTCCATTCCGTGACAACAACATCTGTCACCGCAATTCACACAAAGATTGTGTTTGATTTCTTTTACTTGTTCTTCATTCATACCTCTTCCTCTGTAAGCATATAATCGTAATATGCCATTTCCGTTTCAAAGAGCTGATATTTACCTTTTACATAACCCATATATCCATCTGGTACTGAATATCCTTTGAATTTATTCATCTGCATTTCCTCCTTTGTCCACATGTTCGGGACTAATTCCCATTTCAATAAGTGCATCTTTCGCTGATACACTTTTCGCTACTGCTAATAACAGCGCATAATAATTCCGTTTTAATATCTGATTCCGTGATAATTCATCCATGATTGTATTCTCCCTTCTATAATAATCCGCAAGCAGATAATAATTTCTGTGCGAATGGATGCTTGTTTTTATGTAACTGCTTTGCAAGTTTGCATTTCTGTTCTCTTGCATACCGATTTTCAAAATGTTTTGCAAGTGAATCTGCGTTTTCTGCTTCTGGTCTGTTGTCGATTACTTCGTAACCGTTTGATGCCACTATAATCATTTGCTTATACCTCCATCCTCTAAGTTTTGCATTTATATTCTCCTTTCCGTGCATAAAAAAAGACAGCCTACAAAAACTGTAAGTTGTCTTTAATGATTTAATATGTTATTATATATTTGCACCTAGTTTTCGCTTGGTATGATTCTAAGTGCGGTGGCTGTCAGAAATGGCAGCCTTTTAAATTTCATAGTACCCGATGATTTCCGTATCATCCTCTTCGATTTCATTATAAACGGGTGCATATTCTTTATCATTAGAGAAATAATGTTCTCCGTTCCACTCTGAGTTAAGAAGAATTACGCCATTTTCAAGAAATGTTTCTGTCCATGAGATTCCATATGTAGAGAATTCAGGAAACTTCTCTTCAAATTCTTTCTTACTGATCGGTTCAATGATATCCATCTGTTTGCCTTCGTTAGACAAATAACGTGCTCCATTTGGAGCTTCTGTGTAAGTCACTGTTTTCATGGTTTCCCTCCTGTTTTCTTTTTATTGTACCACATTAATAGAGTGATGCCAACTGTCTTGCAAGCATAGCACGACTAACACCTGTTATTTTGATTCCCTTTGGTTTTCTTGTTACTTCTGTCCGTACCGACATGATCCGTGACGGTGATTTTGCCTTTGCGACTTCGTAGTCGCAATAAGCATTGTGGATTTCTTTTGCTTTTTCTGACATATTTATCACTCCCTTCTTTTATTATCTTTCCCAGTAATATCCTGATCCATCGGACATATAGAGCTGTAGATTATTTTCCGTTGTGGAAAAATCGGTTACTTTTGACATATCAAACATTGTGTTTCTGTATGTCACCGTTTCGTTTGGTATGTCTTTTAAGACTTCTGTATAATTTGCATTTGCATAACTGTCAAGCTGGTGTGTAACATCTTTTAATTCAACCGTGATATATCCGTCTTTTACATACCAACATGCTACATCCGACAATGGAATTGCCTTTTCTAACTGAATAGAATTGATAGCTGTTTTAGTTATAATCTGCTTTGGTGCTGTGGATTTGCCTATGAAAAAGGCTGCTGTGATGAGTACTGTGGTTGTGATGAAATATAATATTTTGTTTTTCATGGTTCGATTTCCTCCTTGATTTATTACGTGCTCCCTTGTATAATTATTTTACAAAGGAGGCTTTTATTATGGATAAAATTAAAACAAGCGAATTGATTTCAAAATTAGCTTTAGCTTCTGAAGAAGCTTGTAAATGTGAAGATATTAATTTTGAGTTTGCATTTCATGGTGCAATCAAAAAAGATATGAACGACACAATTACAGTTGCAGAAGTTATAAAACTTTTGCGTACTATCAGTGACTTTGATCGCTTTGCTTCTATTCGTACTACTTGTAAAGTATTACAAGAATTAGGCATTATCGAAAATGATGTTGATGTTTTTGACAACACCGCTTTCCGTTCAGAATTAAAGAAAACTTTTAAAAGATAGGCTGCCTTAATCGGCAGTCTTTTCTTCTCTCGTAATTCCAGTATAATCAAGCGTTTTCTTAATATCTGCATGTGAGAAATGGTCAAGGACTTCCTCAAGTTCTCTGTCTGTTTCTGCCTGTGCGACATATGAACCATTGATGTAAGCCATTGTGCTGCTCTCCGTATGTGTGATCCCAAAAGTTTCTCCGTTTTTGTTTGTGTACTGATACATAATAATTCCTCCTTATTGTTTGTTTTTTGGGTATAAAAATAGCACCTAGTAGTTTAGGTGCTTGGTGGGTGCTGTGTTTTGTAAATTATTCTTCATCAGAATCGTAATTTGCGTCTATAATTTCTATTTGCTCGTCATAATATTTACGGGCATTTTCACAACGGAGTTCATAGTTACTTCCGTTTGCAGGATATCCTTCAGCTTCACACTGTTCAGCTATCTCTTTGCATTCCTCTCTGTACTGCTTTTCGAGTTCGCAGATTTTATCTATATCTGCCTTTGAATATACTCCTGCTTGTGCCATTGACTGACGCATTTCTTCTATATTATTTGACATAGTTGTATCCTCCTTATTTTTGTAATTCTTTTTTCTTTGCCATCAATTCCGCAATTTGTGCGTCAATTGAGGCAATTTCTGCATTTGCCTTGTTATACTCTTCATCGGGTATCCATTCCATAATTTCGCTTGGTTGGACATGGAGATATTCGCAGACTTTATTTAGAGTATCAGTATTCATTGTTTTATTTTGTGAAAATCTTTGAGGCATATTAACAGATATACCCGCTTCGCATAAATCTTTCCATTGCATTTTTTTATCTTGCAATAATTTATCTAATTTCTTATATACAATCATTTGTTATTCTCCTTTCCGTTGTTACACCTCCATTCTACCACAAAGAATTGTGATTAGCAATAAACTCTTCTAAAATCATGCATAGGATTTTTTGTACATTCATAGTCTGTGATTTGACCACAGAATTTACCTAAACGTACTCCACCAGATCCGCATTTCCGTTTACGATCATGTGACATCATTTGTTTATAATTCAAGCGTTTTGAATCGTCTTTGAATTTCTGCGCATAGTCATACATTGCCTTTGTATATTCATTACGCATTTCAGTTTTGAGAAATTTCTTTCTACCTGGAATATGAATAAGCACAGTAATTTTGCCTTTTCTCATTCTAAAATCAGAGCAGAAAATCTCTACTTCGTTTTCACCATGCAGAATGATTGTGTTAATTGGAAATTGTCTTCCGTGATATAACTCGTTTCCAAGTGTCCGTCTAATTCGCATTTTCATTTGCGTTCACTCTCCTTTTATTAAAATGCACACTATTAAAAGGCAGAATCGAAATTCTGCCTTTCGTACTATACATTTTAATTTCTATTATGCGAAGTAATGCTTGATTACAATGTTACTGATAGTGCTTGCAAGTCCTGAGTAATCATAGATGATTTCACCTGTCTTGCGGTTCTTTTTTGCTTTAATAAGCGTGTTGATCTGACGTTTCTTGAATGATACAGTTCCTTTCTCATCATCTACATCAAACTTGTTAGAAAATCCCTTGATGTAGCAATCGTTGAGAAGTTTTTTGTCCTCTGCTGTAAGTTTTACTCTTGTCTTGTCTGTGTACGGAGTTTCAAAAGGCAAACTAAAAGTTGTCTTGATGATTGTTTCTAACTCTTGCGAAGCCTTCTTATAAGCTTCTTTAACTTCCTTAGACATCACAAGGTTTCCGTCATCTCCTGCTTTTGAGTTGATATGAATAGCCTGTAAAGCTTCATAAAGTGCAGGTGATTCAAAGGCAGGAATAATTGCATATTTTACAAGTTTGGAATTATCCCATGAGCCAAGTACACGAAGTACAGTTCTTACAACATCCGCAGAGTTACCAAAGTGATCAGCGTTCTTCTGTGTCATAGCAGAAACAACTTTGTTGTAGACTTCTAATGTTTCAGTCTGAGTCTCCACAAACTTAGACCGTGATTCATTGGCAGAGTCTAACTGAACCTGAAAAGCCTGTACTTCTTCGTCTGAATAGTTGCTATTCTCATTAGCAATCTTCTTCTCAAGTTTAGCGATTGTATCATCAAGTAACTGAATGTTCATGTTACAAGATTCATGCTGTACTGCTGTCATAAGTTCAGACTTAGTTTCTTCTGTGATGTTCTTTGCATAGAAATTGATTGATAATGTTTTCATAGTATCTCCTATCTCCTATTTGACGCATAGGTGCTATCATGTTTTTATTATATTTGTTGTCATAGTGTTATGCACACTATAAAAGAGCAGACTGGTAGTGCTGATCTGCTCCTCTAACTATGTATAACTCTGATATACAGAACACAGAGGTACAACGGTCATGTGGATTGGAATTACCCAACACCAAGAATAGCAGGTGTTACCCTGCTACCTGCCACTTTATACTTGTGTCTGTCTCTTATGTATTTCTTCTTACAAGTAAGTTTTTAATTGAACCTTGTAAGAGTACGCTTTTATTTGTTAGCGTAAGTTATTTATATTTGTGTCGGTTGCTTGTTCTATCATTGACCACTCCTAGAAAATAATCTAAGAACGTGAACCCTATACCACTAAAGGGAACTACCCTATTCCTACAAAAATATTGTAGGTTCGTCCGCAAAGTAATAAGCTGACAGACTAGGTTTTTTCTAGGTAAAACCATATAACCATTTTATATTCGTCCTTTTGGGACTGCTTTGTATAGTGGAAACGTTGGATATTAAAACCACTAGCAACCCTATACACTTCTAGTCTTTTGCTTGTCACTCTAGGAATGGCAAACAGTACCTATACATGAATAGAACTGTTTATATTTTTGTTGTGGAAATAACTCACGAATTGTGATAGAATAGACTTGTTGAGGGACTATCTATACAATTTGTGTAAGTTAGTCGGTTATGTATTCAAGATATTCTTGTTCAGTTGAAAAGAGTATATAACTCTTTTCTTCTGATACATAACCCATGTATCCACTAGGTACATAGTACCCTTTTGGATTATACATCTTTCAGTGAATGACACCTTCTTTCAAGTTTTAACGACTAACTTCTGTCGAGTGCTTGTTTATGTTGTAATTACTGTATCACATTTTATTGCGATTGTCAATAACTTGTTTTTAAGGATTGCTAGCAAAGTAGTTTAAAGTGTGATTACTTCCTTATCAACTTGATTATATATTATCACAATATATTGTGATTGTCAACAAAAACTTTTGTAATGTTGGTTCATGTTGTCGTTGTTTTGTTGTGACTATAATATATCATGTTGTTTGTGTTTTGTCAACACTTTTTTGTTATCAAATTATAAATTGTTTGATATAGTTAAAAGCTATGGTAAACGATAAAACATAGTTTGAAACTATATCAGATATAGTACAAACATATGTTCGAGTATGTTCTGCTCAAACAGTCCAGATCTGATTTTATAGAACGTTTGTTCTATTAACAATTCCACGGAAAAATGTAGAAAAACCGTAACAAAACATGTGTTCGGGGGTGGCAAAAACTAAAAAGATAGTTGTATTTTATCAGATTGTACATAGCAGGTTGTTCTATACACCAACTCTAAAAATTTATCTCCTCTTAATTATCAAAAATCCCATAAAAATAAGGTAAATCTGTCATTCAGATAGAATTTATCCTTTATCGTACTCCATATCGTCAAAACCCACTAAAATTAAGCATTTCACCCACTTTACAACCAAAAAATCAAACCATCATCCCGCCAAAAATTCACCCACAAATCCAAAATCTTCCTTATTTATAAGCACTTTTACCGATAACGATTTTTCATCCAAAAATCGTTCAAAACATACTCTCGCCACACTTCCAACAGGGGGTACTTAAAAACTGCATACAAAACCACTCCAATAAGAGAATAACTATATAACCAATACAAAAAATAATTATTCAACTTAAAGGAGAAAACACAAAATGAATACATATTTAATACCAACAACAGCAGTATATTGTTATGAGCCTTATGACCATATTTATCTTGTATATGCCAGCACCCCACAAGAAGCGTATCAGACAGCTTGTAATAATTTACAAGGAGAATATATACCTCAAGAATTGCCAGAGTATGAATCATACCCGTTTGAATTATATAAACCAGATGACACTGCTACTTTCCCATTTCCAGAATCTCAAAAATATGATATACTTACAAAAGCGTTTAAGAATACAAAAGGGGCTGAACATATGGTACATTTTAATGTAAACTGGAATGAATATACTGAACTTTTATCTAAAAAAGCAGATAAAGAAATTTGGTCAAATCCGACTTATCCTAATAATGGTATATTAACTAATTATCTAGTTCATACCTATAAACGTCTTAGAACAGAAAGACAAATTATAAGAAAAGATAATTATGCTTTATTTAATACAGGACTTTTTACCAAATATTATGAATCAATATATGCATATTCTGATCAGGAGTATAATGTATCATTTCTTACTGGGCATGAATTAAATCAACATGGAATATCTGAACGTCCTCAAAAAGCCAATTATTTTGAAGATCCTTCTCTTCTATTGTTTGATTGGCATTATCCAATAGACATACATTTCAAGCATATTTTGGAAGATGAAAAGAATAAAGAAAGATTACCAAAAGGATTTTTAAAAAAAGAAAATAAAATGTGTATCTTAACAGGCGCAGTTGAATTAATGAAACGTAGAGTTTCAGCAAATTATAAATTAGCAATTCCACAATGTTATGAAGATAAAATCCAATTATTACTTCCTTTATGTTTAGACACAGACGAAGGAAAACCTGATTTAGCTCTTGCAGTTACAAAATTAGATAATTGTTATCAAGGATATACATGCTTAACACTTGATATGGCATATAATAATGCTCGTCTCATAGCTAAACCAGAGTCTAGTTGGTTATATTCTAAATAAAAATTAATTATTTAAGACAGATTGATTACTCAGTCTGTCTTATTTTTATACAAAAATATACCACTACACTCTCTGACGCTCATATTAGCCCAAATAAGCCATTTTAATTCTTACCCTAGCAGCTCTCCACCAACACAATAAAAATCATTTTTATGGGCATTTTACAACGTCAAATAAAAGAGAATCGAATCATATATTTGTACAATATCACCAATTCTATAACTATGTCAATTTACAATTCTATACATATTTACCAACTATCAATTAGAATATCATCCCAAATATCTTATGAGACAGCATAAAAATAGTCCCTTGATAGGGACGGTATTTCTGACGTTAGGAAGAAATAATTTTGGGTAGACATATTTCATTACTAATCACATCTCAAGTAGAGAATATATAAATATCAATCTTCAACTAAATCAATACCAAAAATATAAAAGGAGGAATCAAACATGATTACAGAAAACGAAATGCCAAAGTATCTCAAATCAACAGAAAGTAATATTTCAAAGAGTAATCGCAAATCAAAGCACAAACATCAATATAAAGAATGTTTAATCCAATATAGATTCGCATTTATAGGAAAAACCTATCTTAATACAGGTTTATATACCTACTGTACTATTTGTGGAAAAATAAATGAGCGATTCAAGGAAAATAAATCTATTGTAAAAGATTATATCAGAACAGTAGATACTCCAATAGGTAAATGTTACTCTCATATTCCTGACGAGGAATTATATGAAAAGTACCATGATAAATTGCCAGTATTCTTTGTAGAGGATATTTATAAAGAGAAGTATGTTGATTTGGAAAGAGAGAATAATACGGAGAATAATTCAGAAGGAGAATGATATTATGAAGAAGTCAATTTTATTTAAAAGAACAAGAAAATCTGTTATAAGAAAATTATCAAATCCCTATATAAGAGAAAATCTTGAATATTTTGGATATATGTTTTCAATATTAGAAATATGTTATATGCTATTTCACTTAAAGGAAATAAATAATATGTTTCAGCATCAGGAATAATATAGGTACATCATATATGTACCCAAATGAAAGTACCAATCCAAAACACCATGTACCTAAATCAATCAATAACAACCAACCAAAAATTTATGGAGTTTGTATGTAGCGTAAGCGAAATACAAACGGAATATTCTTCTCTTGATAATATGAGTCTATATAGATATAGACTGCACAAAATTGATAGCTGGGATGTACCCAAATGAAGTAAATTTTCACTTTTGGGTACATGCTGTATGTACCTAAATGAATTTTTAACAATTTCATGCAAGTGCAACTTTTAATGTTTTTGTGAATTCAAATGGAGAATATACTATTGAATCACTTATTACACTCTCATCTCACAAATTGTAACTGTAAATTATGTTTTAGAAGAAAGGAAAGAAAATGGGTAAAGAAATAACGAATGTCTCTATTGATATTTTAAAGGTGCATCCACGTAATACCGAATTTTTTGATGATATTTCTGGTTCTGAGTATGAAGAATTTAAAAATTCTATAAAAGAAGAAGGTATCATTTCGGAAATTATTGTTTCACCTGATATGACTATTATTTCAGGACATCAGCGTTATAAAGCTGCAAAAGAACTTGGAATAAAAATAGTACCAATTAGAATCAGAGAAGATTTAATTGATGAAGATAAAAAACTAAAGGTTTTACTTGCTGCTAATTTTGGAAGAAGTAAAAATGATGATAAAAAGCAGAGAAAAGTTGCAGTTGAGTATGTAAAACTGTGTGGATATGGAAACGGAGGAGATAGAAAAGCACAAGCCCAAGTTGGACATGTGCTATCTTTGGAAGAAATTGCAAATCAACTTGGGACTTCAAAAACAAATCTCAAAAGAGCTTTGTCTATAGAGCGAAATCTCACAGAACCAATGAAACAATTGCTTGATGATGGAGTAATTTCAAAAACTGTTGCATCAGATGTTATTGCTTCTCTTTCTGAGAATGAACAAGAAGATCTAATTTCTAAACTAGATGTTACTCAAAAATATACTCAAAAACAAATACAACAATATATTAACGAGATAAATCAGCTAAAATCACAATCTGCCAAAGAAAAAATAATTGATAAAACTGATTATGATTTAGAGAATAAATATAAAGAAGCTATGTCCCAAATTTCTAACTTAAAGACGAAAATCAATAACTTGGAAATTATGAATAGTACATTAAAATCTTCTAATGAATCTAATGAAAGTCTTTTGCAATCATATAAAAAAGAATCCGAAGAATACATAAAATTGAAAAATGATATAGCAACTTTGAATTTAGATCCAAGTGGAGACTATAACGTTATTGAGATTTCAAAAGACATTACAACTCTTGTAAATGAAATAGAAAAGTTATTATCTACTACTCTATCGCCATTAAGATATTCCAAAATTCTACCTGTTATAAAAGATAATACAGCTTTAAGAAAAAATTTAGAGAATATTATATATATGGTGAATGATTGGTGTGAAACAATGGCTGAAACAATCGGTGTTACTACAAACAAAAATATAATTGATATGGAGGAATTGAACTAATGGGTAAACTTATTGTAAATGAACAGGATGTCAAAAGAATTGTAGATGAGTCTACAACCAATAAGACAGGAATTATCAATCAATTTGTAAATAAAGAAATTCAAGCAGAAGTAAACAAACTTCATTTGGATCTTAGTAATTACAATTTAAAACATAAAGAAGAAAATAACGAAATCAATAAAGCTATCAAGAATTTGCTTGAGAGAATTTCTATCTTAGAAGAACAGAAAAAAGATGAAATTACTGTCAATAACTTAAATAATTCAGAACTTAAACCACCAGAAGTCAATGATATTCTTGATATTCGCAGTTTATGCAGAGAGTTAAATATTCCAGGGTTTGCTCCTACTAATCTTAAATATTATTTATATGAGCATGGAATTTTTGATATGAAAATTAACGAATTTAGAAACTCGTATTTTATTAAGTCAACTTTTGATGAATCTGTAGATAAAGAATTACTTAATTATATTCATATTTCAAAGAAAAAAATCACATTTAGTAAAGACATCATTACATATTTTGAGAGTAATCAAGATAAGATAAGGGAGTCTATTATCAGATATGAAAAAAAAGAAAAAGAATATAAAATTGCTCGAAAAAACGTTTCTGTAAAAAGAGTAGAAGATTACAAAGAGGAGGTAAAGCGAATTTGTGGCATGAATAGTTCCGCTAAATGGACTCCAATGTATAAAGAATTTTCAAAGACATTTCCTAATTTTTATAAAGATTGGGAAAAGGCAGATAAAAAATTCAAAGAAAATAATCTTGAACATCCTGATTGGAATTATCCAAAGGTTGACTTTATAGTTAATGATATGCAACAAGGAAATGTTTTACTTAAAATTGCTTGCCAACTTTACGTAGATTAACATAGCGAGGTGATACGTCTTGCCAAACTATGTAAAAATTCCACGAGAAATCATTTATGATAAGGATCTCTCATCTAAGCGTGTAATAATCTTCTCATATCTTTGTGCAAGGCGTTCACTTGACGACACAGTGGCATTTTCTATAACAGAACTTTGCCACTGGTCTAAATTGAAACCCAATTACAGAGATGGAAAGATAAATCAGAAATATTATGAAGTTCTATTGCTTCTCTCTCATTATGGATACTTTGAATCGTGTCCAGATTTTGAGAAAAATCTAAAAGAAAAGACCAATTCGGTCAAATACCAGCAAGTAAAACTTAATATAGAAAAATTTGATGTTCCTGACAAGTTTGGAATCATTTACTTTGATGAATTAGATGCAATATTAAATTTTAAAGAAGAATTGAAGGATAAAGAAATTGATACTGCAAGAATATCATCAGCTTATATTCTACTTGTACTCTCTTATATTCGTGTCAATTTGAATCGAATGGATGGCAAGCCACTATGTTGTTATAGATATTTTAAAACAATTTCAGAGGATATTGGGCTATCTGAAAGATATATCAGTCGCATAATTGACATTTTAGAAGAACTCAAAATTGTAAAATGTCAGCCCATAAAGAGAGAAAAATATATTAAGGATGGCAAAGAAAAATATGCTACTACTCCAAAGGTGTTTGCTGATTATAGGCATTTTATTCACGATGAGAATGGTCAAAGAATTGATGATAAATATGATCCATGTGAGGAAATCAAAAAACAGATAGAGATTTTGGAGAACAATAAAATATAGAAACTATAAACGCAGCACTCAAAGGAGTTGATTGCAATGAATAAATTTTCAAACAGTAAAGGAGAACTAATTAATGAACAGAACCGTAACAATTACATCAAAGAACCATAAATACCAGAATACATATGGTGGACTAATCACAGAATATGATTTCTGTACAGATTGCCCTCGAAAAGATAAAGCACCTTCTGTTGCAGACCGAATTTTTAGAGATTTTGCTTTTGATAAGCAATGCAGAAAGAATACAGAAGGAAGAGATAGAAATGAAGAAAATAAACACGAAAAGCTTATTCGAATTATTTAGTTTTGTGAAGTAAATAGAAATTTCATTTGGAGAATATATAAGTGTAAATAAAAAAGGAGGATTCAAAGTGTATTGTTTTCAAAAGAAAGATGGAACAGTAAAGAAATATTACAAAGAAGCCATCGACTACATTCTGACTGCGACAGTTCAAAAACATGAAATAATGGTTGGAAGATCTGATGAAGTTGGAAAAATATATGAATGCTATACAACTAAAAGGAAAAGATTTTTAGAACCCAAACGAAACACAATTCAATCTAAAATCATTGACATATGTGCTGAATTTGGTTGTTATACAAATCCGTGGTATAGCGGTTATCAAGAAATTTCACTTGAATTGCATGGAGATAATGTGGAATTTATGCTAAATGAACTTAGAAAATATTAATAATAAACAAAAGGAGGATTTATGGCTGGTATTAGCGTACCTCAATATGAGATTTTTAAAATTGGAACAAATAAACTAAAGTATTATAATTGGGATTTACAGATTACCAAAGGAGAAGCTTTCAAATATCAGGAACTCATATCACTGTTTGAAGCTCAAGAGTTCCGTATAATGGCAAATAAGATTTTAGAAAAACCTATTTGGAGTATTGATTTTTCAAAGATATTTATGCAGGTAGTTGTTGATAAAAAATCTGATTTTGCGAGAGTGACTGGTAAAAAAGGTGTTACCATAAATGGTGTTAATTATAAACGCTTCGTTGGAACTACTGGTGGATTAAAAAACAATACTCTTCTCTTCTGCAATTCACAATACATTGACAAATTAAATGAATTATGTGAATGCAAGAGAAATCCAGATACTAAATTAGTTCCTGCAAAATACGAAGCTTACAAAGCATTAACATGTTCTGCATCGCAACCGATTTGTGATCCACATGGAATTTTGGTTGTAAAAGATTGTATTACACAATATTTTGCAGATGTTATATCACTCGATGATGGTGGCGATTCAAAAGAACCGACAAGAGAAATTATTAAAGATAAAGCTCTTGAAAACAATGTATCTGACGGTTTTAATCTTTGTACTATACAATATATGCAGCGAGTAGCTGAATCTTTAGGTCTTGATTATATTCCTGGCGGTGTGTGCTTGAGAAACGCATGGCTCAAAGGAATGCTCTATCCGTTCCCTATTTATGAATTTATTGAAAAATATAATAATGGTAATTATATGATTGAAGATATTTGGGGAAATATGCAAGATATTCGTCAATGTGAAATGATTGTCACAGAGTCTTCTCTTAAATTATGGGGAGCGTATGATAATATTGAGCAATATGTGAATGCATATAAGGAATGTGGATACGGATTTTCTGTAACAAAAATTTCACCACATATTCTTGAAGAACAGAGAGAATTGAATTACCAATATCTTCAGTCTTATGAATTTACAGGCGAAGATGTTGAGGAATTGTGCGCACCAACAATCAACTATTTAAAAGATGCTATGTGTGGTGACTACTCTTCTACCGTTAAATTTCTTGGTATTAATGAAAATACTGATGTAAATTCATGGCAACGTGCTTTATATACAAGCGAATATATGTTGGGAGATCCATATATAATCGACTCTGTACATAGATATATCAAGAAAAAAATGAATGATGCGAAGATTGGCAAATTATTTGTAAATGGTAATTATCAGATTGCAAGTGGTGATCCATTTGCTCTTATGCAATCTCTTTGTGGTTTGGAAGTTACAGGTTTATTAAAAGCAAATGAATGTTATTCAAAATTTTGGATTGATAAAAATGAAGATGAAATTGTACTCTTTAGAAGCCCAATGACAAGTCATAATAATATTCGAATGTGTAATATCAATAATTCGGATGAATGTCAGTATTGGTATCAATATATGAATACTATCATGATTATAAACGGTTGGGATTCATTTTGTATGGCTGAGAATGGGGAAGATTGGGACTCGGATCTAAACTTTTCTACTAATAATCCAGTTATGAAAAGACGTTATAGATACTTACCTGCTATTGAATGTGTCCAACGAAATGCGGAAAAAACTGTTGTCACTGAAGCTGCCGTTAAAAAGACAAATAAAGCAGGTATGGGAAATCAAGTTGGAACAATCACTAATTATGTCACATCTATGATGGAAGTTCAATCTCATTTCGAGAAAGATTCACCTGAATATAAAGAATTGGAATATAGAATAGAATGTGGTCAGCTCTATCAACAAAATGAGTTGGACAAAATTAAGGGGATCATTGCAAAACCAATGGAAAGTAGTTGGTACAATTTAGGTGCTTGCGGAGAGAATAAATATTTGCAATCGCTTTGCGCATACAGGAAACCATACTTTATGATTTATGTTTATGATGAAACTAAAAGACAATATAAACAGTATATCAAAGAAAGTAGTGCTAAGTGCTATGCTATCTACAAATGTTCTATCGAGGATTTGTATAACAAAGATAGTCTTACAAAAGAACAAGAAGATTTTCTATTTTGGTACGAAAGAAAAATGCCAGTTGGTACAGGAAATTGTTCTATGAACCAGATTTGCAAATATGTTGAAAATCAGTTAGACGGATATAAGTCTCAGCTGCATAAGGACTCTTCATTTGATTACAACATATTAAAAGTTAAAAGGCGTTGTACTGAAGAACATAGACAAGCTCTGCGAGAACTTGAGCAATATTATTGTGAATGCGTTTCATCTTACAAAAAGAAACAACATTTAAATGATAAGATGACAGCAAATGAAAGTCGGAAGTATCTGTGTACTTCCATCAAAAAAAAGGCAAAAGAAATATGTCCAAATGATGATGAACGTATGAACATCATTCTTGATATGACTTATGGATATAAAGGTAATAGACAGTTTTGTTGGGATTGTATTGGAGAACTAATTATTAAACGTTTAGAAGAAATGGAGGAAAAAGTTGTATATACTGAATGAAAAAAAATATATTAGAGAGATATTAGCGTCTGGCAACAAACCAGACAATATCTCGAATGGATATTTAATAACATTGATTGCTAAGTATTATTTTGATAGAGGTAAAGATCCAAATATTCTAATTGATACAGTCAAAGCAAAGATGCTTGAATTCAATATTGAAGGATATCAGGAATATAGATATGCCAATAAAATCATAAAAACATGTATTGATTTATATGATTCAGAATCAAAAAATCTCTTTAGGGAACTTGAGTACGTTCCTATCTATGAAAAAGAACTAAAAGTCGTAGAGTCTCTTCCAAATGATCGCCAAAAGAAATTTATGTTTACATTATTTGCTATTGCAAGATATATGAATAGTGAAGGATGGATAAATAAAAAAGATTCAAAAGGTCTTTCAGAAGTATTTAAACTTGCCAACGTTACTCTCTCATCTGATAAAAAGAATGAATTATTGCATGAGTTATATAGCAACGGTTATATTCATTTTGGAAAAAAGGTGAATAATCTTAATATCAAAATAGATTTAGGAAACACAGATGATGATATTGCCTATAAGGTAACTAAATTTGAAAATATTGGTAATCAGTACATAGGAAATTTTAAAAAGGGATACAAACAGTGTGCAAATCCTAGATGTGGAAGAAAAATTAGAATCAAAAGCAAAAATGATTACTCTACTAAATATTGCTCCATATGCGCAAAAGAAATTCATAAGCAAATCAATAGAGAAAGTATGAAAAAAGCTAGAGAAACTCGAAAACGTGTACTAAGCCTCGATTCTCAAAACCCTTGAAAAGCAAGGCTTTTTGGCATATTTTCATAAAAAATTCGTTTTTCTTTGAATGGTATATAGTGAAATATTCACAAAAAATATGATACAAAAACGATTGTCATGGAAGAAACAAACCGACAATCTTTGTATGTCTGCTCTGCTGCTCTTTGAGTGGCATTGCAGATTTAGAATGAAATCAGCTTTTCTTGGCTGATAAAACAGAGAATATAATAATGTAAAGTTCGTCTAACATATGGCTATAAGTTAGTTGGTGTGATGCTATATGAAAAACTTGTGCATGTGTGATAAAACCAGTTAAGTTCATCAAGCGAGACTGTACCATGCATTTTTGCGGAAGATATATAGGAATCAAACCTATGGGGAACGATTCGAGGCGTTTTCAAACAGAACAATTCTAAAGATCATTTCTAAGATTGGTACATATTCATATTGTACTCCTCTTCTTATATGTGTCGGTGACTGTACTACAGTTCTTGTAGTATGGTTGCCGATTATTCTCAAATATATAGCTGGCAGCAGACTGGATGTTTGAGGGAGTCTCATAAACTCTCGAAGCTTGGTTCGATTCCAAGGCGTAGCAACTCGGTTGGCTTGACAACCATTAAGATAGCATATCGTGAGGTATGTAAAGATAGTCTTACACGCTATCGCTGTAGAAATACAGTCAATTCAAGCAAAACTGACATATCGGAGTCTCAAAAGGACTCGTTTCGTATCGGTAACGAAGTAAATCCTATACGGAAATAGTATCATGAAATAAGGGATGATAAGCACATTCAGGGGCGACCGCTGAGAATGTTGTTTTTGACCGCAAATCAAATAATCCATGCAAACTTATGAAGATATGACGATGAATCAGGAGGATATATAGTCTGAGTGCTTATTACACAATGGCGGTATCCATTTATGTGAGTGAACTGGCAACAGCCTAATTAGCTTATGTGAATGTTTAGTAGGGATGATAACCGAAAGATATGATGGTGTGGAGTATTCTTATTCTCAAAATGAATTGGAGCTTCTGGTGTTGCACATCATCTGTATGAATAACTTTCTATGTATGTGATTTAATAACAATTGATAGCAAAAATCAAAAATTATTGGATGAATAATTCTTATCAAATTATATAAAAATATTACAGCGAAAGTCAACATCTATGCGTATTGAAAGCGGTTTAATAGTGTAATCTTTGGATAATACACTCACCGAGAAGTCTCGCAAGGCTTTAAAGTGTTTGGTCGAATCTGCACAGTTCTCTTAGCGGAGATTTATGGCAAGGCATTGTCGATGGAATGAGGACATCAGAGTAGATGCGTAGAAATAGAGATCAGCCACTCTATAAACAAGGCAATCGTAGGAAATACTATATGTGTGCATTTGCAGCATATGGTGGATAACGAGAGAATACATAATGCTCGTAAAGATTTCTAAATGTGCGTATAATCTCAGCGCATGTAAAATGTAAAGATCTCATACTTCGGTATGGGATTTTTTATTTTGAGTGTGTAGCTCAGTTTGGCAGAGCACGTGACCTTTAATCACGGTGTCGATGGGTTCAAATCCCTCCACGCTCACTACTATCCTACTTTGTAGGAAATAAATTTAAGGATGTGAAAATTATTTTATTAATTAACAAAACAGAAGCTTTTGCAATGAGGAAACTTGTTGGAAATGAGAATGTGAAAAAGACTTATAGTGGTCATTCTAAATACTATTTGGTTGAGTCTTACAATAACTTAAAAGCTTTGGATAAGTACAGAAAAAGCAAAATCGTCTAATAAACGAAATTTAAAATGAAAGGTGGTCGGAAACCATCGGTACAATGAAATTTTATGATACTAATGCTATTTTAAAATTACAGGACAAAATATTTGAGGAAGATTTTATTATAAGTTCTGTAACATTACAAGAGTTAGAGCATATCAAAGTATCTCGAAACAAAGATGATCAAGTAAAGTATGAGGCACGAAAAGCTTTACATCTACTTGATGATAATTCGGATAAATATGATGTTGTTGTATATGACAACGCAATTGAAAATTACATACTTGAGAGAAATATGGAAATAACACCTGATACTAAAATAGTTGGTAGTTGTGCATTTGTAAATACAATGAATGATGTTATTTTTGTTACAGATGATATTGCTTGTAAAATGATTGCAAGTAAGATATTTAATCTTACTGTAAAAGGTGTAAATGATGAGCCTGTGGATGATTATAGTGGATTTGTTGAGAAAACGCTATCCGAATCAGAAATGGCTTATTTTTATGAACATTTACAGGAAAACATCTATGGATTACTTGAAAATGAGTATCTTATCTTAAAAGATTCTAATAATCATGTTGTTGATACTCTCGTTTGGCGAGAAGGAATGTATCAAAACATTAAATTCCCTAATATTAAATCAGATTATTTTGGTGCAGTTAAACCTTTTAATGGAGATATTTATCAGCAAATGGCTTTAAACAGTTTCTCTAATAATCAGATCACTATGATTAAGGGTTCTGCTGGTACAGGAAAATCATATCTTGCGGTTGGATATATGATGTGGTTACTTGAAAAACACAAGATTGATAAAATTGTGATTTTTGCTAACCCAACTCCTACTATGAATTCGGCTAAGATTGGATTTTTGCCAGGAACACAGTTAGATAAGCTTGTTGATTCAAGTATTGGTAATATGCTTGCAGGAAAACTTGGAGACAAGTCTATGATTGAACAGCTTGTATCAAGAAATAAACTTTCTATTTTACCAATGTGTGATATTCGAGGATTTGATACGAGTGGGTTAAATTGTGCGGTCTATATTACAGAGGCACAGAATTTAGATATATCACTCATGAAACTTGCATTACAGAGAATTGGGGAAGATTCAATCTGTATTATAGATGGAGACTATAACGCTCAAGTCGATCTTAATCAGTATGCAGGTAATAATAATGGTATGAGAAGAATGTCTGAGGTATTCAGAGGACATGATTTCTATGGAGAAATTGAATTACAGAACATCTACAGAAGTAAGATTGCTGCTGTAGCTGATGATATGTAAAATATTACGAAATTGGAGGCTAATAGCCTATGAATAAAGATTATTTACAGTTAGAGTTTGATAGTTTAGGAAGTGAAGCAAATTATAAACTTGCAGATCCTACTCTTGTTGATTATTATAAGCGATTAAATAATCGTGAAATTCTTATTAATCAAGATATTGATGACGGAATTGTAGAATGGACTCAGGAAATAGTTGAATGGAATAGAGAAGACAAGGATATAGCAATTGCCGAAAGAAAGCCAATTAAGATTTGGATTAATTCAAATGGTGGTTCTCTTAATGCAATAAACGAGCTTATTAATATCTGTAATCTTTCTAAGACACCAGTTTATGCTATTGGAATGGGCAAATGTTACTCCGCAGGTGGGCTTTTGCTTATGGGTATCCCAATGGGTAACAGATATATCCTGTCGTCTACCGAAGCACTTATTCATGATGGCTCTACAGGTAGTTACGGAGATACTGGCAAGGTACTTGATGATTTAGAGAGAACTAAGAAAATCGAGGAAGACACAAAACAGTTTATTTTAAGTCATACAAAGATTATTGAGAGTGAATATGATAAAAATTATCGTAAAAATTGGTGGTTAGACGCTAACGAGATTATTGAAAAAGGTGTAGCTGACCACATTATTACAGATATTGAGGAATTATTTTAAGGAGGGCGTACTGCCCTCCTATTTTATTGGAGAAAAAAGGAGATTGAAAAATGGCAGCTAGTAAATTAAAGTTCACAAGAACAATTACAGATAAGTTAACAGTAAAGGCAGGTACACTCTCAGAGGATTGTACTACTATTACATATACAGATGAGAATGATGTGAAACAGGAAATAAAGGTAACTGATCTACTTACTTCGTTTAAGAATCAGGTAATTGATTTTACTGTTGCATTAAAGACAGATGAGGAGCTGGATGTTCCGTCTGATGAAGAGTAAGGAGTTGGTGACTGATTGTTTAATATTGAAAAATTCAAAGAAGAACTTTCAAAATATGGACTAACTCTTGAAACATATGACAAGATTATCACAGATATTGATTCAAAAATTGATGGTGAAAATGACTACGATTGGTCAGAAATCAAGGATAAATATGGAATTAACTGCAATTCAGATACCATTCGTAAGTCCTCTTCTACTCCTTTTGGAGGTAAGATGAGAAGTGAGTACGAAAAGTATAAGGATGGATTAAATCAGAATGTGTCTGAGAATAGTGAATTGGATGTAAAAATTCAAGAACTAAGACGAGAGAAAATAAAACTATCTGATGCTAGAGTTGAATATAATAAACTCATTAGGCAGGAGGCTCGTAAAGAATCATATGCTGATATGGTTAAAAGAATTATTTGCGAAAATGTTGAGCCAATAAATATTCCAGTACATTATACGTCATTTAACAGTTCAACAGATTTACTTGTGCATTTAACAGATATTCATACTGGAATTGAGATACATAATTGGAAGAATGATTTTGATGAAGATATTTTAAAGAAACGAATTGAAAAATTCACCTCTAATATTTTAGATATCCGTGGAATGCATCAATCTGAGAACTGTTATCTTGTAATTGGCGAGATTCTTAGTGGAATTATTCATAATAATCTTCGATTACAGAACAATATGGACTTAATGGAACAGTTTAAATACGTTTCAGAACTGATTTCTGCTATGCTCTCTCGCATGGCAAATCACTTTAATCATATCTATGTATATACAACGCCTGGTAATCATTCCAGGATTTCCCCTAAGAAAGAAGAAGCTTTAGATGGCGAAAATATGGACATACTGCTACCTTTTTATCTAAAGGCAAGAATGCAGAATGTAAAAAATATCACTATTTGTGATAATACAATTGAACTAGAAATTGCAATGTTTAATATTCGTGGCAACAATGTATTTGCTGCTCATGGACATAAAGATTCACCAAGTAATGTTGTGCAGAATTTTACAATGATGTTCAATATTAAGCCAGACATTGTATTGCTTGGACATAGACATACTAATGCTATGGAAACAGTATATGATACAAAAGTAATACAGTCAGGGTGCGTATCAGGTGCGGATGCATATGCTATGTCAATTCGCAAGGCAAACAGACCAGAACAAACCGTATCCGTTATTGGAGATGGTGGACTGATTTGTTTATACGATATACAACTTGACTAAATTAAATAATAATTGTAGTCCACTGTTCGGCTCGGTTTGGAGTAATTGTGAAAGCAGATATTCACAGCTACAATCAATATATTATTTTGGGCTGACGAAGTCACATTTGAGGGAGTGTACCTTATATGGACGCTACCCTCTTTTATATTACAAAATAAATTAAGGAAAATAAAGGAGAAATTAAAAAATGACAAAATCAGAGTTAATTAAAGGAATTCAGAATGAGGTATCTATCAATATTCCACAGAAGGATGTAGCTGAAATTTTAGACGCACAGGCAAAAGTCGTTGCAGATGCAGTTAAAGCAGGTGACGAGGTTACTATTCCTGGTGTTTGCAAAGTAAAATCAAAGGATGTTCCTGAGAGAACTGGTAAAGTAATGTTGGGAGCAAATAAAGGAGATACATGGGTAAAACCTGCTCACAAAGAGGCATGTGTAAAAATTGTTAAAGCTCTCAAAGAGATTTTTGCTTAATCTGAAAGGTCGTGAATTATTTGAAGAAAAATAAATATGAAGACATTCAGATGATTGATCTTGAGGATAAGGTTGATGACATTATCTCTATTTATATCAATAAATTATATCATACTGATAAAACAGTTGGTGTAATTGTAAATAAAGAAATTGCTGAATATATTTTGGATAGTCTTATTAGACTTGATGAAACAAGTGTTAAAGAGATTGATCTTGTAGATTATATGAATATAGACGAATATTTAGTATCGGTTGATGATAATTGTGTAATCACTGTTGTCCCTATCGAGGACTTTGGAGTTCTTGATAAAACAGATATTTTCTATATTGATATGGATGGTGATATTTCACAGGATATTATTAATTACTGTGTAAACGAGGATAAGGAAGTTATTCTGTTTGGTCAGGAAGATGACTGCGATGGTGATTGTAAGAACTGTCCTGCGCATGATGAAACTTATTTACATACTTCTGAAGATGAAGATGGAAATACTCACGGATTTACTGCCAGTAAGTCAGATGGCGACTCTTATATGAGTTATTCTTACTACTCTAGCGATGAGTTAAGTCATGAAGATATTCAGAAGATGTTAAAGGCTTTTGGATTTTAGATTTTTGGAGTGTGTGGTTTGTACTACACGCTCTTTTTATATGGGTAGGTATGCAAATGGCTGAAGCAAGCGGTCTGTAAAACCGTGACCTACATGGTAAACATTGTGTGTTCAAATCACACTCTACCCACTAATAAAATAATTGATTAAAAAGGAGGCTGAAATATTGTCAAAAGAGAAAATAACAAGGGTGAAATATTTCACTCCTGATAAAGAGAAATTTATTTATGAAGAGAACTGGAAGAAATATGAAAAATATTTACAATCTAATATCATCAAAAATCGTGATGTAAAAGATACTACATACAAGAGATATAAAGGATTGTTCCGACACTTTCTTATGTGGTTAGGAGAAAATTATGGTGAATTAGATTTATATTCTGATGAATTTATGGAAAATGCAGTTGATATTATGGAAGCATATATGCTTTTCTGTCAGGAAACATTGATGAATCATAAGAAGATTATCAACATGAAAATTTCTGCCGTAAGTTCATTTTATATTTGGTCTATGAAACGTGGTTTTGTTAAATATCATCCTTTTGATGGTAAGCTTGATAGAATGAAAAAAGCAAACGAAGAACAGATTCTTAATCATTACTTTTTGAATGATGAACAGATTGCAGCTATTAGAGCAGATTTGTATAAGACAGAGAATAACAAATGGACAATACAAGACCAATTATTATTTGAAATCGCACTCTTCTCCGCTAATAGAATTGGTGCTTTGGAAAAACTTACTGTATCTTCTCTTGATTTAGATAATATGGTATTTGAGTCAATACGTGAGAAGGAAGGATACCGTGTGGAAGTCTCTTTTGACAGTACCTGTAAGGATATGCTTGAAACATGGTTATCTATGAGAACAAATGATTATGACCATCTTGAATGCGATGCTCTATTTATTCATAAATATAAGGACAAATGGGTTCCTTGGACACAAGGCATGATTCATGACCGAATGAGAAAAATTGGTAAAATTATTGGCTTGGAGGACTTTCATTGTCATTGCATGAGGAAGACAGCGATCAATAAAATATATGAAGATACTGGTGATTTAAATCTTGCCTCACAATGGGCGAACCACAAATCAACTTCAGTAACTTCACAGAGCTATGTACGCCCTGCTTCTAAGGCTGATTTAAGGGAAAAATTAAAAATTCTAAAGTTTAAACAACAAGAATTACAGAAAGAAGCTGAAAAAGAAGGTATTTGACAATCACGATGAAGCTTTTGTCTAATACTTCGTCTAATTTCCTCTTGTACTTAACACAAAACTGTGATAGAATATTTTCTAAAGAAAACAAGCAAATATCCGTTAGACGGTTGAGCCAAATGTAATCAATAAAGGCTAAATAAATTTAATACTTAACACATTAATGACCGTGCTTTGGCGAGTGGCGGTCATTTTTGTGTCTATCGAAAAATCTGACTAAGTATGTAGCAAGTACGCCGCTTACAATGTCAGTTACAATTGTAAAGATTAATAATTCAATAAACGTCACGTTATATCCTCCTTTGTAAGTATTTCCTACATGATGTCACGAGGATATCTATATAAACAGAACATCACTGTTCTGATGTGACTCAAACCGCCTAACCATCTCAATCTAGCCAAATTAAAATGTTGGATTATTTGCTTGTTCTAGCCATTATATCATATCATGACAATTCATGTCAAAATATTCCAAACAAGAGAACAAATAAAAGAACCCTTAAGTGGGCGACAAAACAGAGAATAATATAGTGTCCAAATATCGAAGCTAGATTCTTAATAGCCCTCTTCGAGGCACACCATGTCATATCTTGGCATTTGCTATTCATGTAGCATTGTAAGACCTGCTACTGTATTTTGGTAGAGCTGACTTTATAGCAACTCTAGTGCGCACGAAACCTTAATGCGGTATATCTATCGTGCTTCTCTGCGTTAATGAGAACCATTAGTGAATGACTGCTGGGCGGTCTATTGGATAAGAGATGCAAAACCTTATCAACTGGTCTTTGCTCCGAAGACTGAAAATATGTGGAGAATAATCAATAAGCATGAATGGATTGCGAAAGTTTTCTAATTTAAAACTGCATGTGTACAGTGCAATATCAGCTAGTTAGTGCTTTATGCTGATTATTGGGGTATCGCCAAGTGGTAAGGCACAGGAATTTGACTCCTGTATTCGTAGGTTCAAATCCTATTACCTCAGTTAGAATAAAAGGAAGCTAAGAAAATAAAAGAAAGGAGTGCACATATAATGGCTTATTTACAGGTTACTGAAAACGACTTAGAAATTGGTGACGTATTAAGTATTACAAGTGATAATGGCAAAACTTTAAAAGCTTTACAGATGCTTATTGGAAATCAGACAAAAGCAAGTATGAGTATTGATTTTGATAACAATTGTCTTGTTTTTAAAGTAAATGATACAGATATGAATTTACCACAATTACAGTGTAATTTGTCAAAGTCTACCATTAAAAATATGATTTGCGGATTAAAAGAATTTTATAACTTATTAAGTGAGGAGGAAACTGAATAATGAAATTAGCACAGAAAACAGAAATTAACGAAGATGTAATTACAGTAAGTTTAAATGTTGAAGAATTGGGTGATAGTATAAGAGATGCTGATACAGAGAAAAATCAGTTACATAATTTCGTAAGATATATCGAATATAGCCAGATTGACTTCTCTGGAAATTTGAAACTTTCAGATACAGGAATTCCTGTGATTGTTACTGATGAGCCAGACGGTTCTACTATTGAAAAGGTCACAATTTCTGATTTAGTAAATAAAAAGTACACTCTCGATGAGAATTTATCTATTACACTTTCTATTGACATAAATAAAATTCCTACTGCTTCTCTTGGTACAGTGTTTAATACTCCTGAAAAATTAGGACAGGCAATGGCAGTTCTTTTCTTGGAAAAAGTGAAAGCTGCAATCACAACAAAATTAACAGAAATCAGAGCGTTGGCAAATGATTTTGAAGCTGAAACATCTGTTGTACTGTAAGGAGGCTGACTATGTATAAAATTCTTATTAAAGATTCCAAAACAGGAATGTATCGTTATCTTACTGTAAAGCAGGAAATTATGAAAGAACAGAAAGAAACTGTAACCGATGAAGATACCCATGAAGTAAAAGAAGTTACTACATTGGTTGGGACTGGCGAATATGAAACTGTTGAATATTCTACAGAAAATAAAGATGAATTAGAGAAGAAATGTATTGAGCTTTTAGCTTCTTACAAGGTAACAGAATTTACTCCGATTAATACATTGGCTTATACAACAGATCTTGTTTGGTCTGAGTAATTTATAATGGGTGGTACTCTTCCACCCAAAATATGGGGCATTAGTCAAAAGGTAAGACAATGGATTTTCATTCCATGAGTATCGGTTCGAGTCCGTTATGCTCTATTTATGATTTCGCAGCCAAGTTGGTCAAGGCATCGGACTGCAACTCCGAGGGCGTGAGTTCGACTCTCACCGAAATCTTTTCGTACGGTAAACCTGATGTAAAAACCTATTTTTTGGATGCATACGAAACTTAGGTGTGTAAGCTCAACACTTACTACCGCCCTATCAAATTATCCGTAGGCAACAACTACGCAGATTATTCTGATAAAGTCGTAATGAAAATAGTTTCATTTAGTTTAGAGAAAGATAATTTTTTAAGAAAGAGTCATTTCATGAGAGATGGCTCTTTTGTTATGTAGTATTGGCAGAGTTGGTATTGCACCTGATTGCTAATCAGAGGTCATCGTTTATTCGGTGCATAGGTTCGAGTCCTATATACTGCGCTTATGCCGTGTGTCCGATTGGTCGAGGGTGCTGTCTTGAAAACAGTCTGGATGTAAAAGTCTTTGGGGTTCGAATCCCTAACACGGCGTTCTAAATAAATGCACTTTCAATATAATTCTATGTTGCTTTTGTTTATCTAACATGCAATAATTGTTATATGGAGGTGAATATTATGGCGTGGAATTTTACAGATATGGCTTCTGCCGAAGAAATTATTGAAAAAATTGAAGATGGAGAAATTTCTAATTCTGCAACTGCATATGGTTTATTGGGAGAAATAATGAACGCTTTTCCTGGAACATGGATTGCAGACAAAGCAAAAGAATTACGTGACAACTTGTAAAAAATATTGTAAAGATTATTTGAAAGAGATCAGTAATAATACTGGTCTCTTTTTGTATTTAAAAAGAGAATAAATATATAGCCAACTATGAGAGGATTGTTACTGTTTCGATGGCAGGTAGTTGGAATTATGGAGTGAGAACCCTTTGACTGATCATCTTAGGTATAGTAGATACTCGTACTACTCTCTCACTCTATTTTAATTGGTTTTGCGGGTGGAAAGCGAGAAATGTTATGAGTAAAAGATTTACACCTAAAGATTATGAGATAATATGTGGAGTTTATTCAATAACCAACAAATTGAATAATAAAAAATATATTGGAAAATCTGATAATATTTATGTTAGATGGGATGAGCATAGAAAAGATTTAAATAAAGGTGTTCACCACAATAAACATCTTCAAAGAGCATGGAATAAATATGGTGAAGAAAATTTTATATTTGAAATTGTAGAAAAATGCAAAAATGATGATATAGCATACCAAAGAGAGCGTTATTGGGTAAGATATTATGATTCATTTAAAAACGGATACAACATGAACGAAGGTGGAACTGGCGGTTTGGGATATACTCATACAGAAGAAAATATTGAAAAAATGAGTAAACTTCAAAAAGATAGAATGAAGAATCCTAAAGCAAGAGAAAAATTATCTCAGGCACACAATGCTTTAAAAAGACCGCTTGTTCAAATTAATTTATTAGACAATTCAATTGTAAATTGGGATTCCAAGAATAAGGCAGGTAAAACATTAAATCTTTCTATTGCAGGAATATACACTGCTCTAAATTCAGAAAGTCATTTTGCTTATGACAGTTTATGGTTTTATGAAGAAGACTATAAGAATTTAGAAACGTCTTCTTATTCATTAAATTCTGACGTTTATCACAAATATACAAAATATCATCAATATAATTTTAAAGGAGATTTGCTGAAAATATGGACATTTGATGAATTAAATGCATCAAATTATAGAAACAACGCCATTTTCAAGTGTTGTGATTTCCAAAAAGATTATTATGAAAATAGCATTTGGTTATATGATAAAGATATTGATAAGTTAAATGAAATATTGCTTAAATATAAAAGTAAAGCAAATATATATTGTGAACCTGTTGATGTGTTTGATTCAAATGGTAATTATATTCGTTCTTCTAAAAGTATTTATGATGAATCATTAATATCAAATCTTAGAACATATGATATATATCTATGTTGTATTGGCGAAAGAATGTCTATACATAATTTTATATTTAAGTATAAAAATAAGGCATATTTATATGAAAATGGAGAAAAAGAAGGTTTATTAAAAAGAGAAAAACAAATGTCTCATATTAAGAAAAAAATTATTCAATATGATTTAGATATGAATGTTATAAAAATATGGAATTCAATAACTGATATACATAATGAATTAGGTTATGATAGAGGTACAATTATTAATAATTGTAAAGGAAGAACTACCACAAGTCATAATTTTATATGGAAATATTATGAAGAAGAGTCGGTTGCTTAAACTTACTCTTCTATTTTATTGGAAAGAAAGGAAGTGACTTTGTGCCAAGAGTCAAAGAATATGAAATCGAAGATGTAAGCAAGATGACTGTTACACAATGTCGCTCTGCTTATAAAAAATTGGTCAATGAGTATCAAAAAATAAAAGATGGTGCTTATTGCCATGAATGCGGAAAATTCAAAGGGCGTGATAAATTTTATAAGAGTCCAAAAAATGCATCAGGTCTTATTCCTGTTTGTAAAGAATGTCTTTATAAAATAGGAACAGGATATGATGAAAAAACCAAAGAAACACACGAAACAAGAGAGACTGTTATTGAGGCAATGAAAAAAGCTGATTTACCATTTTTAGAAGATTTATATGATAACTCTTGTAGTGCTATTACGAATGAGGTGAGTGGCAAGAAGCGTGGTACTGGATATAGTCAAATGATTACATGTTTGCAAAGTTTACCTCAATATTTTGGAATGACGTTTGACCAATCTGATTTTGGTGAGAAAAATGTTAATGATGTGACAACTGATGTTGCGGAAAATTTTGAAAAAAAACCACAGCAAGTATCCGAAGATGTTGAAGATATGTATGTTAAAAATAAACGAAGTGTTCTTAGGATGCTTGGTTATGATCCTTTTATATATGAAGAGGAAGAAGACAAACCTCTTTTATATAGTAAGTTGGTGAATTATTTTGATGATTCATTAAAAGATGATGGTTTTAAATTGGAAGCTGTAATTGAAATAGTACAGTCGTTTAAAGATGTAAAACATATAAATGACACATTGGCTCAGTATACAAAACAACTACAAACTCATCCAGAAATGATTGCCACCGTAAAATCTCTCACACAGACAAAAAAAGATATGCTTTCTTCTGCCCTTGCACTAGCAAAGGATAACGGAATATCTGAAAATAATAACAATAGAAAAAGTAAAGGTGCTGGTACTCTTACTGGCATCATAAAAGAATTACAAGAAATGGATTTAGATGGTTCTGAGGTAAATACATTCGATTATGAAACTAATATGGCAATTGAAGATATTATGACAAGGAATCATCAGAACCAATTAAAACAGTTAAATCCTGATGAAAACGATTGGGAAAAAGAAGTTATTCATCAAAAAGGATTGTTATTTAATCTTCAAAAAGAAAGAGATAATGCAGTTGAATTTAGTAGGTTATTGAAAAAGGAAAATAAAGACCTTAAAGATTTCTTATTTGAAAAAGGTCTTATAGATGAGAAAGGGCAAGTAATCGAAGATGGCTGATGATAAAATTGTCCTGATGGGTGATTCTATAAATGAATTTACTCCAAAGAATTTTACTTTTTTCAAAAAACCTACTTATTATGATATGTCTGAATTAAAGTTAGAGGGTTTGAAAAAATTCTCTGAAATAATTCAGTGGGGACGCAGAAACCCAGTAAAATTCTGTGAAAGATTTTTCGGCATCGAATTTCTTGATTATCAGAAATATGTATTTATGATGTCATGGATTACACCAAATGTTGTTTGGTGTATGAGTCGTAATGCTGGTAAGACAACTCTAGGTAGCCCATTTTTGATGGCTAAAACAATGTTACTGCCAAAATTTGAAGGGTACATTTTATCAAGCACAGGTTCTCAAAGTATAGGTATGATGAAGAAGATTGAATCTATTGCCAAAAAAGAAATCGCTTCATTTACTGGCTTGACAGATGTATTTCTAAACGAACTTGTTAAAAGTTCAAATAGTGAGGGATTTCGGCACGATCCAGCATCTTACTCCTTTAAACTTTATTCAGGATCGAGTTTGGCTACGGTCAACTCAAATTTTGATGGATCTCGTGGTCGAAGAAGCCGACTTAATTTCTATGATGAAGCATCGTATGTATCTGAAGATATGTTCGCTGCTACTCTTCCGTTCGTCACTCAGAACAGTGACTTTGCTCTTGGTGGTGATGTTGATGTAACATTACTTCCACCAAATTTCCCAAATCAAGTTGTATGTGCAAGTTCAGCAGGTTCTATGGATGATGTCTTTTATAAAAGATATAAAGAAGCTGCAATGCACTCTATGGCAGGTGATAAGAATTATTTCTGTGCAGATATAGATTGTGAAGTAATTCTTCATGCTACTTATAATGGAAAAGTATATCCCGTTCCACTACTTACTCAAGCAAAGATTGATTCAGAAATGAAGATGAATCCAACTAAGGCTACTCGTGAGTATATGAATAAATTTGATTCAGACCTTGGTGATGATATAGCAGTTAAGAAATCACAAGTGCTTAGAAATAGCGTTGTTAGACCGCCAATGCTTGTTAATGATGATAATTCTCTTATGGTCATCTGTTTTGATCCTGCCAAAAAAAGAGATAATAGCTTTGTGTTGGTTGGTAAATTACATAGAGATGATAAGCGTGGTTGGTTATTAGACGTTGTAAATGGTATCAATTTGATTGATAAAGAAACACAAAAACCACTTACTACCCCTGAACAGGTAACAATGCTTCAAGATATCATAGTCAGATATAACGGATACGGTGTTCCTGATTATAAAAATATTCATGGAGTATACATTGACGCAGGTTCTGGTGGTGGAGCGACGCAGATATGTGATCTACTTTTTGATAATTTCTATGAAGCAAAGCATAAAGGCGAAAAAGATTATGAACATCATGGATTGATTGATGCGAATTATGATTATGCTGTTCCATATGTAAAAAGATATCCAGACGCTATTGATATTATTCGTATGCGTGAGCCAGCTAAATATAAGGCAATTATGTATTCACAGTTATGCGAGATGATTGATCAAGACTTGATTAGTTTTACTGCTGAGTATGATTATCATGGAAATCTTACTATGCTTGAAGAAGAAAATGGTGAGGTTGTTGAAAAGAATTATAAATTATCTCTTGAAGAAGAAATTGGTCTTAAACAGCTTGATGCCATGAAGGAAGAATTAACTCACATGTACAAATACAAATCTTCTAATGGAAATATTAGATATGATCTTGCTCCTGGTTTTGAGAACATTCTTCATGATGATAGATCGTACTGTCTCGCTTTAATGGGACACGCCTTATTTACATTAAGAAGTCAAGATCAAGTAAGACAAAGAAGACCACAAGAAGATGCTACAAGTTTCATTAATAAGCTTACAATCCGTAAAGCAAAATACAATTAAGGAGGTGCGTTATCAAATATGCCTAGACCTAAGAAAGTAGATGCAAATTCTAATGCACCTGCTAAAATAAATAATTCACAGAAGAAAACTACTTCTTCTACTCCAAAACAGCCAACCGCAAATGAAATGCGTGAATGGTATGAGAAAAATAAAAGTAGACTTGAACGTTATGAAGACGCAACAAGTGCTATTACAAGTCTTCGAGATATTCAGAAATCATCCAGATATACGTCAATCAGTAACTATTCAAAGGAAGATGTAAAATCATACATAAAGAATATCTCTTCTAATGAAAAGAATCTACGAAGCTTATCTCGTTATCTTTATTATCGTTCAGAAATCTATTATCGTCTTTGTAAATATTATGCAAATCAGATTGATCTTACAATTCGTAATATTGTTCCCCCATTTATAATCTCAGGCGAAAATGATGTACAATCCACATTACAAAAGTATCAAGAAACAGTTAATATAGTTGATACTTTAGGATTAAATTATGAATTTCGTAAAGCTGCGTCTATCACTTTAAGGGAAGATGTATTTTATGGATGTGCTTATTATACAGAAGGACAAGGAATGTTTGTTCTTCCATTAGATCCAGATTATATGAAAATAGCAGGCATGTTTCCTGATGGTTCATTTGCAGGAGCTATGGATATGAGTTATTTCCGTAGTCATCAGGAACTTCTTGAATATTGGGGTGAACCATTCAATAGTATGTGGAATACATATCAGAGTACAAATGAAAAATATCAGCTAATTCCAGAAGAATATAATGTATGTATTAAATTTAGGTCTGAAGACTGGGAAACCATCGTTCCCGTGCTTACACCTATATTTTTATCATTGATTGATCTTATGGACGCTTCTGATTATCAAGCAGTTCAACAGGCGGCTAATATTTATAAATTAGTATGGCTTGAAATGAAGACAATGGGTAAAGATGTAGATGATTGGGCTGTGAATCCAGATATAATGATTCAGTATTTCAATCGTATGCTTGAAGAAGCATTACCGCCTTATATCTCTGCTGCTATTGTTCCTGGTGAATTGCACGAGATAAGTTTTCCAGATGATGCAACTGGCGATGTTACAAAAGTTGAAAAAGCTACAAAAGAAATTCTCAATACGGCTGGTGGTGCTCAGATATTAAATCTAAACTCCGCTTCTAACTCTACTGCTTTTAAATATGGCGTACTTGCAGATTCTACATTTTCTATTTCAACTCTTATTCCACAGATTCAAGCTATTGTTAATAGACTTCTATCTAATTGGATTTCTGAACCTTGTAAGGTTAAATTCTTTGATGTTTCTATTTATCAGAAGGATGATTTTAGAAAATCAATCTTGGAATCATGTACTAATGGATTACCAAACAAAATTCTTTATAACACATTAAATGGTGTATCTGAAAAAGATACGTTATCTATGAACTTTTTGGAAGAAGACTGTTTGCAGCTTAGTTCAAAATTCAAGCCACTATCTAGCACTTATACTCAGACAGGTAATGATAAAGGCGGTGGTCAAGAGAAGGATGATTCTGAACTTACAGATGCTGGACTTCGTACAAGAGATGAGAATTTAAATAATAAGTAGGAGTTGATGGAATGAATCAAAAATTTATACAAACGCAAGATGTACCTACTGCTACTCTCCTATCTCAATTAGGATATCAACGGGTGCAAAATTCTAATGGTATTTATGTATTTTTGAATACTGATACTCTTCGGTTTTCAGAAAATATAGATATAAATAAATTAAAGTATACAAATATGCTTACATTTTAGTCGTCTTCCTTGGACGACTTTTATTATGTCAGAAAGGAGGAAAAGACTAAGTAGATGCCAAAGGTTATTAAAAAGAAAATTTTAACTGAAGATGATTTACTAAAATTTTGCCAAGAACAAAAATTTGCAAAATTCAGTTCTAAAGATACTGGCTATCAGTTGGCTTTAAAAGTGCCTACTACTTTTGAAATAGACGATACCGTAGACGAAAATCATCGTGGAATGATGCGTCTTAAATTCAGAATTTTTCATACAGGGCTTAACAGAAATAAGAGTTATGTATCAAAGGATGCTGCTGAGAAAGCAATGAATACTATTGCTGACAGACCTGTATTGGCTGCAATCCATCAGCTTGACGATGGCAGTTGGGATTTCGAAGGTCATGAGATGGAAATTGTTAAAGACGAAAAAGGTAAAGAAGAACTGAAATATATTGAATCTCAAGTTGGTTCTTTCTCATCTGAACCTGCATTTTGGGAACATGATGATAACTTAGATAAAGATTATGTATGTGCTTATGCTTATATAAGTGAAGAATACACAAAGGCTTGTGAAATTATTCGTGCAAAACAAGGTTCAAAAAATAGTTGCGAGCTTTTCATTGATGAACTCTCTTACAACGCCAAGGAGAAATATCTTGAATTAAATGATTTCTATGTAAACGCTTCGACTTTGTTGGGAAGTCATGATGATGGTACAGAAATTCAGGAAGGTATGGAAGGTTCTCGTGCTGATATTGCTGATTTCAGTGTAAATAACAATTCAGTTAAATTTGACAAAAATGAAAAATTGATTGAACTCTTAGAAAATCTTAATAAGACACTTTCTAATTTCAATAAAGAACAGACTCCTGTTCAAACACAATCAAAGGAAGGAGGAACAAATAACAAAATGACAAAATTTGAAGAGTTACTTGCCAAATATGGTAAGACTGCTGAAGATGTAACATTCGACTATACAGAAATGTCAGATGAGGAACTTGAAGCAAAATTCGCTGAGATGTTCGATGATGACAATTCAGAAGGAGATAATTCAGGTAACGGAGAATCTGGTGAGCCTTCCAATGATGGAGAAGGTAATGGCGAAGGAGCTTCTGATCCAGATGGGAATGAAGGTGAAAGTCAGACTTTTGAAAAGATTGTTCGTACATATGAGATTTCTCATGAAGATACAAGATATGCACTCTATAATCTGTTAGCACCATATGAAGAGTCAGATAATGATTATTACTATATCTCAAATGTATTTGATTCTTATTTTGTATACGAGGGTTGGTGTACTGACAAAATTTACCGACAGAACTATACAAAAGATGGAGATAATGTTTCATTTGATGGTGAGCGTATAGAATTATTCCGTGAGCTTTTGACAGCAAGTGAGAAAGCTGAACTTGAATCCATGCGTTCTAATTACGCTGCCCTTAAGGAGTTTAAAGAGACAGCAGAAAAGAATGAACTTCATGCACAAAAAGAAGCTATTATCAATGCTGATAACTATTCTGTTCTTACAGAGAAAGATTCAGAAGGAAATTATGTAAATACTGATTTCGCTGAATTAGTAAAGACTATGGATAATTATTCCGTAGAAGATTTTGAAACAAAAGTAAAGGTTATGCATTCAGATTATATGTCTGCACATGCGAACTTCTCTTCTGTTGACACAAAGAAAAACACAAATTCGGTTAAGATACTTACAAATATGAATAAGAAATCAAAGCCTAAGAAAAACTACGGCAACTTATTTGATTAAAAAACTGAATATAACTTCATTTCATATAGAACGCTTTATGCGTTCTTTTTTATTGCAAAAAAAAACAAAATTTAAGGAGGAAAACATAATGGCTATTAAATATGCTGCTACAAAATTTCCACAGATGGAAATTGGTAATTTACTTGCTCAGGATTATGGCGAGCACATTTTATCTGTAAAGATTACAGAAGATACACCTAATGGATATCATTTCAAACCAGGTAAGATGACTTCTCTTGATAATTGGGAGATGGAAGCTGCAACTGAAATTGATGCTTATATCGCAATGAAAGATGCGTCAGGAAGATACCTTGTTGTAATTAGAGATCCAAAGGGGGTTGGTGTTATCTATCAGAAACCTCTCAACAATGTCGAGAGTCCTCGTTCACTCGCACTTGCTTCTAATTTCTATAACGATCCAGCAGACGGTGCAGTTCGTGGATACATGCTTCATTCACAGGATCGTTATTGGCTTACAGAAGATAATTTTGATGGCTCACCTACAGTTGGAGCTGAAATCACAACGATTTCTAGTGGAAAATTAAAAATTGGTGCGTAATAGAAAGGAGGATATAGAATAATGATGAGATTTAGTACAGAACATTTAAGAAAAGTTTTTGAAGATGCTGATAAGTATGAAAATTTTAAGAAGCTTACATATAACTTAAATCACGGAATTGATATTTATGAGTACGATGATGACGGAAACCAGAGAAAGGTTTCTAAACATGAAGCAAATAAGGCAATCCGTAAAATTATTATGGAGGTATGCGACCTTACTGAAGAGGATCTTAGATCCAATAAGAGACGTGAAAGAGCCTTAGAGCTTCATCACACAGAAGTATATGAGTTACTTGAGTCTGATATTGATTTTAAGGTAGATACAGCATTCAAGGAATCTGAGTGGTTTAATGATTTTGTAGATATGAGAAATGTTAAACTTGGCGACGAGGAAGAGTTTTGGTCAAGAGAAAAGGTTATGCTTGCTGTTGCTGAAATTAGTGGTGACAACCATGATCTGACTTTACAGTACTTAAATGAAGGTACAGCACACAAGATTCATACTAAGAAGTATGGTGTAAAGATTGGTAAGGATATTGATCTTATTTTACTTGGACGTATTGATTTTACTGAGCTGACAGATAAGATTGCAGAAGCGTTTGTATATAAAGTTCAGGAACTTTGCTATACAGGAATTTATGGTGCTGCAACTAAGTTACCTAACAACTCTCAGTTTGTAAAAACAGGTGCTTTATCTGCTTCTACTAAGGACAAGTTTGATACACTTCTTGAGGATGTTGGAACTGCTAATAGTGCAGAAGTTGTTATTATGGGTACAAAGACTGCATTGAAGAAACTTAATGGTCTTACAGAAGTTGATTGGAGAAGTTTGTCTCAGAAAGAGGATGTTGCAAAGACTGGTCGCCTCGGTACATACGAAGGAACAGAACTTATTGAGATTCCTCAGAGATTTGCTTTCAATGATGTAACAAAGAGACTTATTGACGATAAGAGACTTCTTATCTTTGCAAAGAATCAGGAACAGTTCGTGTGGTTTACAGATAAGGGTGAAACTCAGATTTATGAGTCTGGTACTCAGAAGGGTGAACACGCTGATGACTTCCAGAAATATGAAGTTCAGAGAGAAATGGGTGTTGAGGTAGTATTACCACAGTACTTTGGTCAGTGGACTCTTGAATAGTAAATAAGGTTGAGTGGTTAGTTTATCTAGCCACTCTTTTTTATATTGGATAGAAAGGAAAAATAAATGGCATATACAAAAAAGACCACCACAAAAGCAATAGAAAATACTAATACTGATGTGGTTGAAAAGAAATCAGAAAAAAAGAAGTTTGAGCCAACAGAAATGATTACATGTGTGTCTCTTACCGCAGGAGAATTATTTTATGTTGGACTTAAATCAGATACTTTATATACATTTGCAGATATTGATGACGTTCAGGAAATTGAATTTAGAGATTTGGATTATGCAGCAAGGAAGGGTGACAAGATGATGTTTAAACCTCGTTTTGTTGTACAGGATGCAGATTTTATCGCATTACATCCAGAACTTGATGATTTATATTCTACTCTTCACTCGACAAATGATTTAAAAGATATTTTAAAGATGACTCCTTCGCAAATGGAAAAAGCAGTCTATTCTCTTCCAATTGGAGCACAGGAAGCATTAAAAACTATTGCAACAAGTATGGTTGATGACGGAACACTTGATTCTGTTAAGAGAATTCAGACGCTTGATTCTATTTTTGGAACAGAGTTACTTTTAAAATTGAATATGTAGTAAAGGAGGCTCACAATGACGCTTCCATACGAAACAATTTTTTCACGAACAAGAGGACGAATTTCAGATATGAAAGAACTTTCTCTTGACGAAAACGATCTTAATGAAACATGGACTGAACGCTTACGCATGGTTGCAGGTGATGAACGAGTTATTAGAAAATTCGCTTCATTTAATATGGATGACGAAATCCAACAGATTGAATTTGAGATGCAATATCCTGTTAGCGATTTTGCAGATAAAGAATATGTTATAGGATTGTTTACTCTTGGAATGACAATTGAATGGTTAAAACCACAGGTTGACTCTGCAAAATTTACTGCTAGAGCTTTAGGAACAAAAGAAGAAAAAAACATGCAGAATCCATATAAAGATATGCAAAGTAGATTGGATACATTACAGCATGAATTTAGTAGAAAACTTGCAAGTCATGGATATATTAATAATTCATATGTGCGAGGTGAATAACTATGGAATATATATATGGTTCGTTCACTAAAAGGCAAATTAAAGAAGCTGCACATGCAATGCACAACGATGTCCATAAGTTATTACTTTATAAGGATAATCAAATAGAAGAAAAAATATTTGAGAATGATGAAGCTTTTCTTATATTTTTCCACAATGTTATGTTTAAATTTAGTGGAACAAAGACTCTATTTAATAACAATGGAATTATGGTCACACTAATGGCTACTTTGCAAGCCGCTTATGACGAAGTTACATCCGATGAGTTTGATTACATGACATTTCGTAGGGCTATTTTAGATAGTCACAATTACATTAAGCAGATGTTTGAAGGAGGTGTTGGTGATGCCAAGCTTACAGACAGCACGGCGAATCGCTAACGCCAAAACAAATAATGCGAAAACTTTAGGTCAGATTTATAAAGAAGAATCTGATTTTTTGATGGAAGAAACTTGGGATAACAGTATTACTTCCACGACCTGTTACATTTATGACCATTTTCATGATGACTTCTTCACAGACGAACATGGAATCACACGTTCACTTGCTGAAGGTATGACTTATGAAAATACCAATAAGACAAAAATTGATGCAAAGTTTATTATCAAATCTTATCAGTCAATGGATAAAGATCAAGTAGAATACTATCTTATGTTTCGTCCAAGTCAGCCTGTAAGATTCAATGAAGGTGATGATCTTTATTATTATGAGACTGATTTTAGGAAACGCTATTCTGCGACATTTCCGATAGGACTCTGGGTGGATTTACCTGACGATAGAGGGGTATATCATAAATGGTTAATTTGTAGAAATGAACCTGCAAATCAATTCCCAAAGTATCTGATTTTGCCAGCCAACTATGAACTTATGTGGGTGGAAAAAAATAATGAAAAACGTATCAAGCGTAGAATGTGGTGTGTTTTAAGACAACAAATGTCTTACACATCAGGGGTTTATACTGACCGTGTATTTGGGCATACGGATAACCAAAATAAGTTGATACTGCCGATGAATTCTATCACAGAAAAATTCTGGTATACGGACGATGATTCAAAGAATATGCGAGTAATTGTTAGTGCTTTGATGGAGAATCCTACGGTGTGGAAAATTACAAAATGTGAATCGGCTTCTCCACTTGGGCTACAAAAACTTACATTGTACACCAATTTCTTTAACGAGCATACTGATTATGTCAATTTTGAAACAGGCGAAATGTATGCAAACTATTTCGATTCAGAAATCGCCCCAACAGATCCATCTACTCCAACCACTCCCCCATCTTCTATCACAACAAGAATTTCAGCGTCCACCTCAACAATCAAGGTCGGTGGCTCTTATAAAAATCTTACAGTAAATCTATTCAATGATTCCAATGAAGATATTACAACTGAATATGCTGATGCAACCTTTACATGGACTTGCTCTATTGATAATGAAGATTGGACAGATAAAGTATCATGGCGAGCTGGTACAGAGTACAACCAAAAGAAAGTAAAGTTTACTAGTGATTCTTCTACTATTGGCAAAATATTGTCTGTTAAATGCACTATTGAAAAAGATGGTGTAATAATTGAATCTGAAACTCTTGCGTTGGAATTAGCAGATTAGGAGGTGAAAATAACGGAAAAGATAATTACAAAAATTGATCTATTAAATAAAATTAAAGAGTATAAATCAGCTCCTGATGATGAAAACATTCAATATAAGAAGAAAATTGAAAAAGCTTTATTAACTCGTCCAGACTTATTATATGCCCTCAATGAAAAAAGTTTAGAAACGGAACTTTTTGATGATGATGGCAATGTAAACTGGGAGTGGAATAATGAAATAGGTGAATATGAGCCATTAGGCGAATGGGAACGGTACTTTGGTAGTAATTCAAACATTCGTCCTTTTTTATTTATTCCTGACACTCAGACAGAAGTAAAACACTATATATGTTATCAAGTAGCGTTTGACGAAATGCCTCGTTATCAAGATACATTAAAGTACACAAATATTACATTTACAATATTTGTTCACGGTAATGACAGGTATGATAAACTTACAGGTATTCCACGCCATGATTTAATCGCTTCTATTATAAGAGAACGATTCAACTGGTCTAATATCTTTGGTATGCAGACTCATCTCATATCTTCTAAAGAATCCACAACAGATAATAACTATCTCGTTCGTACTCTTGTATTCCAAGTTGTTGATACTAATGGAATTCACAAAACAATTGATGGTAAAACTTCTATCACCAATTATGGAGTTAGGCGGTGATTAAATGGATGTATTAGAAACGCTAGACAATCTACAAAATGCCGCAGAACAAGATTCTGAGAAAAATAAATCTAATAATAAAAAATCAGAATATCATTTTGATAAATTAAGAATGTATTTTGGTGAAGATTATACCATAAATAATATTACAATTTCTGTACCAACAATCGGAGATATTCTTGAAGTTGGGGAAACTAGATTTTATCAATCTTTATCACCTTTTCTCAATAACCCAACATCAATTAGGGTTTTCTTATATGATACTTTTCACAAGGATTGGAACAAAACCAAAGACATTGAAGTATTTTATATAATGTATCAACTTGTACAAGATAAAGAACCACTAAATTTAATTTTTAAAGATTTTAATTTTGATGGATTTGTATTAACTCCCGCAAAGAAAAATAAACAAGATACAGAATATGACCACTTGGCGCTATTTAACGAAGATAAGAACATCCTTATTTATGATGATGAATATTTAGAGATTGCGGAATATATTCGTACAATGATGAATGTTCATCCGAAAACAGAAAAGGCAAAAGGTAAAACCACAAAGCATTGGATGTTACAAGAAGATAGAATGAAGGTACAACAGAGCGAAGACAAGAAAGGATCTTCCACTCTCTTACCTCTTGTATCTGCTTGCATAAATCATCCTGGCTTTAAATACAAGTTGGATGATTTAAAACAAGTTAATATATGTCAGTTCATGGACTCTGTACAAAGAATACAGAAATATGAACAGGGCGTTGCAGCTATGCATGGTATTTATGGCGGCATGGTTAGTGCAAAAGATATCCCAAATGACTTAATTAATTTTATGAGTGATTTATAATCGCTCATTTTTTATTGCATAAAAATAACAAATTTTAAAGGAGGAAAATTAATATGGCATTTAAATTAGGTGACGTAATCGTTGATAGACTTCAGTTTGGTTACGGTGCAAAAGCAAACGGTACACCTCTGTATGCTTTAACTCAGCTTACAGAAGCCAATATTGATATTACAGCAGATTCTACTGATATCAATGATAAGGATGGAAACCTTGTATATAGAAAATATACGGGTAAAAAAGGCGAGGTAACTGCAACTAATGCATTTCTTAATCTTGCAGTTGTCGAAGCTATCTCAGCCACAGATGCAGAGATTGCAACAGAAGACAAAGGTATTGTTATGCCGATGATTCAGCTTGTAAAGGCAGGTGAAACACTTGATATTACTGGTTATGTAGATGGTTCTGTTGTCGTAAACTCTCTATCCCCAAAAGGTTCTATGGGTAAAGAATTATATACAAAAGGTACTTCTGCTACTGCAACAGAATTTGCTATTGTACATACAGATGCATCTGGTGAACCTGACAATACACCTGCGAGCGATGTATTAACTCCACCAACAGCAGATGGAGAGACACAGTACATCGTTAAATACAAGAAGACAATTCATAGCGGTGCTAAGATTACCAACTCTGGTAAGAAATTCCCGAAAGCGCATGAGTTATTTTTCAAGGCATTAGTTGTTGATAAATGTGATACAGAAACTCTTAGAGCTGCAATCATTCACATTCCATCATTTATGCCAAGTCCAGAGTTTACTCTTGCACTTCAGGGCGGTGATTCTCAGACAATGGATTACAAAGGAGCTATGATGCTTAACGCATGTTCTACAGATTCTGAACTTTTCTCTATTTACTACATTGATGAAGAAGAGGAAGATATCTAAATAAGATTGCTTGGGCAGTTTAATCACTGCCCTCTTATAAGGAGGATTAATGGCTAATAAAGATTTGAGAACCTGTATGTTATGCCGAAAAAAATACAGTTTTTGCCCAGTATGTAATCCAGAAGACAAAAGTAAACCAACATGGTACTTTTGTTGGTGTAGTGATAATTGTCACGAAATTGATAGAATTGCTTCTGCGTATGAAGATGGACGAATAACTGATATTGAAGCAAAAGAGAAACTGTCCAAACTTGATTTATCAAAAAAGGATAATTTTGGAGAGAGTTATCAGAAATCTATTGCTTCAATTATGAAGGCGCAGGTAAAGAAAACTATAAATAAAAAAGAAAAGAAAACAGATAATGAATCTGTTAAAAATGATATTGTTGCGGAAGTCGAGGAAAAGACTGATGGTAATGTTGAATAGTGATTTTGAAAAATATAAATAGGGAACATAATTACTATTCAACGGTTTTATGTTCCCTATTTTTTACGTTATATGAGGAATAGAAGGAATGACTATAGAAAGCAATTTAAAACCAAGGAGTTATAACGAAAAAGAAATTATCCGTATATATAACAGAGATCAGCAAACATTCTATATTGATTCTGGTATATATCCTATTGATTTATATCCAAGTTATAGTCCTAAAAATGATAGAAAAATTATTGTAATGATTTTTCTTAAAAATGATACTAAAGAAGTATATATGAAATGGAAAAATTATGAATAAATAGGTTACTCAAGACAATGAGCATAAAAGTAGATGTCATACCTGTGAGTGAACAATTACGTAATCAATAGTCAGGTCGCTACTACTCTCCTATGGAAAGGAAAATTTATGAACAAAATCAACTGGAAAGTTCGTTTTAACAAAGAGAATATTTTATTTATTGCACAGGTTATTATTTCTGTTGTAGTTCCAATTCTTACATATTTCGGATTACAGGCATCCGACTTAACAACTTGGTCAAAGGTGTGGGAAACGTTTGTACAGGCAGTAAGTAATCCATATGTCGTTGTAATGGCGTTAGTATCTTTATTTAATGCAATTACTGATCCTACGACTAGAGGTATTGGAGATTCTACTACTGCTCTTACTTATAAAAATCCAAAGGAATAATTTTGAAAGGAGGAGTTTGTTATGGCTGTATTATGTGCATGGGCTTCTGCAAACGAATATGGTAAAACAACCGGAGGTAAAGCCGGTGATCAGACTGGCAAAGAAGTCAAATGTGGAAATATTTATAATTTTGGTCAGACAAGAGTTTATAGATGTGCCGATAGAAAATACGCAGTTAAGATTGGTGCGGCTGCCAAAGCTATTGCATTAAATAACAATTTTGGTTATTGTCAGGAACACAGGACTACATCGTATAACGCATTAAAAAACGTTAATTGGATTGTAGCAAATGTAAAGACACCTGTGGAAATTGATTGTTCCGAATTAGCAGCATGTGCTGTAAATGTTGCATATGGAAAACCTGTCATTTCTTCTGCTGTATATTCTGGCAACATTGGTGGTGCTTTAGTAGGAAGTGGATTATTTAAAGAATTAAAAGCATCAAAATATCTTGGTAAATCAGAGTATATCGAATGTGGTGATATTATTGTTGCACCTGGCAAACATGTAATTGTTGCATATACAGATGGTTCTAAAACATCTCAGAATACAATTATCACAACTATCCAGAGTGTCACATCTGGAAATAAATTAGTAAAACGTGGTCAACGTGAAGCTATTAAATTCACAGGTGTAAAAATTGTTACCGATGGTTTAGTTGGTGGAGAAACAAATATGATGAAAGTAAGAGTATTGCAACACGCCATCAACTTAGATTATAAAGCAGGTCTTGTTGAAGATGGTAAACTTGGTTCTGCAACTAGGAAAGCACTTGGCTCTCATTATGTTAAAAAAGGAGAAACACAGAATATGGTTACTGCGCTTGAGATATTATTATATCTTAATGGTTTTGATCCAAATGGAGTTGAATATCCAGGTACATATGGAAATGGTCTTGTCACTGCTTCAAAGAAAAAATTCGGAGATGATGGATTAAAGGTTACTGCATCTGAATTCATTCAGTTATTATAAAGATTGGAGGAATTTGTATGTATGGAAGCAATAGAAAATTTAGCGCAAATTAATTATGTGTTGGTAATTTTAGGATTTTTTGCAATTTTGTTTGGGGCGAAAGAAATTATTGAAATTATATCGTATTTTAAAAATAGATTCCGCATTAAAACTGGTGCAGAAGAAGATAAAGAAACCATTGACAAAAGAATAGCCATATTGGAAAAACATGATAATTGGCAATACAAAGAAATTACTAAAATGTCCAAAGGTATAGAGAATATTGAATCTGAGTTATTAGATAATAACCTAGAAAGAAAGCGAAAATATATTTTAGATTTTTGTTCTTCCATCTCTAATGGTCAGAAACAGAATAAGGAAGCTTTTAATAATGTATTCAAAACATACAAGAATTATGAAAAGCTTTTAAGCGATCATAATATGGAGAATGGTCAAGCAGAAGAAAGTATGAAATTCATTTCTGAAAAATACCAAGAGTATTTAAGGAATGATAATTTTTAGTGTCAACAATTCTAGCATATCAAATAAATTATCAATTCAACTTATAAGTTTCTTTTATATTATATGCATAATAAAAATAGTTCTATACATACTAAATACATGAAGAACAAAGTTGGAGAATACAGATATAAACATAATATGTCTATTGCGGAATTAGCAGAACGAAGTGGTATGTCTACTACTGCTATTTCCAATTTGGAAAATGAATATACTTCTGATATTCTTTTGTCCAACGCAGTTTCTCTATCACATGTATTACAAGTGGATTTGTATGAACTATTTTGTATTAAGCGATAGGAGGAATTGCTTATGAGAACATATTTTAATTTGATATGTGAAGAAGTTGAAGCAACTGGTGGGAAAGTAATTCATATTGACAAGAATGCAGGTGATATGGAAGAAGTACACAAAATAGTTTGTGAACACATTGAAAAATATCCCAACGCCAAGTGGGAACTTTATCCTATGATTATTAATAATTAACCAAGTACATATGACAATTGAATATAAGAATTATGAAAGAGCGGTTTCTTTGGAAGCTGCTCTTTTGTTATGTAAAAAATATGTATATGAAATTCTAATGTTTTGATATGTGTGTTTTTTGCATACGAAGATGAGAAGTCATTAGGCTCATCTTATAGAGTAGCGAATAGATGGAGTAATTAACCATTGAAGCAATTTCCTCAGTTGCGTTCGCTACTCTTCTATTATATTGAGGAATAAAATATTGGAGGAAATTTAAAATGAAAAACGAAATTCAGGAATTTGTAAATGAAAAATTAGGATTAAAAGTTAGATGTGTTCAAAATGAAGATGGAAGTATTTCTGTCAACATCGGAGACGCAGCTATTGGGTTAGGGATGATAAAAAGAGATTACAAAAAGGGAAAAGAATACATAAGACCTAATATGTCTGGTATAAATTCACATTTAAAATCTTTCGGAATTTCAGATTCCGAAAAAACTAAAGATGATTATTTGCATGAATCTTATATTTATCTATTGGCTATGAAAGCATCAAATCCTTTAGCTCAAAAATTCCAAATGTGGCTCGCAACAGAAGTTATCCCTTCTATTAGAAAACATGGTGCATTTATTGCAGATAGCGAAAATGTTGATGAGAAATATGTATTAAATGAACTTAAATTTAGTCAGAAAAGAACAATTAAGACATTTGCAAATGCGGATGTAAATGAAATTAAAAAACTCTATGATGAGTTCAAAGAATATGTAGACTCTGAATATAAATATAAATCTTCTGATAGACTAGCAAGATACAAGTCTGTAGAAAAAGGACTACAACAGTTACACGATAGACTTGCAAAAGAAGATATTTCAAATGTTGGTGATTGTTATAATATCAGAAAATTAAAAGAAAAAGTTATTCTTGACAGAACAACACTAGAAAAACGTATTGGTGGCGGTATTCGTGCTGCAAAAACAAAAGAGATTGCTTCTTTAAAAGGAAGTGACTCTAATGAATAATTTAAAACTAATTTTAGATATGAATGTTGTAAATAGATATAATCAATATTATTTTTCACAACATCCGAAAGCGAAAAAGAAACAAATCGAACATCCTTACCACCCCTCTATAAATGTTTGGTCTATTAAACCAAGAATACAAATGAACACCTTAAAACAATCATGGAAAGCTTTTATTATATGGTGGATTAAGGATTTAGGATTGGAGAATAAGAAATTAGACAATGTAAATATTGAATATGACATTTATCATCCAACAAAGAGACGAACGGATACCGATAACTATAGTCCTAAATTTATCCATGATGGATTTGTAGAATCTGGTTTTTTGGTTGATGATGATAGGGAACATTTACATAGTCTGACTATTCGTTGTCATGTGGATAAAGATAATCCACGTACTGAAATAACAGTAAATATTTTAGATTAAAAGGAGATAAAAGGAATATGAGACTTTTAGAATTTGTAGAGAGATACAATAACACAGCAAATAACACATTAAGGGAACAGTTATTAAGTAAAATCAAAATCACCCCTTATGTATCATTCATTAAGAAAGAAGTTTACGCACAGTTGATTGTAGATAAGACAACATTTGAGCAGGAATCTTATGATGATAACGGAGTAACAAAATATCGTAAAACAGATAAGATTAGAGTAAATTCTGTTGCTCAGTATGTACAGTTTTGCCGTGCTGTGATTGAATTATATACCGATCTTGAGATTGATGAGGATGATAAAGGATTCATCAATGGATATGATGCACTTAAATCGTCTGGCTTACTTGATATTTTAATGGTTGGTTCTGATAAAGCTGATCCACTTATCCCTATGAGCGAATTAAGTGAATTTAAAACCATTTTAACAATGAAACAGTCAGACACTCAGTTTAATGAGACAACCATTCAGGCGTTTATTAGCAAACAGATTGGAAGGATTTCTGATTTGGCAAATGCTACTCTCACACCGCTTGTTGATGTTGTGAATAAGAAACTTGATAGTTTATCCAATGATGAGTTGAGAAAGATTCTTGATGATTATAAACTTAAAACTACTGAAAATTTTAAAGAGGTATAGAAATTCAAATTTCATGAGGTGTTTATACTTATAAAATCGAAAAAGCCGTGACTGGCTGCCACGGACTTTTCCACTTTCCTTGTTCGAGTAATGGTCGTCACCAAAACTCAGCTCCTATCCGATTTTATTAGTTCTCATCTCTGAATAGAATTCCAATCAGTACGCAAAGTACATTAAAGAATCCTGAAATGAAAGCTACTTGAATAGCCTCGCTCATACTTCTCTCCTTTCGTGATAGGCACGAGATTCAATTGGTAGAGTTGAGCTGTATGAAAATGTATACGAAGTATAAATATCACCTTCGCCTTTCTGTACCAAAAGGTACTCGAATAGGGTTAATAGTTACATAAAAATGTAAGTACTTACAGATAGGATTATATCACAGATTGTTGAAGAAATAAACAGGCTCTATATGTGTCAAAGCGTATAGGGTTTTTCTTATGGAGAGTGGTTATACCGCTCTCCTATTTTAGTGTAAAAATAGTGAAATTATAGTGAATTTTTTGGAGGTGATTAGATTGGGACTAAATAAAGACACTATTAAATATTTGGAAAAACAGGCTCAAAAAAAAGCTTCCGAATTGGCACACGAAGCTCAACAGAGATTAACAGATGGCTATGTGTCGTTTATTGATTTATATTATAGCGATTATACACCACAACAGTATGTAAGAACACATAACTTATACAGGTCTTATAACAAATTTTATAAAAATAGCCACGGTACTATTTTTTATGGTGGCGTTGAAGTAACACCTGAAAGAATGTTTGATAACTATGACCAAATTACACCTTCAGATCTTATGTCTGAATTTATTTACAATCCGAAAGGTACTTATCATGGTTGGTATAACATTCCTGCTAGTTTCAGCGTGTATAGAGAAATACATAAGTATCATGAACGGTTAAAGGATGAATATAGAAAGCGTTGTACAGTTTAGAAAGGATGTGAATAAATGGCTAATTCAGATATTATTAAGATTGGTTTTGATTATAGAGCTAGTCTTGAACAGTTTGAAAAAGAAACAAATGGTGTATTCGATGGTATTAGTAATAAAGCTGGTAAACAAAAAATCACAATTCAATTAGATGCAAAAGATGATAAAGTAATTGATAAAATTAAGGAATTACAGAAACTCAAATTAGATAAGTTCACATTCGAGTTTGGTGATTCTGGATTAAAAGAACAGCTACAGACATTTGATAAATTAGAGAATAAGATTAATGAGATTATTAGTTTATCAAAAGGAATTGACTTATCATTTAATACCAAAAACAAGACAGAAGCTTATAACCAATTAAAAAAATATGCAGATGCTTTTAAAGAATATTATGGTAATGAAGAAGCAATGGCTACCAATGCAGGTGCAAAGGCTGGTTATGCGTATTACAAAGCCTATGAAGAAGCATTGCGAAAAGGTGTTGCACAAAGCAAATTAGAAAAAGTTACTGTCGATTTTGATGTAAATGATTCAATTTTTAGCAAAGAGAGAATCGTTGAAAATAGAATTAAAGAGTTTGAAAATTTTCAAAAGTATGGTAATGCCGATGAAAGTAACTTAATTGCAGAAATTACATTACTAGAGAATCGGCTTTTGAAATTTAATTCTGCTTATTCTCAAGTGAAGGCTAATTTAGGTAATGCACCAATTACACCCGAAATCACAAAAAACATTGAAGAATATGTTAGGTTATTAGAAATTGCAGAAAGCAGAGCAAAAGATGCAGAATTATTTGGCTATCCAAGCGAAGATATCAATTCAGATAAAGATCTTGCAAATATGTATCTTGACTTTGCAAAAGAAGATGCTACTGCTGAAAATAAAAAATATATTGAATCATTAAAACAAGAAGAGACACAAGCTATTGCTACTGCTGAAGCTGAACAGAAATTAGCAGAAGCTCAAAATGAAACAGTTTCTAATACTTCTAATTCAAATAATTCTCAAATTGAAGAGTTAAAATCTGATATTCAAGAGGTAAAAACCGAACTTGGTGATGTAAAAGATAGAATTTCTTCTATTGAATCGAATGGTTTTGAAAATGTACGAGATGATGTTGAAAAGACAAAGGAATCTGTAAAAGAACTTAACAGCGAACTTGCAGAAATGAAATCTAACCTCTCTTCTACTCCACAAGAATCGAATATTTCATCTGGAATGAAAGACACATTTCCTAAGACTTCTGAAAACTTAGAACAGGTTGCACAATCTGAACAAAAAGTACAGCAAGAAGCAATGGCAATCCAGTCAAAATGGGAACAAGCCGAAAAAGCAATTCAGAATTACATGAATGCTGTTACAAAACTTAATAACCTTAAAGCCTCTGATAAAAGCACTGGTAAGAAGTCATATGAAATCGCAGGACAAATTGAGGAAATTGAGAAGTTAAAAAAAGAAGCTTATGATGCAAGACAAGTTTTATCTTCTATGATAAATCCTCAGAATGTAGATACAGATACATGGAAAAGATATGTTGACGTGATAAATCGGCTCGATCAGGCATCAAATGGATCGGCTGAATCGGTTAATAGATTAAAAGACTCTTTAAAAAATACTCTAAATTCAGAGTTGAATTCTTTGCAAAATTCTATTGATAAATATCAAAATATCATTACTCAAGCACAAACATATCCGTCCGATTTTCACCCAAGTACAGAATATAATACAAAACTTGCAAATTTAGAAAGTGCAAATAATGTACTTAAAAATTATAAAGCTTCATTGCAAGGTGTTAATGAACTTACAAAAGAACAACAAGCAGAAATAAACAAATTAACACAGAATTGTGAAAAAGCAGCTATGGAATTCAAAAAACTTTCTGCTGCTGAAAAAGGTACAGTTGAGGTCGGAATTGAGAAAGCTATTCAGAGAATCAATAAAGATTTAGCAGAGAATACAAAATATTCTGCGGAAGCCAAAGCCGGTTTTAATGTATTGTTAGAACAATTAAAATCTGGTGATCCAAGTATCAATTTAAGAAAAATCACAGAAGAAATTATTAAAATTGAAAATGCTGAAATTGCTGCTGGTCGTGCTGGAAAATCTCTTTGGGATATTTTTAAAACAAAGTCTACATATGGTTTCATTGGTCAGATGCAAAGCTATTTGAGTATGTATGTTGGATTTTATGGAATGGTTAACGGAGTTAAAAAAGCCGTTTCTACTATTACAGAACTTGATACTGCTTTAGTTGACTTAAAGAAAACTACAGCGATGAATGAGAATCAGCTTGAAAATTTTTATTATGATTCTAATAACGTAGCAAAACAGATGGGTGTTACTACAAAAGAAATTATTGATCAGGCGAGTGCATGGTCTAGGCTAGGATACAGTTCGCAAGAAACCGCTACAACAATGGCAAAACTTAGTTCTCAGTTTGCCTCTATTTCTCCTGGTATGAGTGTTGATGAAAGTCAGAGTGGCTTGGTCAGCATTATGAAGGCGTGGTCAATAGATCCAGATCAAGTAAAATCTGAAATTATGGATCCTATAAATAAGCTGGGTAAAATTATTGCCCAAACATACAGTAATGTATGGTGCTATAAAAATATAGCATAGTAGATAACTATATCGGTTAAAGTCCTGAGAAGGATGAGACCGAGCAAAGACTTGATGATTATTCACTTTATAGGAGGTGAATAATATGATTATATATAGATGTTTATTGCCCAATGGCAAGAGCTATATAGGACAAACACATAGAGAATTAAAAGAACGAATAAATGAACATATAAGAAAATCTAAAATAAAAACAGAAATTAGTTACAATTATCCATTTTATAGAGCGATACGAAAATATGGTGTTGATAATTTAAAATGGAGTATAATTGATTGTGCAGATACATCAGAAGAATTAAATGAAAAAGAAAAATATTGGATTTCTTATTATGATACATATATATTAAATAAAAAAGGATATAATCAAACAATTGGTGGCGAAGGGCAAAATGGATTAATTCATTCTAAAGAGTCTATAAATAAAATTCGTTTATCAGAACTTGGTGAAAATAACACAAATGCAAAATTAACAAAAGAACAAGTTTTGAAAATTGTTGATTTATCAAAACAAAATAAATATTCTCAAGTAGAACTATCTAAAATGTTTGATACCTCAGAAGGAACAATAAGTAGAATTTTATCTGGATTGAGATGGAGTTCTGTTACAGGTATAAAATATAATAAAGATAGTTCTTTTTGTTGTGAGTAATTATCAAGAATGCGTAGAGACTACAGTGGTTTATATTGTGATAAAAAGCATATTTACCGAAGTTATCCACCCTACTTTAATAAATAAGAGGGTGTAATATATAGTCCGATCTCACGCTATAATCTAATAATGAAACGTGAGACATAGCCAGAAATGACTATGCGCCATATAATTATGGTCAGTACCATTAAAAATGGGAAAGTAACAGATTGAACACAATGGCTTTATCTAACCAAGATATTGTTGAAGGTATGGAACGTTCTGCCGCCGCCCTTGCCGCTGTAGGAACATCGGTGCAAGATGGTTTAGCAATGTTTTCAGGTATACAAGAGGTATTGCAAAATGCGGAAAAAAGCGGTACAGCCCTTCGTAGTGTTGCACTTCGTGTTCGTTCATTTGACGAATCGACAGAAGAATACTCGGAAGATTTAGCCAATATAACAGGAGAATTAATTGATCTTACTAAAACAGCAGAACACGCACAAGGTATATCTATCTTTAAAGAAGGTTCTACTACAGAATTTAAAGATTTAACTGATTACTTTGGTGAAATTGCTGACATCTGGGATGAAATGTCACAGAAACAACAAAATGATTTCCTTCTTAAAGCTTTTGGTCGTACACAGGCTCAGGCTGGTGCTGCTCTTATTCAGAACTATAAAGGCGTTACCAAGGCTCTTGATGAAATGGAACAAAGTGCAGGATCAAGCGACAAGGAAATGGAAACTATTGAGCAATCTTTAGAGTACCGTATCAACGCACTCAAGGAAACTTGGGTTGGTACAATTCAGCAAATGGTTGATCGTGGAGATCTAGGTACTATTGTTGATGGTTTAACTAAATTGTCTGAAGGAATTGGTTTTGTAACAGGTAATCTTGGATTACTTAAAACGGCTGCATTAGGAATAATCGCAGCTTTATCATTTAAAAACATCGGTAAATGTTACGTGAGTGCGTAATTTTTCAAATCATTGTTATTGTTTTGAATATGCCCACCTAACTCAAGACAACAATCAAGAGTTGGGAAGATTAGGTCTAGTCAACCTATAGATGTTTCAAAATAAATCGTAATTGTGAGTTGCTATCTCACAGTGCTGGGAAGAAATAAAATATACCGTATATATAAAATAACACACTACAACGTGGCTAGAAATGGCGAGCGTGAATGTATTCCGAAAGGATGTTGGTGACAATAAGAAAAGTCAAATCCAGAAATGGAGGTTATTTTGGTATATGGGGAAACCCTAAGTATCATGTCCTTAATGGACTAAATCGGCAATCAGCAACGGATTCTACTGTAATAGAGAATATTATAGTGGAGGTGTTCAGAGAGTCTAAACGATTTTGAGTTATTATTAATAGCTTGTAAAAGGGACTCCATGCGTAGTTATCGCACTACTCTCGTGACTGAGATATAAAAGCGTAAAAGAGTGTTGCTACTCTCACCCTATTAAATAGCACATTGTTAATAGGACAACAGTAGGGTTCGTGTGTACCGTAAGTTTGAAGAAACACACAATAAAAAGAGAATAAATAAAATAGGAACTGCTCTACTCAGTCCCTAAATCATTTCGCTCGTGCAAATCAACCTCTAAAGAGGTGTCATCGTACTGAGCTTTTATGCTAACTTCTTTATATTCACAAATTTTATCTGTAATGTGTTGGATTGTATCGCACCAACAATGATTGCAGTATCCAAGCAGAGCACATACAGAGATAACTGCAATAAGTTTATATAAAGAATTGCACTTAACAGCATATTTAATCATATTACTCATAACAGTCACCTCCAATAGTTGTTATTGTTTTGAATATCATACTATTTGTTGGTGTTTGTTTGAGGAACACCGTTTAAAAATGGAAGTGACTGTATTTTCATTTGAAGCTGTAAAATAATTATATAATAAACTGGAATGTTTTGGTAGAGAGAACATTTATTCGTAAGGAGAAAAAGGATTGAAGAGATGTAAAAATTTTAAGAAATTTATGGAAGATGATTTTATTCGTATGAATTATGTTTGCCTATGTGTGGTAATTTTAGTGTCACTAGCAATAGGATTTTTCTTGTATGGTCTTGCAATAGATTGTCTTACTGCTTTTATTGGGATGATAATTGTCTTTATATGCGATGTACTAAAAATAACCGTTGATGTAAATATGGTTTCAATGTTTTCAGATATTATCTCATATTTGGTTTTAGCAGTATTTTTTGCTTGTATAACAAAATATGCAATAAGTAAGATTGAATTCACAGAAATCGAATAAATCAAGAAATCTCGATTTCAATCGAGTAAAAACAGAGAATAAATATATGACAACATAAAAATAACACCGCATTACACGATGTTATCTTTACTACATTGTTGGTGTGTACAATGTAAGTGAAAAATTATATAGCGGAATACGAAAGTATCCGTTCGCAGTATAACACACAGTCTCTATAATTGAAAGTAGTTTATAGATATTTTGTAAAATAAATAAAATAGAGGACAGTCGTGATGACCTGCCCTCAATTAAGGAATAAAAGGAAATAAATGACAAATACAGAAATAGAATTATTTACGAAAGATTTTTCTAGTCTTGGTGAACATTTGTGATAAAGACTTGGTTTGTGAGTCCGTATAGTCTTTGCACTTATTAACAGTATAACACTTTCCAATTGTATCAACTATGACACAAAGTAAATGGCAAGCATATACTAAAAGTCCACCACTTACAAGTATTTTAAATACTTCCAATTCTACCCTCCCTTCTTTGTAGTATTTCTTAAAGTTGGGAAATGTATTGCTCAGAACGAGCTGAATTTATTTCCGATATGAATCGTGCCAAACTACAAATATGGCACTTCGTATGGTAAATACCGAGCATTCTGTCGTGCTATTGACCTGAGATACGATGGCTCAAATACAGTTTGCTTGGTATTATATTACCATATACTTCCAACTTCATAAATCCAGAACATAGGTTTTGTCGATTTATGAAATACGAAATTTAATCAAAATTTTTCAAAAAACTTTACAAAAAATTCCAACTGTGTTATCTTCAAAATAGTAAAATTTTTCATTTTTTGAAGGAGGTAACATAATGGATTATACAGCAAAAACTCGTTCTTTACAGTCGCTTGTAAAGGATATGAATAAAGGTACAATTAATCTTTCTCATAAATTACAGCGACCAGAGGGACAGTGGAATCGTAAGCAACGTACAGATTTAATTGATTCATTGCTTCGTCACTATCCAATTAATCCTACTTATGGTATCGTAGAGGAAGATGGGACATTATCAATTATTGATGGCGTACAGCGTCTTTCTACTATAAGAGATTATATTGGTAATGTATTTGCATTATCGAAAGATATGGGTACTATTATTGTTAATGGTGAAGAAAAGGATTTGTCTGGTTTAAAATTTGATAAACTCGATGAAGATACTCAGGATGAAATTTTAAAATCAGAATTACAAATTTATAGAATGACAGATTGCACTGAAACAGATATTCGTGAGCTTTTCCGCAGACAGAATGCAGGAAAACCATTGTCAAACAAGCTCATGCGTGTAGTGCATGAATCAGATGAGTTCAGTGAAAAGGTCTACTCTCTCGCTAATCATCCATTTATGGATAAAATTATGTCAAAGACACAGCGAAAGAATGGAACAGACAGAGATATAATTATCCAAGCCATGATGCTTATATCTTCTAATCAGGAACAGGAATTTACATCTTTTAGAACAAAAGATATTGATGCTTATGTAACTGATTATGCAGATAAGTTTCTTGATAGAGCTGACACATTAAAAGAAGCTATGGATAGATTTAACGAATCATTTGATGGTGAAGTAAAAATTCCATCCACAAGTATCCCACAAATTTTATATAGTGGTTATAGAATCGTTAAAGACAAGAAATCATTCTCTCGTCTTGCAGAGAAGGTATCTGAGTTTATTGCAACATATGATTCTAACGAAGAATATAAACAATATGTTCAGAGTGGTACAGGTAGCAAAGAGAATGTTAAGGGACGCTTCGATTATTGGCGTGGAATTGTAAAAACATTACAGTAACAGATTTAAAGAGTAGTCGGTTGGCTACTCTTTAAATTCTTTGTACAATTTTCTTACAATATCGTCTGTTCCTTGTTTACTCTGTTGTTCTAATGAAATCCATTGAACCGAATTATTATAAATCATATTCAAAATATGTTTCTTCATTGTCTCTTCTGAATTTAACAAATGTCCTGAATATGCTTTAATAAATGATTGCGCATTGAATTTTCTTATTGCCTTATCAGTTTTTCTATATAAATATATATTATCTCTAATGTAGTCATTTAGAAATACATATTGCGTATTGTTTGTATAAGTAGATATATAACCTAATATAGAAAAAATATTAGATTGATTGACTATTATTGCAATTTGGTTAAAACATTTTTCAAGATCATATTTTATGTTTTTATTAATTATACATTTTGCACCTATTTTGTCCATAAAATCTTCTAGTGTCATTTGAAATACTAAATTTGGATTATAGCCAAATTTATGTAAATTAATATATATCATATTACCTTTTATATGCGAAAAATATAATTGTCTCGAAGTGTTTCTTGAAAATATATTTTTTATATATGGTTTTATAAATTCAACCGATGTCATGTGTTTAAGTGTTAATTCGGTGTATAATCCATTGTTTTTAGATATTTCTTCGAGAAGTTTAATTTTCTTATTTGAAATTAACCAGTCAATTTCTGCACGTTTACAACTCAAAGGCTTGTCATTTTCTTGGATAAATTCATTTGCTAAATTTGTATAAAGATTATATTCATCTAATTTATTTTGAAATAATTCAAATGGTGACAAATTGCCATCGAAATTTGTTTTACCTTTATTAATATATTGTGAATATACTTGCCTCATTTTTACTATGGTGTTTTGTATATTTGTATATAATTCATAAGGGATTAAAATTGGTAAGGTTGAAAAATATTTATCAGCATCTGAAATTACAGATTCGGCATTTGGAAAAGTCTCATAAAATTTATTTCTTCGATTAACAACTTCACGACCTTTGATGATTTCGTTAAGTTGACGTTTCTTCTCTGTATATCCTTCAATCCCAGGAAATTTAAGGATACAGTGAGAACCTACATTTAGCAGTATATCGTTTCGTCTGTTCCGTATATAATATAAATATTTATTAGGTGTATTACATAAACCGCAATGCACCTTTTGAGTTGGATCTTCTTCACTTACTTTTTCAGCATACCATTCTTTTAAAATATTATTCATCATGTTTTTCTTATTAATAGTAAGTGATGCTACACCCAATTCATCTAAAAATGGCATATCTTCTATCGAGACTGCTTTGAATTTAGACAGGTTTACTATATTTTCATATAAGTTGCCATATAGTTGAGTGTTCTTGGGTTCTTCACTATTCTTTAGTAGATTAATTTCATCTAATGTTAATACTGTTTTTCTCATATACCCTCCTATATGGAAATTATATCATATTTGGAATATATAAAGTAAAAAATATGTCGATAAATAGTTATTGTTGACACATATTATAAAAGAGCAGACTTTCATCTACTCTTAGATTGGTGGTGACATGATGAATATTGATTTATCCAAACTCATTCCTCAACCGAACCTACAAAACTTATTTGACGCTTCGGTACAACCATTAAAAGAAAATTCAACTGTTGTACATGCTGTATCAGTTCCAACGGTTTGCCAGATGTGTCCTCTCCGTGGAAACAGACCAAGTTGTAGCCAATGTAACCGATTTCTTTAACAAGAATTGTTATTGAATTCTGGAATAATGTTTAGGCTAATCTTTTTTATTACACCATATTTCCAATATTATTTACTCCATCCAAGAAATTCTGAACAGCATTCGGATTGCTCATAAGAGCAATTGTAAGCTGTCCTGCACAAGTAGCCAACGTATTGAGTGAGAACTTTCCAAACTTTTTAGACTTTTCTTTAACTGCATTCCAAACCGTATCGTTCCTGATGTTATCAAGCAATTGGTGTCCACTCCATGTAAGACCTATAATATCAGCTTGCATTAGGCTTCCTCTTACAAAATATGGGTTCTTTGCACAATCAATGAAACCTTCTTTTGTCAATAATTCAAGTGCATAAGTCAATTCTTCTTTATTGTATTTAGAAAACTTATCCGAAACAAGTAGCTGTCCAAATGGTAATTCGTTACGATAATTAGGGTTTGAAGAATCCTTGTAATCCAAATCTTTTTCAATAAATAATAAAATATCTCTTACATAGTCGTGATTTAATCTCATGGTAAACAACTCCTTTATAGAAAGCAGGTAAAAACATGTTTGAAACTATTAAAAAAACCTGTCAAAAATTCAACACCGCTCTTGAGCATAATGGCAATCCAACTGATGAAGAAAAAATGGCATTGGGATATCTCAATCTTGATCTTGCCAAAGCAATAATCGAGGATTTAGATGAACATAATGCAAAATGCATTGCAAAAATCATTCTTGGATTTGTTGAATAAATGACATATTTATGCAGAGGGTAAATCTAAGCCCTCTGTTTATTTGATAGGAATATTTTACCACTGATTATTATACAGGTATAGTCGGAACATTTGTTTAGGTGATTTCTCTCTTTTTCAATTAAAAATTTAATACATAAAAAATATCGTATATAGAAAGAACACTTGTAATTCATATATTACAGGTGTTCTTTGTGTGTACGATAGTATATATATTTTTTAAGAAAGGATGTGATTAAATTGGTTTAGTTTAATATTTTTATTTCTTTTTGTTACCAACATATAATATTGCAGATATAATGGATGAAACAGCGCATACTCCAAATGCTAACTTAAATGCGAAATAGTATGTTTCAGGTGTATATCCAATACCACTTGGATCTGGTATCTTAAATATGAATGAAATCGAAGCGAAGTATGATAATATTGTAAGCAAAATTGGTACTACAATATGAATTATTATTCTCTTTTTGTTCATAGGTTTCTCTCTTCTATTTAGATAATTTTTATGTTTATGTGGTTTCTCCTATTATTCAGTTATAAGATTTTCAATAATTGAAATTATGCCAGGAATGATAAATAGACTCAGACATATAGCGTTAGTTCTGGATATCTTAATCAAATCATTCAATAACACTCCTACAACATCCGCAATTCCAACCATCATTGTAAATTGCTTAATTAGAAAATAGATATTTATAATCCACAAACCAATACTAGATGCTATTGTGATTGCGGCATACACCTTGTTTCTTAAGTTAGATTGTAACGAAAATTGTAACATAAATATTGTAATTACAAATCCAGTCATTAGTAAATAATTTCCATTTTGGAATAATACAAATGAAATAGCTGAAAAAATTACGTCTGTTATTATCAAAATAATACCTTTTATTTTATTATTTTTGCAATAGTTTACAGCAGACACTACAAGAAGTATTAGTCCAATAAAAAATAAAACATTTAAAAAAGTATAACTTAGTCTCATCTCATCTTGGTACATTTTTATTGTCATGTTGAATGGTTTTGAACTAAAGGATATTGTTTTATAAAAAGTATTTCTACCTTCACTTAAACCATAACTTGTAATACTTCCAATAGAAATAATAACAAATAGCACTGATATTAAATTCATAACAACTGAAAAGTTTTTCTTTACAAAATTCATACACTTCTCTCCTATACAAAATATTTTTCATAACCTCAAACATTATGATAAATATTATACCTTAACATAGTATGATATTCAAGACAATAGACGACAATGATTCATTATCTGGGCAGAGAATTGTATCAAAATTTACAGCGAGAAAAATTGCACAGGAAGAAGCTACTAAACAGTTAGAAATAGATATACAGTGTTTAAGAAACTACGAGGTAGAATGTCAAAAAGGCTCTGTATCAACGAAAACTTTCAGTAACACAATGAAGGGTGCATCTATTGAAGCACAAAAATATGCGACAAATATTAAAAATGGAACTGGTTCAGCACAAACATTTGCTACAAACCAGAGAACAATTCAAGCTTCAATGTCTGAAACTTCTATTGTTTCTAAAGTTGCTGCTACTGGTCTTAGCATTTTTAAAGCCGCATTAAATTCCCTTATCTTTTTTGCAGTTATTGAAGGTATTCAACTTTTAATAAAAGGAATAGACAACCTTATTTTAACTGCTGATGAGGCAGAAGAAAAAGCAGAAGCTCTTAGAGGAAATATGCAGTCATTCTTCGATGAAATTCAGTCTGGACAACAGACAATTTCTTCTGTATCAGATAGATTCTCAGAATTAAGTGAACATGTCACAAAAACGGGCGAAAATATAGATCTTACAAAGAACGAATATTCAGAATATCTCGATATTTGTAATCAAGTCAAAACAATTATGCCAGAGTTGGTTACTGGATATACCAACGAAGGGAATGCAATTATTACATTAAAAGATAATGTAGATAACTTAACTGAATCATATAAGGAAAATATTCGTGCAAAAGCCGCCGCATTTATTACAAATGGTGATGATGACGGTAATACAATTCAAAGCTTCTTTGATGATTACAAAATTTTCACTGAAGGAGAAAGCGGTTTATTTGCTCCAAGTGCAGGTGGACTTTGGAATAATAAATCTACCGACTATGAAGATTATTATGGATACGATAAGATGCATGAATGGCTTGAAGATGTAGCTAATTTAAGTCTTAAAGATTTACAGAATCTCCAGAAAGGTACAACGCAAGCCACATATTTATATGCATTGTTAAAAGAAAATGGATACGAATTAGCCAATATTACAGAGGGTAATTACGAAGCGGTACATGATGTTTTAGACACAAGATTGACTTCTCTTGAAGGAGAAATGGCTACAAGGGTAAGCAATGTTAAGATGTCTTTACAACAAATGTTGTATGCTGATAGAGATTATTGGGATATTGATGATAAGGAAGCATTGTCTGCTATTGATTTAATGTTCAGTTCTATTGATTCTGAATTTATAAAACAAAATAATCTTTTAGGGCAAGATGCTTTACAATCTTTTGAAAGTAATGTCGTTAAACTTTTTGAGGATAAAGATACTCAAAAAGCAATGATAGATATTTATACTCCTCAAGGTGACGATGAATCTATCGAAGATTATTCAAAGCGTGTAAATGATGCTATTAAGAAAGTCCAGAATTATGCAAAAGATAAAAAGATAGATATTCCCCTTGATTTTACAGATGCTACAGACAATGTTGAAGACATACAAAAATCCTACGAAGATACTATTAATCGCTTCAAAGACTCTAATAAGATTAAAGACTTCTTTGATACAGAAGGTATCAATACTCAAGAAGAAATTGATGCCTTCAATGATGTAACAAAAGGAATCACCAATGCTGATGAAGCTATTAAAAAATGGACTGAAGACAAGCAAAATTCAGATGAAGTACCGATTTCTTTTACTGATACACTTGCACAAGTTCAGGCTTTATCGGATGGTTTAGACCAACTTGATAAAATTTATGCTGATGTATACGATAAAGAAGATTTTGATTGGTCTTCTATTCTTAATAATGAAGATTTCAAAAAACAATTTGGTGAATTAGGAAACGTTTATGATGATTTTATTAAAACAATTGCAAATTCACCTTCCGACTTAGGTGCATGTCAATCTGCTTTTAACAAACTTACAACTGAATATATTAATAATTCAGATGTAATGAAAAATCTTACAGAAGATACAAAAGCTGGCACTGTTGCTATGCTTGAACAGATGGGCGTAGCCAATGCAGAAGAAATGGTC